CTCTATCGTTATGGATTGGTCTTTGATTAGGGAGATTGCAGTGGTGGAACGGTTCGGATAATTCCAGTCTCCTGTTCCGTTTCCTCCCCAGGTCGTGCTACCTCCTGCTTCCCACCAATAATTGCCCGGCTTTATCTTCAGTACCACCTGTCCGGACGAGTTTGTAGTGCCGCTATATGTCGTGCTGCTGTTATTGCTTGACAGCTTCACTATTACACCACTTCCTACTCTTAAACCTGTACCCGCGTTGTTTACGTTTATTGTTATTGTCACTTCACTTGGTACCAGCTTGATTGTAAAGTTAAAAGTATTCGTGTTCGTCGTGTTCAGTGTCACGTATCTTGTCGCACTTACCACGTATCTCATTGTGGTGCCGGACACATATATAGTTGCTTGTCCAGAACTGTTCGTCGTTACTGTCTGCGTAGCATAATTATTAGAATCTGAACTATCTCCATTAATACCATATACTTTCATCGTTGCACCACTTACAGCCGCATTCGTATAACTATTTTGCACTGTCACTGTTATACTCTTTATTGCAGTAGAATAAAATGCTGTAGCGTCACTGTTATGTCCTATATTATTAAAATTATAAGTAGGGGTAATAGAATATGGTGTTTCTGTCGTTGTTGTACCAGTCACATAATAACCCGACCTGTTTGCGGCTATGGTTGTCGTTATACCTGCAATGAATGTATACGTTGCATCCCTATATACATTCCCATCTAAAGCAAGTGCCAATACATCTGTCTTTCCTGCTGTCGTAAATGCGGGCGTCACTAATGTGTTCACTCTCCACCATCCTAATACTGGCGTTGAAAGTGGTACCTTTAACCGGAAAGAAGTTCTTACACTCTTCGTCAATCTCGTTGCATTTCTTGTATTCGCTGATAGAGGCATTGTTATCGTTCCCGTACTTGATACCCAATAGCTCGTACCACCACCCCATGTTATGTTATAATTCCCAGCTATCATTGGTCCGAACGTCACCTGTCCGCTACTGTCTGTCGTTCCTGTAAAATTGATTGACGATAATTGCGAATTCGTCATTGTGACCGGACATCCGTTCGCATTTCCTTTTACTGCTCCTTGATAGTAGTCCTTTATGGTGAATGTTATAGAAGAACTTGTCTCGCTCATTTTCAGATTAAGAGGGCTTGCTTGGCCTGCCGACAATGTACCAGTCAGTTTATTGTAGTTCGTCTTGGAAAACGAATATCCTCTGCCTATACTACTTCTGTATGCAGTCCAGTTACCACTACTGTCTGTCGTGCCTGTCTGTCCAAAATAGGAACATGATACGCCACTTATATTTGTCCCATAATTAGAACTCTTTATGTTGAATGTCAGACGTGCCGTCACATTCAATGTCATAATCCATTGCTCGTTTTCACTCGTCCATGTATGAGTCTGGCTTGCATTGCTGTAATAGCTTGCGTAATTCTTTGGTGTATAGGTGTAGTTTATACCTGCATATACAGTATTCGTTTTCTTTCCGTTCGCGTCCAGTGTTATTTCTCCTGCCGGAGCATTTGAAGTAGACGGAACACTTCTTACTATCACCGCATTACTCAATGTATATTCATTGCTGCCTACCGATTCGCGAACAATCAATGTCACCGTTCGCGTCGTTCTGTTCATTGTCACTGTATAGGGTGATGTCTGTGTGGCAGTCACTGTTCCTACATAATTGTTGAAATACTGTGCCGTGGCTGTCATTTGTCTGTCTAATCCACTTCTATAGAAGCTTCCTCCGGATGGAAGTGTTTGACCAAAATATGTAATCGTTCCCGAAAGCGCATTAGATGTATTGTAGATATTCGCTACTGTATTAATGGTTATCTTATTCTTGCAAATCAGATATATTCCCTGGAACTGTCCTGCTGTTGTATAAGTCAATGCAACATTCGGATTACTGTAATAATCAGACCTTGTTGTCGGTGTGAATGTTACTGGTGTACCTAAATAGCATACAAAAGACACATTACCGTTTGTATCAAGTGTCAAAGGACTTGTAGAAGCTGCCGGACTAAAATTCATCTTCATAGATGAATAAGTTGCCATCGTGAAATTAAACGTGTCTGTTCCAGAAGCCGCCTTTCTTGTTATTGTTACAGCATTTGTACTACTGTTGTTATATTTTGTTACATTATTCGTTCCTTTTTCAAAAAGGAAATCTCTACCTCCGCTCGGTATCTTATCAAAAGTACATTTACTTAAAATCTCGGCATCCGATTTATTTTGTACATTACTTCCGGTTATATCAAATACACATGCCATTTCGATATACCATGTAAGCGGTCTACTTCCGTCCTTTATATAAAAGAAATTGGTAGTAGAAAAACTTCCAGTAGAACCACATCTTACATAATAGGCATAAGTATACCATCCTCCTGTTCCATTTCCATTATTAGAATCAACCCATTTTCTTACTGAATTGTCTCCTGTCGCATTACTTGCAAAAGCCAGTTGTCTTCCTGTCGGAATCTTTGCTCTAAAATATGCCACAAACTCCTTGTTAGCGCTCGTTGGTGTGCTGAATGTAAAACCGCCTAATCCAGGCGTTACGGTAGAACTTGCGTCCGTAGTGATTTCCAGCATATATTTAGGAGTAACTCGAATAGATTCATTCACTCCAAGACTTACTGTAGCGGTTGAACGTGTCATTACCGCATTGAACGGAGACGCGGTGTCTGACGTTATACTGCCTCTGTAATTACCGTGATAAGTGGCTGTGATATCTACGTTTCTCGTTACAGAACTCCTATACAGTGATACATTACCGCTACTGTCAGTTGTTCCTGTCTGATGGAAATATGATACCGTAGCACCACTCAAATTTGTTCCGCTTGGCACGTTTGATTTGACGTTTATAGTTATCTTTGCCGTTACCGTCAAATCCATAGTCCATGACTGATTGGCGGCTGTATAGGTGTGCTTCTGTGTCGGATTGCTATAGAAGTTTGGATGTCCTACTACCGTAAACGACATTTCCGTACCTATATATCCATTGAATGTCACTGCACCGTTCGCATCTGTTGTAAGTGTTCCGGTTGCACTTCCTGCTGTATATTTTATCTGTAAGTTCTGATAATAAGTTGTTTGTGCTGGCGTTACTTCTCTTACTACAAGTGTAACTGGATTGGCTGCACGTGTCATTACAATATTGAACGGATTCGCAGAATTGTGAGCTATCTGTCCGGTATAAGATTCGAGATTTGATGCACTTACCGATATGCTTCTACCACCGCCACTCCAATAGAAAACTGCATTACCGCTTGCATCTGTTGTTTTTGTCTGTGCAAAATAGTTTATCGTAGCTCCTTGTACATTTGTTCCAGGCACATTATCCTTTACATTGACCGTTATCTGTTTTGCACAAGTGAGATTCAAATCCCATGCTTCGCCTGCTGATGTAAATGTATGTGTTTGCTGATAATTCGTATAAAACGGTCTTCTGTCCGCTGCCGTTAGAATAAATGTAATTGGAATACCTAAATACGCCTCAAATGTTCGACTATCATTCGGTATCGTTCCGTTTCCTGCTGCCGATGTATAAGTCAACGTATAATTAATGCCTAATTTACTTCCACCTGGTATTACTTCGTACTGATTTATCGTCACCACATGCTTATTTCTTAGCATCGTGACATTGAGCGGTGAAGCCGTGGTAGGTGCAATGGTTCCATTTACTGTACTATAATCCTCTTTATCCAAAGAATAGTCCTTTGTCAGTGCTGACCGGAACAATGAAGCGTTACCGCTTACATCCGTTGTCACTACCTGTTCATTGTAAGCTACCGTTACTCCCTGGATATTGTTTTTCACATATACATCCTTTACATTGACCGTTATCTTTGAGGTCACATTCAAGTTGAACGGCCATATCACACCGTCTTCGGTCCATGTATAGGATTGTGTCGGATTGCTGTAAAAATTAGGATACGAATCAGTTGTGAACGTGTATTCCAGTCCCTTTATCAATAACTGATTGGTATAACCGTTCTCATCCAAAGTAAGCTTTATCGTTCCTGCCTTGGATGTCATTGTAATGGTCTGATTTGACAAATATGATCTTCCGGCTGTTCCATACACCTCCGAAACTTGAATACCTGCGTTAATCAATTCATATTGTACTTCTACATCCAACACTGTACCGCTTTCACTTTGAGGATGGAAGAATGTATCGGATGAAACCTCTCCTGCAAGAACCTCATAGGTGTATTCTCCTACCGGAACATTCGGCATGACTATCGTTCCTTCCGCGTTCGTCTCGCCCTCAAATACAATGTCCGGCAATACGTTGTTTGTCACACGTACCAAAATTCCGTCCGGTGGCAAAACTCCTTGTGTTGACACATGGAAAGTGACCGGGTACTCCTTCGCCTCCAATTCAATATCCATTCTTGTTTCTGTTCCGGTAGGCTTGAAATTCCCAGTCTTGGTATTGTAATGCTGCTTGCTTACACTGTAAGACATATTTACCGGAGATATGTACATTTGCACTATCCCGTCCGTATTGGTCGTTCCTGTCTGGTTCACAGACATTCCGTTGAACGTCACTGATGCGCCACTTAACTCACCATACAGATTGGATGTGATATATACCGGAATTCTCTTTGAACATGTATATACAAGGTCTTTTGTGTTTGCATCTTTATAATTGACTGTAGCTATTGCACCGTTTCCAGAATAGAATCCTATTGGTTGCACCTGGAAACGTTCTGCAATTCCTGCATACACTGTTTTTGTAAATTGTCCGCTTGCATTCGTCGTTACATTCGCACCCGAAGATGTACTATTGTCGTTGTAATAGCATGCAAGCACAAGACCTGTCTTTACCGGATTTGATGCTGTAGTCGAAATAGAGGGTATTATTTCCTTTACCGTGAATGTGACTGATTTCGTTCTTCTTGTTAATACTGCTGAATGCGTCTTGTCCGTAGGCAGATAGATGTTTTCTGTCTTGCTGTTGAAATTACTGTTTCCTCCTCCATAGGTTATCGTATAATTTCCAGGCGGTATATTGAAATTTCCATTTCCTTGCGATATCAATTGTCCGCTTGCATTCGTTGTTCCAGAAAAACTATATGCTTGTGAAGATGTTCCACCCCATGCACTCGTAACCGTTACCGTACAACTTTCTGCCGCCTTGGAATAAGGATTGTTTGCTGTCAATGTTAGACTGAACGTCATTGCAGCATAGCCCATGATTATATCCAGGTAATCAGCCGACAACGGGGGTGTGAATGTTCCAGTCTTTTTCGTATGGTCTGTTACTGTACACTCATAGCTCATTGCAATAGGTGAAATGTACACTCTTGCCGAACCATCACTTCCGGACGTAACGGTTTGAGGCAGTGACATTCCGGACACCTTTATAGTCGCATTTTCAAGCGGTCTTAGGGTATTCTGCTGTTTTACTCTCAATTCAAGCCTTTTTGAAGCCGTTATTTCCATCAGTGTAGGTACACTCGCACCGAAGCCCCAGTTCTTGATTAGCAGACCTTCATTCTCATAGAAACCTTTCTCTTTTATTGTCAACTGATAATCAATACCCGGCATTACTTCCGGAAATATCTTTCCTGCCGCATTCGTCGTATATTCCCGTACATTGTCGTTGTACATGTTCTTTACCGAAATAACAATTCCGGCCTTAACCGGATTGAAGTTCAGAGCAGCTTTCTGTTCAGCAGTTATCTTTACAGTCACCTGGCTTACCGGGGTTGTTACCGTCACATCCACATAGAAGGTTCTTGGCTCTGCATCACGTGTCACATTCGGCTGCACTGTCAACATCGTACCTTCCAAAGAAGCTATTTCGTCATTCGATATATTGAATTTCAATTCAGCACCTCCACTTGTAAAATCGTATGACTCATCCTCACCACCAATTTCTGCACGTCTGAAAGTCTTTACATGTTCCATCAAATCAAACGTCACTCCTTTGTTAGGAACAACGAAGTTTTCCGGTGTATGAACTATGTAATAATAACTATCATTGGATAACGTCTCGGCTGTATTTTCACCACTGAATCTTACTGTAGTAGCATCACCAGACACACCGGGAATATTCTCTATTACGTCAACTTCCGGTTCGATTTCCCTTCTTGTCATAGTGAAAGGAAGGTCTATATCCTTCAGTTTTTCGAGTGTTATCGCCTGGTTTTCTACTGCGTCATAATATCTGTGTGTCGCGTTCCAAGTATATTCGCCTGCCTCCGCTCCAAGCTGCAACACGCCTATGTCATTCGTATAGCCGGAATCCACCTTAATTCCGGTCCCCTTGTTTATCAATTCGATATATACACCGGAAATAGGAGCCTTCGTTATCGCGTCCGTTGCAGTGTATGTTATTACAGTATCTCTCAATTCCAGGTAAATTGTTTCCGGTACATCCTGGTCCTTGATAGTCACCGTTCCGGTGTATCTCTTATAGTTTCTATGCGTTACCGTATATTCATAGTCACCGTTTCCAAGTGTCACGCTTGCAACACCGTTAACGTTCGTTACACGCGTCTCTCCGTTTATCTGCAATTCCGCACCCTGGATATAATTACCGTTCTCAATGTCCCGTACAGTCAAGCGGAATGTATAGAAGGCTTGCTCCAGTTCCACAATCTTAGATACTTCCGAACCTTCCACCACTATAAAATCATTAACGGACATATAACCGGACTTGAAAGCCGTATATTCATAGGTTCCGTTCGGCAAGCTTATAATCGCTATACCTTCCTTGTCTGTTAGATAGGTAGAACCATTTATCTTTATCGTTGCTCCTTCCAAAACCATATGGGTAGCAGAATCCAGCACTGTAAACTTTATCGCATACGGAATTGCCGTCATTTCGACGAGAATACAATTAGGGTCTTCTCCGACAATCTCAATTTCCTTTACAAGGTCTTGATAATCTTCTTTTGCAACCCTCATTTCATATTTCCCGGTTTGCAGCCCCATGCTTGCCTGCCCTTCGTTATCCGTCTTTTCCTTTATGTCATTTATTGTGATGTTTGCTTCCGGAATATAAATACTTCTGTTTCTGTCAATTACAGCAAAATTTACATTCATTTTTGTAAGGAACATTCTTTGAAATATATCTACTGGCTGATTTTCAACCGTAAATACACTTTCTATGGTCTGGAAACCCGATTTTTCAAGCTTGTATTCATAGGTTCCCGGCTCCAAATTAATGACCGCCTGTCCCTTATCGTCCGTTTCAGACGTGTACACGCTTGTCGTCACCTTGACACCCTGCAAAGGCGCTTCTCCTTCATATACAGTAAACGTAACCGGATAGGGTGTTGCAATGAAATCATTTATGTTTATATAAATAGGGTTGTTCAGAACGACAAAATCCCCTGTCTTTTGCGTCCAGTTCGTTTTTGATAATATGTACGAGTATTCCCCATTTTCCAAAAGAATGTTTGCCGTACCGTTACTATCCGTAATGATTACCTTGTTTCCTATTGTTATGTATGCACCCGGTACGGCTACATTCTTGGTATTGGTTACGGTAAACGAACACAGATATTTCTGTGACGCTATAACCGATTGAGAGCCTTTATATATATCGCTTTCTCCTGCCGGATAGAAAATATTAGACAAGCTGCTACCCGAATCATACAGAATGTTTCCTTCCAGGTCTCGCATTCTGAATCCCTTAATACGAGGCAACATATTCAAAGGCACTTCTTCGTCAAAATAGGGGAAGAAGTATTCGTCCGGTACATACTTCACGCCTTCCGCAGTCTTCACTACTTCCAGCAAATCATCCCATTCTACCTTTTTGCCTGCTTCCCAGAAACGGAAATCCAAATACTTAGTCATTGCAATCTGGATATTTTTTCTTACATCCGCAATCACTGCATTAGGTGACAATTCCACACGGAAATCTACCCCCTCTTCGCCACCTACATACATCCATTTTGCATTCTCAATCACAATTCCAAGTGTATTCCCCTGCAAATCAAGTTCGGTCAATCCGAAATAGGGTGTAGCTTTTGTAAGCAATTCTTCCAATTCATCGTCCGTAAAGAAAGACCCGTTTTGGGTTACAAGGTAGATGTGCGTCTTTCCGTCCTCACCCAAACCGACATTCATAACCTTTAGAATGCGTGAATCCAAATCCTGGAATATCTGTGTCCAGCCTTCCATTGTATCGGTGGAAAGCTTGTTGTTGTAATTTATTATTCTGTTTCTGAATGTCTCGTCGTCCTCATAATCACGTCCACCAATAGCCGCATATTCATTCGTGCACTCTATATGTGTCAACGGTCTTGGCGATACTTCCGTAATGCTGTTTGCCTCCACATTGGTAGCAGACCCAGTGATAACGCTTCTTACACTGATATATCCATATCCCGACTTATCAACCGTAAAAGGTTGGTCTACAGTAAATTGCACTCCGTTCTTTGAAATAAACTTTGTTCCTACCTCATAATGCGTACCAGGCTCGGCAAAAACACGTACATAAGTAGAGGAACCAAGCGCTTCTTTTCTCGGACTTACACCGAACAACGCGGCCGATTTGTCCAGATATTCGCCTGTTGCCGACTTGGGGAAAATCTGCGCCTCCACTATGGCAATATCCTTTATCGCTTTTTGCGCCACCTTTGCAGTACCATAAGCGACACCATTAAGTACAGAACCGTCCGCAATGTTTGAAACGCGGTCGGTCTTGTTCAAGAACATTTCAATCCACAAATTCTTCAAATTTGCAATCGTATTCGCTGTTTTCGTAATCATTGTAAATATATTTAAATAGGAACATTAATAACAAAATCTTCTCTCGTCACGGTTGTAGCCTTCACCTTCATAAACACCGCGTCTTCTTTTTTTACCAAATCAAGAAGCTCTGCACTCGCCCATCGGTTATCTCTTTGAAACATGTTCATAAGGGACTTAAATATTACCGGGTATTGTATTGCATTTGTTGTCTGACCTACAAAATCAGATGGAAGTCCGTAGTCCTTGAATTCCGGAATACAGCCTTTCAAAGCCTCCAATATGATTTTTAATGCCTGCTCCATAGATGTACCGAATTTCTTCACCTTCAAATCATCATTCTTAAACTCAAACTCCGTATCTATGTCTTTACCCAACACGTTCTCGCCTACCAGTGTATCTACCACATTATCCACATAGTTTACACCGATATTGCGAAGATTTACAGCAAAAGTATTACTTCCTTGACCTGCCTTATAATCCTCTTCTATAATGTATTGTGGTGTGGTTATAGAGGTCCAGTCGTCTTCCGGGTCCGTCATTGCGATTTCTTCCGCTACATTTTCAAACGTCTCGCCTGTCCTTAACTGCTTGTCAAGCTGTAGAGTGTTCTGTCTTCCAAGCGTTGCACTTCTTAACCATCTGTCAGAATTTTTTATTGTCAATATCTTTGTTTCCACTTCCGAAAAATTGTCTAATATTTCCCACATAGAAATATCGTCCAACTTGTTTTCATGGAGTTGAAACATAGGCTCTACGATATTGATTTGTGCAATCATCTTGTCAAGTTCGTAAAATGACTGTGCGTTTATCTCGCCTCCCTGGTAATAGTCCACTATATAGGGGTAATGATTATTACAAAAATCAACATAATCCTGGAAGAACTTCTTTATGTCGTACCCTGTAATATTCTTGAATTTGGCGTATGCCGTTTCCATTACTACATCCATCCTTTATCCTCCTTTTATAACAACGTTGCTAAAGAAGCCGCCAAATCGTTCACACCTTTCTGTATTGCTGCGGCCGTACAAATTTTAGTGAGTGCTGTTTTTGCTTTCTGTTCTCCTGCTACAGCTTCCAAAGGCGCTATCGCTGTCATTGTAAGCGAATATTCCCAAATCATATTGCGCTGCAAACTCTGATTCAACACCAACCCTGTAGGAGGCACAACTACCAAATAACTCTCACCCAAAGCCATATTATAAAAGTAAAGACGGAATGGCAAGCCGTCCTTATCCACACCGTTACTTTTTGATATGATAGCTTGCAATATCTTCGTGCATCCATATCCATTTTTTACAGATGGGTCAAATGAAGCTGATTTTAAAGAATTCGTACTTTTCCCCGAAACATCGCTTAAACTCCATTTTCCGGCTGACAGACTATAGGCCGCTCCTGCCAAACTTGACGCACCACCGCCAAGCGACAACAACAACTTGAAAGTACGTCCGAAATCTCCTCTTATCGTTATGTCCTGCGGTACAAAAGTAGGGGAAGACAACACCGTAACACCCCCTGCCGTGTTCCTTATGTTTTCCCTTTTTGCTTCCGTCTTGCTTATCGCATTCGGGTTAATCGGGAACGTGAAAAAGTCTATCGTATTGTTCTTTGAATCTGCCAATTCAAGCGTACAAAGATACACCTCAAAATCATTGGGAAATTGAGATGCAAGTATAGCTCTTCCGGCTGTCTCTATCAAAGACCCTGCTTTCTGTATTGCTGATTGCGCGATATTTGCCATTTTATCAATTATTTCTCCAAAAATACGAAATTCTTATCAATCCGAAAAAGTTACCGTGCTTTTTATTCCATCAAACTGCAATGGGTTAACTGCCGCTACCGCACCGACCCCGGCACCGAATCCGGCTTTACCCCCGTCCATCGCTGCTGAACTTGCAAGCGCTGTTTGCCATGCGTTCTTTAGCGTCATTATCTGGTTCTCCACATTATTCAATAGCTGTATCAAAGTGTTCGCCAGTGTTAGAGGTTCCTTCGCATTGTTTATATTGACTTTCTGTCCGGTCATAAGCTTTATTAGGTTCTGCGTTAACTGAATCATTTCCGCATCATTGTCATAGCCCAGCACTACACCGCTTTCATCCATTGTTATATGGCTTTTCCCGTCGTGGAAATTAACGTCTACAGTGTTGGGGTCGGCCTTTATTACGGTTGTCTTGTCCTGGGTCTTCCACGTAAAATTAGCCTCTTCCATGTTCATAGCGAAACGCCTTATCTCCTTATCCTTTTCCTTCACGTCCTCGACCACATTAACAACTTCCGCAATAACTTCGTTATATCCGGTTACCTTCGCCTTCTTGGAAGCCACTATCTCGGCTTCCCCCGAACTCTGCAATCTTATCTTATGTTTTTCGTTACCTCCTAATGTAACGTTGAAATTTACGGGCTTCTCTATAGAAGTAAGGTTCATGTTCCATTCCTGGTTGCGTGGGTCTATCGTCATAGACATAGTTACTCCTTCCACCTGTTTTTTCATCCGTATAACATCCTCGCTCCATGCCGGAACCTCATCATTGCCTATAAAGGTGCCTATGACTGTAGGCTGGTTAAGGAAATCGCTGCTCGCTATCATTACCTGGCATCCCTTCTCACCCGGTTTTTCGGGAAACCATATATTGTTGATAGCCTCGTTGGTAATGCGTGCGTCATTGCGGAATATACCGCCTTCCATCATCACGGCTACTATATTCGTCCTAAATACCGTATCTATATACGCTTCCCTGCCTACATCCGTGGGTATCATTATATACCCCTTCATTATAGGCGGCAAATTGTTACTGCTTATTCTTGGTGTTCCCCCTGCCATTATTCCATTCCTCCAAAGTATTTCCTGTTCAAAAAATAATCAAACTGCTGCTTGTCAACCGTCGGGTTGTCATAGGATGTTATCTGTCCGCTTTCCGCTTCCTTCGCCTTCTGTCTCAAACCGCTTAAATCCACCAACTTAAAATAATCGGGTGTAAATCCGGACGCTGATTTTTCAGAAACCGAATTGTCGTTTCTTTTTACCGCTTCCATCAGATTTCCTTTAAGTATAGGTACATAAAATCCTCTTTCCACCTGTAAAACAGTACGCCTATCTACCCCGTCACGGTTAAATGATATGGTGTTGGTTACATTCGTCACATAGAAAAACTCGTTCGTACTTTGGTTCAGCACGAATGTTCCCACTTTTATACGCCTGTCCCCGTTTATCTCTATCGTTCCGCACCGGGTAAAAGGTACATACATGTTGCTTTCTACAAGGTATATCAAGTCATTCAACATTGTTGCTTGGTAAGTAGAAAATATCTTCTGGTTTTCCGCTCCATTCTGTATCATGCGAATACAGTACATGTCCACGAAATCCATTTTCCTGTTGCCCCATCGTTCCACATATTCTTCCAGGTACACAATAGGAACGAAAGCCAATCCCGGCTTGTCACGTCCACCTACCTGTGCATTCTGTGCGTGTAACTGGAACCAAGTATAAACGCGTGGGTCGTAGCTCAGATTATACGATATTACATTATCTGGTGTTATCGTAATATAGTTTTCAGACTTGAAGGCATCTTTTATCGCCTTCTCCGTAAACGGTGGCTGTCTTACAATGACATCAATCGTGTTTATATAGGTGTCAAAGAAAAATTCTGTCAAAGGATATTGACAAATACGCTCCATGTACTGCATCAGTGTTCCGTTCGGGTTCCCCAGCCCCGTATCTGTCACAATCCTTTCCATTATATCCCCGGACACCTGTAGCTTGACAATCTGCCATATCCCCCTTACCTTCAAATCCTGCTGCCCCGGAATGCTGTATGCCGTTATCCGCTTGTCGCCCCATGAAGAAAACACTTCATCGCTGCAAACTCCGATAGAAGACATTATGTTTATAATAAACCAAATGCATTCATTTATTGTTTTGTATCCCAAATTCCATACAAACTGATACTCACCACCGAACACATTACGTCCGTTCCATACGCCACCCGTTTTCCTTAACAGCCAGTTCTGTATAGTATCATTGACATTTTCCAGCGGTATGAAGTAGCTTCCGTCCTCCACAAACATTTTTGCAATGTCGCGACCGCTTATGACAGTGCTCTTTGAATTGTCTTCCGAAGAATAGGTCTCCATTACGCTGTCTACAAAACCTATCATATCCCAAACATTATAGTTCGGCCCGTTATTGGCAAGCTTGTTCAACGGTACAAACAAATCGTTGGCATTTTCACTGTCCGAACTTCCTTCCAGTCTCAGCCGCTCAAACCGGATAAACACTATGTCGTTTATCTGTACCACTTTTTCAAGATAGGATTTATAATCATATCCTTTAGGGGTTACAACTGGGAATATATCATAATATCCTGCACCGTACACGTTCGACATATTGGCATCCTTGAAGGGTGTTATGTTAATCGAAAACGTGCCGTTCTTGAATCCTTTGTCGGTAGAACATGTATTGACGAACTGGCTTACATCCACAACCTTGTTTATAGCCTTACAGTATATCCACACCTTAATGTTTATAGGTTGTACTTTTGTCCTTACCGACATTTCCTCGTCCAGTGCAACCACATTGTCAGCTACATATCCTTCCTTATCCTGTAGAAGCTTTGTCAAATTTTCAGACCAATAAGCCGAAAAATCGCGTTGCTTCATGAACATATCGCTCTTTGACGCTTTTTGTATGAGCAAAGGAGAATCCTTTATAGGGAAGGAAAGCGGAGTATTCGGCTTGATATACGGCAAATTCTTGTTTGAATACTCGTTCTTGTACTTCTCTTTCTCCCAATCGTCGTATGTGGCCCAAATGGCGTCCAGGTTTGAAATTTTGGAAATCTCGTTTACCACATCCATAAATTCCGGAACCGATAATTTCTTTGCTTCCGGTGTATCTGGTCCCAATCCCTTTTGCCAATCGTCTATAAACGTTTGGGGTTCTACATTGTACTTATAGCTCTGTATGTTAAATATATTTACTTTCATCGTTCTTGCTGTATCACTTTATTTGCTTCCGACACACCGTTAACTCTTTCTCTTGCCCACTCGTCTAAAGCGCGTTTAAACCATTGAGAAATAGCTCGTCCGGCATCCACTCCTCCGCTTACTGTACTCATATTGACTAAACCGCTTCCTCCTGTGGCAGATTGCTGAATTATCTTCTCTTTCGGAACCTCCAACTCCATATCAGCAACCTTTTTACCTCTGTCGTTTATTTCTCTCACCAAATCTCTAATCTCCCCTAAAATATTGGCTCCTTCCGACATCTGGCGGTTCATATTACTTGCCAAAATAGTTTCCCCTGTGCCTACAGTCCTTCGTGCTGCGTCCCTATCATAAGCTTCTGCGGGCGTTTCCTTAATCCTTTGACTTGCCTGCCTATACAAGTCAAACAAATTGCTTACAAGCTTAGACGGGTCACTATCCTTTTGTATCGTAGAATTAATGTCATTCCAGGACAAATTAGGAAATATTTCGGACATTGCCAAACGTAACTGTTCAGAACCTCCCCCACTACGTTCTACAACCCTATTCAAGAAATTTTCCATAACTTCGGGGTCTGCCGCTCCTGCACGTATCTTTTCCAGTTCTTCCTGGATTTCCGAATAGGAAGTCTTGTCTGGCATTACTTCCTGGATAGACCGCACAAGCATTGCATTTGTCACCTCATCTTTTGACATCCCCTGTCCGGTAAATGCCTGTTGTACCCTTTCAAGCTGTCTTCCTTGTAATCCGGTTGCCTGGCGTATTCCACTGAACATCGCTGCAAGCTCCTTTGCGTCAAACTCACCACGTTTGGAAAGAATCTGGTCCGACTGTGTAATGAAAGTATCTAAACTTTCCTCCATTGTAGAGGCTATCTGCTCGAACGGAATGCCTAAATTTTTCATTGCCTGCTCGAACTCTCTGATAATTGCAGAAGCCCCGGTACCCGAATCCTGGTCTCCGAACCTCATTGCACCCTGCAAACGGTTGACCGCATTAGGCGACAATCCGAACAATCTTTCAGCAGCCATAACAGATTGCGTTTCCCTTACTGCATACGGGTCGTATTCATTGCCACCGACAAAACGCCCCCCTCCTGCACGCATCAATTCGGCACGTCTTCCAAGGTATGAAGCATAATCCATACCAAGCGATTCAGCCGCATAACTTCCTTCCCTTCCGGCTTGTCTGAAAGCTTCCCCGGCTGATACACCCATAACCTGTGCATACGGGATAACGCGTCTTTCACCTTCCGCATATTTCCCGAAAGTTGCCATCATCTTTTCGGCTGCAAGCTGTGCTGGCAATTCTATGCTTTTCGCTATCGTATCACCAATTAGAGGAATCCATCTAAAAGCATCTGCCTGGTTAGCGGCTTGTAACCGTGTATAATTTGCGGCCGTTTCCACTGTTCCCTGGTATTGAGAACGTGCTTCAAATTCCTGCTGCCGGAAATATCTTTCTGACAATACGTTTTTAGCGGTATTGAATGCCGCTAAACCTCCAAGACCGCCCAATATTCCTTTTAATCCTCCTCCGAATATATTTAGTCCTCCTATTCCACCCGTGCTTCCGGTAGGTGGTACAATACCTCCAGGTGTCCCTGTTCCACCTCCGAAACCCGAACCGGAAGTGGCTTTCTGCATTTCTTCCAATATGTTTTCTGCACTGTCTTCTATAACAGATACAGAATTTGCAATAGTTTCCAAGTAACGGGTAATACTGGTTTTTTGATTTTCCTCACCCGACCCTTTTTCAAGTCCTCTCAAAGCGGAAATGACGTCACGTCCTATGTTATCCGTTACCGCTCCCAGTCTTGTAATGGCACGTATTATCCCCTCGTCAGAAAACTTGATTTCCGTCTGTCCATTATCCGTGATTTCCGGTCTTCTCTGTATTCTGTCATCTTCCCTTAACAGAGGTCTGTTTGACTGTTCGGAAACGGCATTTAAATTACCCTTTTCCTTTATAGCGGTTGTGTTCTCCGTTATTGTCTGGGTATTCTTTTCAATATTCACGACATTTTCGGTTATATTCTCCGTATGCCGTGAATTGTCCGTTCTGTTTTCGCTGTTATCCTGGAAATTCTTGGAATTATCAACGTTCGTAACGGATTCGTCTATATTTTCGACGTGTCTGTTTATTTCCCTTAATATTTCCTTCTGTGTTTCCTTTGTTGTCGGTTCTTCCTCCGTACCTCTTTCTATAGGGGTAACTCTTTCCCTTTGCGGTTTCCGTGTCAAGTCCCATGTCATAGAACCTGTTTCCTCGTCTATGATGGGTTCAACGTCCGGTATAGGTTCCTGGACCTTCCTTCTCCTTCTTCTTGGCACTGGTCTTTCTTCCAGTTCTTCTGTAAGCAAAGGTTCTTCTACATCCGTTTCCGGTATTGGTTCTTTCCGTCTTGGTTCCAGCTGTACGGGTTCCTCTTTTCTTCTTGGTGACACGTCCCATGTAATAGACCCGGTTTCGGGGTCTATAATAGGCTGTTCCGGTCTTGGAAGTTCTTCTGTAGGCGGTTGTCTCCTTATCGGTCTTTCCGGCATCGGAGACGGTTTTTGCATTGTGGTTGCATCAATGGCGGCAGACTGTCTTTTAAGGTCCAGCAACAGTCTTTCAAGCTCGTTACGGTCTTCCATCAATGCAAGTTGTTCCCGTAGCTGTGAAATGCTTTTCTCGGCTTCCTGTGCGCTCTGCATGGAAGTCTGGTTTATCTCGCGGTACAAAGAAACCGCTTCTTCTCTCAACTGTCTTAGCGGTGTGGTATCGGCCGCTATCCTAATCCTCTTATCCTCTGCCATTATTCCTTATCTTTTTGGCTTTCCTCGTATTCAGCCATCCGCGCCATTTCTTCACGGAAAGCCTCAATCTGACTTTGCGTTATTTCCTTGGTATCGGTTTCCTGGTCTACCATTTCGTCATAGGAATCTTTCAGCCATTCACCGATATTCGGAACGTATTCAACTTTCTTTTCCTCGTCCTCCAAAGCCTGCTTGAACATCCGGTCTTCCTCGAACTCGAAAAGTTGTTGAAAAAAAGAACATTTCTTGTGTTCCTCGGACATGAAAGCAATGTTATGTTTCTTTCTATACCATCTGTCAAGCGGAAACTTGTTATTCCATCTGACTACAAACGTTCTGAAATCTTCCTTTTTATCTCGCTCCATCATACAAAATCAATCAAAAATAGCTGTTATGGGTTATACCGTATATGAAATTCTACGAAAATCTATGATTTATGTATATTTCACTTCTTGTTTCAACCTATCACTACTTTTTAGTACATTGCATTGCTGCAATCAGTCATCCATAGGAGAATAGTCCACAAGCGTAAATTCGGTGCTACGGACACCTACTTTATTTCTTTATCTTATACTGCCGTGAGTATTCGTTGCCCTTCCAACAATATGTTCACAGCAGCATTTATATCTCTATCATGTTTTGTGCCACAGTTAGGGCAAACCCATTCTCTGTCACTTAATCTCAAATCTCGTTTCTTATACCTGCAAACCGAACAAGTCTTGCTTGACGGATAAAACCTATCAACAAACACAACTTGTTTATTATTAACAAGTGCTTTATTAACCAACGTTTCCTTGAATTTATAGAATCCAACCTCACTGATTGCTTTTGCAAGATGATGATTCCTTAACATTCCTTTCACATTCAAGTCTTCCATAAAGATGGTATCAAAGTAAGTTAATAGTTCATTAACTACATAATGAATGTAAGCATCTTTCTTGTTTGTCATTCTATCAAACAACTTTGCAATCTTTGCTTGTGCTTTCTTCCTATTGTTAGAACCTTTAACCTTTCTTGATAATTGTCTTTGGAGTTTCTTCAGTTGTTTCTCGTTCTTTTTGAAGAAATGCTTGTTTTCAAACACTTCTCCATCCGATAGGATAACAAAATCCTTAACTCCAAGGTCAACACCAACTTGTTCATTTGTATGTTTGAATTTGTTCAATTCAGTATCTTCCATTTCAATAAGAATAGATAAGAAGAAATTACCACTCTTGGTTTTCGATAAGGTAGCACTCCTTATATTCTTATTATACTTTTGTAGTCTACTGAAATACAAATCCGAACAACGGAAATTAATGTTATTTAACGGTGTTGTTAAACTGATATGCCTTGTTTCAAATGTATTGTGTTTTGAGATTGCTTCATAAGGGAACAATGCTGATTGCTTATCCTTCTTTGATTTGAATTTTGGAAAACCATTATGTTGTTTGAAGAACTTTTGGTAAGCACCATCCATTTGCCTTATAGCTTGTTTCATTACCTTTGTATTTTGTTCTTTCAACCAAGCATATTGCTCATCTTTCAGTAATGTCCCATGAAACCACTTTGACAAGTCAGTTATCTTTAGGTTTGTCTTATCTTCTTTATAAGCATTTTGTTTTAGAGCAAGTGTTTGGTTATAGACAAAGCGATAGCATCCAAGCACTTTATTAAGTATTTGTTCTTGCACCTTGTTTGGGTATAACCTTATTTTAATTGCTCTTAACATTGTTTATTACTGTTTATTTTGTACTATCTTTTCTTTCTTCTTCGTTCAATAGTATTAACTTTACAAAGTATAAAAATCTAATAAAAATTAAGAAAATATTCTTTTTATGAGTAATTTTTATTAGATTTTTATTTAACAGTTATATACCCCCACACTCCTCTGAATAACTAAACTTTCAAACTATAGTAATTCTCGCTCGAATACTCTTATCGGTTGGGGTTCATCATTTTTTCAACTTCCTTAATAAAAGGCAAAACCTCCTTATTGTAAATATCCCTTACCTCCACGTAGTCCTTGATACCAAGCTGTTTGAAAGAAGTTACCTTCATATCTGCCAGCAAGTCCGGCAACATCACTGTAAGCGTCGCTTCAATGTCTATCATATCCAAAGCGTCAGCCGCAGCCTGCGTTCTGTTTCCCAGCAAGGTATTGTAATATCCGCGACCTAAAAACTGCTTTTGAGTTTCAATCTCGTAATATTGTCCTACTGTAGGAAAGGACATCTTATATTCGTGTCCCTTAATCTTAATAATTTTATCCTCCATAATCACAAAATATTATTCGTTACAAATATACATCATTAATTAGTTAAATCAAAACTTCACTCTAAAATATTGTGATAGAGTAATTAGTGATTGTCTTTCTGCACATTCTTCTTCTGTCAAATCCACTTTGTCAAGTTCAACCAGTCGGTTCGTTATCTCGTGAAACAGCTTGTTATCGGTATACTTCAACGCTATTTTCTTGATAGTGGTAAAATCGTTAAATTCCTCGAACATCTTACATTCTTTCCTATCTTTAGGGTCTGTCACTTTTATTTCTTCAATAATTAGAAAACATCTAAATCCTAAAGCTGTTCTTATCAAATCCTTTTTCATAACCTTGTCCTCCTTATCTAAAAACATGGTCCATAAAAATAGTATTTCTCACCCATTGCCCTTTTTGCTTTACAAAAATATATCCTCGTATTATTGCTGTCTCATTCATTGAATAAGCAAAATCATACGCTTCTTGTTGCTGATTTTTCTCGAAATTCTTATTTATTGAACCAGAATTGTTACTGACATTGTATCTCAAACATGCCGGGGCTTTCTTTCTATCAGTAATCATAACCTTATCCTCCCTTCATTACCAAATTAAATTTCTTGCAATAGTGCAATTGGCATACTTCTTAACCAATTCCTTTTCCATCTTTTTGAACTTTGCATTATGTGTTGCATTACCTTCATTTGCAATGCAAATCTGATGTGCTACTTCGTGGCACAAAGCGTAGGCGGAACCGACATTAATTCTATTCAAGTCAATAGAGATTGATGTCGGTTTGTTAGCCACATATGAACAGCAAGCTCCACCCTTTCCAACTTTACAGAACTTCAAGGCAATTGCCTTAATACCTTCACTAACACAAATGAACTTGTATAACTCTTTGAGAACCTTAACATCGTTTTCCATTTTCTTATCTTTTTATTTGTTTGACTTCGTTTATCTCTTTCTCACATTACAAAGATAAGATTATGTTATGACATACGCAAGTGCTTATGTGCTTTTAACATATAATTAACATTATATTAATTCTACACTTACTTGTACTTCTTTATCGTCTTCGCGTAAGCTATTTAAGGAAATGAACGACGACATTACCACGTCATCGTGACCACTTGCCGCCTCCAATTTCCCGTTATCACTTCTAAATGTAATAGAAGAAAATTCACCGAACATCAAGTCAACCGCCTGCCTCGTTTCTCCTATCGCATAAGGGCATTTTATCTGCCCTCTCTCAAACATTGCAGACAAAGAAGGCAATCCAGTATAGAGGTCCTTTTTGTTTCCTTCCGTTGTCGTGAACGGTTCTATATTCTTAAGCCCTCTTTCCTTTGCCAGTCCGGACAATATGGACTGGAAACCGTTTGCCTCACACCGTATCTTATTAGGGTGGAAAAGTCGGTCAAGCTGTACAATCTTATCTACCTGTTCGTTGTGCGACATACCGCGCTTCCGGTAATAGTACAACAAATAGTAGTTATCCATCGCATCTTTGCCCCATACCGAATACACTGTATAGTCCGCTCCAATATTACCGGAAACCGCAAAGTCCACACCTATATGTACTCTTGTAAGCTTGAAAGGAAAATCGTCTATACTTGACGCAAAACGTATCGTTTCCATTCCTATAACGCTACGCATCAGATATTCATACGGAAATATCGTTGATGTGTCACTGATAGGAACAACCAGGTATTCACGATTGAACACAATCGTTCCAAGCTCTTCCTTTTTCGCCAATATCTGTTCAAACGTGTATCTGTCCGGCGCTAACGGTCTACCGTCCGGAAACAATATCGGATATTCAAAACAATAGAAACGCTTGTCTGCCTTCAATATCTGGTACAATTCATTCGGTGCAGAAGAATAGGGTGTACCAGTTACAAGGAAATAACCGTATGGTTCTACAATCGGCTCTATTGTACCTTTCAAAAGTTCTTTCAGTTTCTCCCTTTGTTCGTCCGAATATAGGGAGCTTTCATCTGGCATATCGTCACACAAGCAAGCCCCTACGTGCAAACCACGAATCATTGAATCCTTACCGCGTACATGCAGCGTACTCCCCGTTTCCGTCTTTATGGCTGTCTCACCAATTGAAGCCTTATTATAAGGATTCAGTTTTTCCTTTATCAAGTCGTTTGCCTCTATCTCTTCCGTCACTTTTGCTATCTGCACCTTTGCTAATGTAAAAGTATTGGTAATATAGCATGTTTCTTTCCGGTTGGCATTATCTACCGTGTCTTGTCTATATGCAGTCGGTCTTGTGTAGGACCATAAACGCCACAGAATAAAGGCATAAGACCATTGATAACTGTTATGTACAACCGTCCCATCCTCCAATAAAAACTTATGGTCTCCATCGCACACAAAACCATAATATTTCCCCTCTCCAATAGGTTCAATCTTCAATGAAGAATAATCGAATTCCGATTCTTTTTCTCCTATATCCTTGACCTTATATCCAAGAAACAACTTTCTTATGTCTTTTTGTTGTCTATATACAGCGTCTACCTCTACATCGATAAAATAACCATTGTAATAACAACAGAGCAAATGCCCTTCGTTCACTTCATAAGTCATTCCTTTGGACTGTTCCACCCTATACATAGGCGCAATCCCTTTATGTAATTGCAGCACTGTACGCGGTGTTGAATCAACACCCATCACTTTATCACCAACTTCTATGTCTTGAATTTTCTTCAAAGACCCATCATACATTACAACCAATGTATCAGCACTCATACACTTGCCACTCGCGCGTGCGCATAGATAACAACTCCACGGATATAATTGCGTCAAATTGGACCACTCTATGTTACGCCATCCTAACCGAAACTTGGGAAGCATGGTTGTTATAAAATAATTGAGTGACAATATCTTAAGAGTATTGTCCATAGAGGCTTTCACGTTATCCACATAAGACAAGCTTTCCGAATCCATAGTACGGCCCAGATACAGCGCCTTTTCCGACTGGTGCACCATTTCTCTAAGCATGGTATCAACATCGTTTCCATATCCTTCAAGCAACTGGTTAAGCGCCCTTTCCGGCAGTCTCTCTATGATATTGTCTACCGCATTATATAGATATGTAAGCTGGTTATTTGTAAGTATTCCTTTTCCGTCACCCGTCAACATAATTGAAAGTCCTCTCTATATCTCCTCTCTTTCTTCTGCACCGTTTCCACACCTTCACCCCTTAACTTCTTCACGTAGGAAATAAACAACATTGCATTCGCATCCACATCATGTTGTGCCCTGTGCGCTTCCACAAGGTCTATGCCTGCATTCTGGCAGCATGTACCCAGCTTGTAGTCCATCTGTTCCAAAGACGCCATGTGTGCAAACTGCATCGTGTCTATGTAGTATTTTACGTAATTGTCTATATTATCGTTCATGTAGGCGAAGAAGTTTTTCAGAAACGGGTTATCGAATCCTACGATATTGTGCCCTACAAGCGTACACATCTGGCGTGGATTCTTGTATTTGGCGAACCATTTCTTGCAAGTGCTGTATATCTCCTTCAACGGTACCGCATTCTCGTCCTGGACCTCTTTTGTTATACCGTGTACTGACGTTGCTTCTTCCGAATATCCTGCAAGTCCTTCCTTGTAGTTATACGGGAATATCATTTCTACACGGTCTATTATTTCCAACTTTTTCATGTCTATACACGACATAGCCATTTCTACCAAAGGGATATCCAAAAAAGCCTGCTTCTCCTTGCTTGGCAATCCCCCGGTTTCAAAGTCATAGACAATCACGAAATTACTACTTGTTTTCACGTTACTAAAATTTACTCTTCCGCTACCGGGTTATTATCGTTTTCCAATACATTGTACATCTTGATTGTGCAATGCTTTTTAGGGGTTACCACAATCTCGTTTCCTCCCAGGTATTCCGGCAAATGTCCCCTCATTATATATGCCTGCACATCGTTACGGGTAAACCGTTTCCCGTTCTGCTTCCGGAAATTGTCATTCATCCAGATAAGCAATCCTTTTGCGTTTACGTCTTCTATTAAAAATTTTCCCATACCTTGTATTTTATCACTAACAATCTTTCAAAATCCCTGTCCCGGTCTTCCTCACTCTTATACACTACCCATAAATTCTTTATAGGGTTGTCCTTGAATGACGCGCTTTCATCTGCCAGCTTGTTTATCACTATAGCCGGGTTCCCGTCCGAATACCAGTCTTTTTCATACGATATAATGAAATACTTCATAAGGGCGTGTTCCCCGTCACTGAACACAAACATTCTGCCTTTTGAACGTTCCTCGTATTCTTTCCATACCTCAACCTCTTTCTGAAATATTTCCGCTTTATCACTATTGGGGTTTTCCAAATAGTCTATTATCTTTTTGGATATCCTTTTCAGTCCTATAGCGTTGAACACTTCCGCACATCCTATCAATATATCAACGTCTTTTTCCATGCTCTTTCTCCAAAAGTTTTTCTATTCTCTCTTCTGGTATCTGGTTCTTCAAACTTTTTCTATCTCCAAAATCGTATATCTGATGGCATTCCATACATGCCAGAACTATATTTTCCGGGTCACAGCGCAAACCCGGGTGTGCTCCCCGGCTCAATATATGGGAGAAAAAAATAGGTTTCATTTCAAGTCCCAGCCACTTTCCACAATGAAAGCAATAATGGGGATTCTCCTCCCATACCTTGACAAACACTTCATTAAGCCTGTTTTCCTCTTCCTTCAATGAAGCTCGGTTCAGTCTCAATTTCTTTCTATTGTCGTAGCATTCCTTACATAACCATCTGTTGCGGTCATATATGAAATGATTCTCCTTGCAAGAAACACACGGTCTAACTTCTTCCTTCACTGTCTTTTTCATGGTTGCAAATATAATAATATTATCTCACAACATAAAATTTTATTATGTCATTTTTCACAAACCTTATAAAATATACAATCCTTACATCTATTTTTGTCGAATAACCATCCTCCGTACTGGCTGCAAAGTATAAACCCCTTCTCCTTGTTCCAATACTTTTTCCTCAACATCTCCCTGTATCTTTCAGATAAACCCTCTTCCTTCTCCTTAAACGGGCTTATCCATCCTCTTTCTCGCTGATACTTGTTAGCTCTGAATACTTGATATCTTCCTCTCTTGTTCCACTTTTCTATTGCCTTCGGTCCTATCAAATTATAGGGGTCGAATATTATTTCCTTGTATCGGCTGCTCTCTATCATAGACCCTTGAAACACCATATATTCCCATAATGCCCTATTAGAGGAAATCCCGGTCTTTTCCCAGAACTTTTCCATGAGTTCTATTTTTGACCGGGTTCTTTTAAAATTGGGAGTGTAATTGAAAAGATATTCTATTATCCTTTCAATGGCTGTTTCAATCCTCTTGTTCTCCCCACAATCTTTTTGCTGTATCATAGTTCTTTTGCATATCATTAACCGCCTTCTTCGCATAAGTCAAAGAATAGACGTGTTCCCGTGGATATTTGCCGGACTTCAAGCCTTCGTGATATTCTTTGGCTTTCTCTAACTTGTGCTCGTAATAGTCTATACTTTCCGGCATGGATAGATTAATTACCTCCGCTTTCTTGTCCCAATACTTGGCTACTCTTTCATGTTCGACAGCCTTGTCGCTGAACTCAACACTTTTGCCCATATTGTTCCAGGCTTCGTCAATCATTTTTCTATGTCCTCTTTCGCTGTGGTGTCCGACCTTGATAGGTTCTCCCAATGATAGGAAGTCTCTATCTTTATTGGATTTCTCGTAATACTCATTACTCTTTTGCTCTGCCGAAGCTGCCCACATTCTGCGTCTTTCTGCTCTTTGCTTCGCCCATTCCTGGACATTGAACCCGTCTGCACGTACTATCGAATAGTAATAGAATCCATCCTTTTCGTATATCAGATTGAAAACAATACATTCGTTTTCCTTTCCATACTTGGTTGTTACTTCGATAACTTCTCCCTTTTCATACTTTTCTTCGCACTTTGCTAAAAATACATTCGGACAAAACTTGCTGTAAACGTTCATAACTTCAAAATTTTATTTGTTTGACAATCAAAAATTATTAGCCTTAAATTCACCTCTTAACTCTCCGTTTTTGTACATTCTTACAGAAGCAACAACTACTGTACTGGACAAATAACGTCCGACATCATTTCTCAGTTTTTGTTCCAAAGCTATAGCCTTTGCCATTGATTTAGTTCTTTTCTTCAATACCTTATTAAATCCGAAAACTATATCTTTCGTTTCAATCTCAAAGCTATATACATTTGAAAACAACACCTTTTTCAAATCTTCCGTCATTCTTTCTACATTTGATTTCATAACCTTATCTTTTTTATTTGTTTGACTTTTCATTTTTTGGTTCCCTCATCAGAACCACATTGCAAAGATAATATTATGTTATGAGATACGCAAGTGCTTATGTATAAAATATGAGTTATTTAACATCATTTAATAGGATAATCTCTTTCTTGCATCCTATAGCAACCCTTATTTCTTCTATTATCTCCTTATAGTTTTCCGGCAAAACATCTCTCTTTATTTGATTATCTTTAATCCATAATGGTTGCGTGTTTCTCCAATTAAAACAAACAAATTGATGTTTATATTATTTACCAAAATAAAAGGGAGTTACTATGTGTAACTCCCTAAATATCAAGTATTTATAAAAATCAAAATTACAATTCAAGTGTAGATATCGGTAATAAATAGATTCCCGATATATTATAACCAGCAACCCCGGATTCCTGTAATGAAAAATTTTGATTATTTACAAAACACGGATTCAGCATGCACATAGTCTGTCCGGTAGGGTCTACTGCTGTCACCATCTTTGTAGTCGAATCCTGGCTCTGAATTGTCTTGCTATAAATAGCAATGGCAAAACCAAGCTCGCCCAAAATCAAGGTGTCTACAATAGACTTGACGGAACCAAGACGGTGCATCATGCCTTCCATTACTGGCTGCTTGAAGTCAATAAAGAATTGGTCTACCGTCCATGTGCATTGATACTGTACGGCCGGAACCTCCTGGTTAAGGAGCGAACCAAGCCCTTGTACGTTCGCACGGGTGATGTTTTCTGCGAATTGCAGATTACGAACAAACCCGGCTACTTGATTATCTATTTTAATATACGCTTTAGGCGCTGTAAAAACTGCCATAATCTTTTATCTTTTAGGGTTTGTTTTATCCACGAATTAAATATCCAGTAAAGAACAACTTAGTGATTTCGTTATTTACCACAATTTTGTAGGTGGTAAAATAAGCGTCTTCCTTTCTTGTTGTCACCACATCTTTGAACGACAAAATCAGATTATCCTGTGCGTCCGTTGCGGTTCTTGACTGCAAGTATGCCACAGTCCAGTCCTTAACCGCTCCTGCTGTCAATGTATTGGCGTTAACACCGTTTTCCTGTCCCAGCAAGTCAAGCGTTGCATTTACAATCAATTCCTTATTGATTTGTGCGACAATACGCATAAACTGAATGGAATAGGACTGCCCTTTTGCATTGAACAAGTTAGCGTTGTCCTGCAATGTATTCACACCCTGCAAGATATTGAACTTTCCGGTGTAGTCGTTCAATACGGTTGTTAAAATACCGTATTTCAATGCCTTCTTCTTCTCCGATTCAGTCAATGCGTGTTGCAGTCTATCAACTCCGATTGACTTGAATGTAGGCGGTACATAAGGCGGTTTTCCGCTGATACGTCCCACAATCGCGCACAAGTTATACATAACTCCCCACCACCGTATCTTCTGAGCGTCAAATGCGGACACTACGCCAGCTCCACCATGTACAAGCTGCACGAACGAACTGTCAAACTTTTTCGCCAAATCGATTTCTTTTGAGAAATCGGCTCCCTTGTCATATCCTGCCACATAGAGGAAATGCTGGAATTTGGCCGCACCGTTCATGTGTGTAAGATATGCCTTTGTCGTGGTTGAATAGGCATTTTCTCCTACCTGGTCCAGAATGATATTACTGTAGTCCAAACCTACAATCTGGTCCAGTACAGCGTTAAAGTCGTCCATGTCGAAACTTTCTGTACCTCCTGCCGCCAAAATATAAGGCTTACCTTTCAGTGCCGTTGTAATGTCCCCTTCGGTAATCTCACCATTTCCTTCTACATTGGTAGTTGAATCAAGTACGAACGCCAAAGCAAAATTAGAATCATTCTGTGCCCAATCCACAAGTTCTTGCATATTCTTGAATTCCGGTGATTCAAGAACAAGTTCGGGGTCACTGTTTTCCTGCGTGATGTCTCCGTAGGGTAAACCATCGCTGTATGTTCCGGTATATGTACCTCTCCAGAACTGCAAAATCCACTTGGTAGCGTCTTCGCGTCCTGCGATAAAGTTCATACCGTAACCCTTTGTTAATAACTCGTCGTTCAATAACGAACCGTTGGCTACCAAACCTTCGTCCAATGTTTTTACCGCAAACGTGCCTCCTGCTGACGTCGCAAACGTCATTTTTGCACCTGTAGTTGTTGCTGCACGAACAAATTCAAGTTCGGAAATTCCTACTGCATCGGGGTTTGAAGGGTCCGGTGCAAACAGAGCTTCGGCAACTCTCCACCAAAGACCTCCCTTCATGAAAGCACGAAAATCCGCGATATTGTCGAAAGTATAGATAGCGTTCTGTCCCTGCGCATTCTCGCCATTGATACCAGCACCGCCACCAAATCCGGCTGAATACTTTCCTGTATCAATAATAAGGACTTTTCCATAGTCAAGATTTCGTGCCGGGTTCATTTCCCCACTTACAATAGTGGAGTAAACACCTGGTAAGGAAATCTGGCGACCATTGAAAATAAACGTTGATGCCATATTATTTTTCTTTTATTAGTCCACGAAATTCTGCAAGAACTTCCCTATCAAATCCTTACATTCATATTTTTCGGTATAAAGGTAAACAATTTCCCTCCTTATACCAACTATTTCGTCACAATTTTATCAATGTCCGATTCTACACCGGGCAATTCATAATCCCTGCTATAATTGTCCGCACCCCATTTTTCGGCTGCTATTCCTGCATCCTCAAATGCAATCTTGTTAAGCAATTCTTCGTTTACCAGTGTTCCTACAATCTGGTCCAAAGTCAAGTCAAGCCTTACAGACTTTATGAATATAGGAATAGGCAGTACATTCTGGTTTGTCATTAATTCCGTTATCCTCACCTCTACCAAATCATATTGGGTAGAAAGCCAGTTGTAGGAACCCATTATCAACGCATACAAAACTTCCGACATAATTATACTTTCCAGCATGTTGTCCGACAGACACATTATCTCAAAGTTATGGAAACGGCTGTCTCTTATCTGCCATGCACCGCCATCGTATATCTGTCCATTCATTTTTCCTATGGAATTGGTTGCTCCTGGGTCTGCACCCGGTTCCCTTATTACATAGGCTGGCAATCCGGTATTGTCTTTCGGAAACTCAAACAACACCCTTAAATTACGGGGGTTTGTCATTCCCCTTAAAAACAATTTCTTCGCCTGGTCGTAAAAATCAAAATTCCCTTCCTTCATTCCGTTAAGAAGTCTGTATAGGAAGGTATTCTGTTCGTCTCCCTGGTGCAGTCTGTAATCTTCCGGTATATAGTTCAATATTGATACTATAAACTGCTTTACTTTCACAATTTCAATCATAGTCCTTTAATTCGTTTTAATGCCTCGTCTATCGCCATTTCAGCAACATATTCTATCTGAGCCTCTTCCAAAGCCCTGTCCATAAGTTTTTTGGCCGTTATACCGCCATTGAACCAACTTGTAGGGTCTGACTTGTCACTAACCCTTCTGAATGTCATATACTGACCTCTCTTCTCCTGGTCTGAACTTCGAGCCTCAACCCTTACAAGACCTTCATATTTTGCTGACTTGTGCATGTATTCCGGTACGTTCAGTCCGGGTATATTTATTTCCTTCCGGCTTCCCTTTACTTGCTGGCTTATCGGCAAGTCTGCAAGCTTCAACGGCTGTCCTCCTGCATTACGTGCCATATCGTACACATCTTTAGGCATAACAGAGCTAAATATTCCGGATTCCGCTATTGCTCCGGGTGTGGCGTGTCTGAACGGTATTGTCAGATACCATCCTAAACCGTCCTTCTTTATCTTTGCCTTGTCCGAACGCTGGAACCCTATCTTTTCATCAAAGGGTGTTGCTCCTTCTTCCAGCATCATAGGAAGCGGCCCTGCTGCCCTTGCAGACAGCACGAATTCTACAGAGGTGGCAGAAGTCCGGTCTACCTGCATGGCAGACCGATATATTCCCCGTGTCTGATGCAGTTCAGAATCCACAAGCGCATTCCATCTTCGCATATATTCCTTTACCACATCATCAACAAGACGTGTTCCAAGGAATTCCGCTTCTTGTGGTGTCAATGCGAATTCCGCAACTGTTTCCGATATGTCAACATATAGAGGTAACATCCTACTCTTCCGTTATATACCTTACATCACACCCGAATTTTGCAAACAACATCTCTATAAAATCACTGTCCGTTCCCGACAGACTTTTCCGGCTCAGTGTTACTACCGTTCCTATCTTATAGGATATCACATCGTCCAACAACTTGTTGAACCCTTTTCTTTGCGCCAATGTAACGTTAAACGTCACGTCCTTATATACATCTTTGGCGTGCAGTCCGTTTTCCCTGCAATACCTTTCCAATGCTTCTATATGCTTGTTAAGGTTATGCTTGTTCATAACCCTTGCATATATTACATTCTTTCTTTGTCCTTTAGACGCAATCGCATATACGGATTCGTCGTCGTAATCTATCCATTGTGTAGCGGAATTGTGGGTCTTTATCCTTCCTTCCTTTACATAATTGGATAATGTTGCCCGGCTTATACCAAGGACTTCCAAAACTTTCTTCGCTCTCATATACAAAATGTTTAAAAGTGTACAAATCTAAACATTTTCTTTCAAAGAAGCAAATTATATGTCTTCATTATATATCACACCGCTACCATCAAAATTAGGTTTCTCCATCGCTATAAGATGGCTTCTTCTTACAATGGCTTGAACCGGAAGCTCTATCTTATTGAGTTGTCCACTTTTCTTGTCAGTAGCCCATGAAGCGCGTATCTCATGCGGCAAGTCTATAACATGGTATTCCGGGTTATGCTTGTAATATACCGACACAAAACCGTTTTCGGGCAAAGCGTCTATCTCCATGTCCAGTATGATACAATAGGGGTTGACGTCGCTTACATGTCCCTTGTCCGTCTTTATAAGAGGTTTGTTTGAAGCCTCAAACAGATACATAGCCAATACCTGTACTGGTTTGTATGTGGTAAACACAAACGGCTGTCCCATATCATCGTATCTTATAGGGAGATTTTCAGAAAAATACGATATTTCATTTCTGAAAGAAATCCTGTCATAATAGGATAAATTCGCCTTGTCTATATCCCTCACTGTTACCGCCATTGTACCTAAAAGCTCCTGGCTCCATGATTTGTATTTGTCGGTAAAATTAATCCCTGTTATCAGTGCTTTCGTATGTATCGCATTCACATAGAAATATCCGGTACCGAAACAATTCTGACAGTCCGGCAGTGCAGATTCTTTTCCATGACACGGGCAACGTAAAGCGCGCATTATCTCCACATCGTAACCTTTGGCTTGTATCGCCTGGTCGAACTCCGATTTGAAAAATTCCGGTCGGAAATTACTCAATCCAGAAGATGGAGACTGTAATATATTTCTTGTTTCTCCCATAACTTAAAATACTGCAAATTTAACCTCGTCATACACCAACTTCAACCTTCCTACCGTTTCCTTTATCTCTTTTTGATATTGAATCAATCGTGCAGAATACCCGGCAGATGTCGCAGAAGCCGTTGTGCTTATGCTTTGACTTAATCCGTCTATACTTAAAGACTGTCCAGAAACGCCTGCAATACCCAGAACCAAATCTCCAGCTATGTTAAGCGGCCCGAATGATGCAAGTTTTCCCAACAGATTAATCAAGTCCATAGGCATTTGGTCTACATCCCACCCGGTTATATACTGTACCCTCCAATAATCCGGTATATACTGGAAACGCTGCATACCAATCTGAGACGTTATGCCTGTCAATATTATTTCCGCATTTCCTTGTGTCGTGGAAGACCCTGTAGGAACAACACTCAGCCTTCTTTTCCCTTGTCCCATACCACTGTCATACTCGCATGACAGCCATCCTTGGGGGTATATAATCTGCTCTATCTTATTGAGCATCCCAATCATGCTTAACGGCTCCCTTACCGGATATGACGGGAACAATATAGGGAATTGCTGCCAATAGTCCTTTTGGTAATAAGTCAAAGACTGGTCGATTAACTGCTTTACAAATTTCAAATTGAACCAATTCTCAACCTCTCTTTGTGCTGATTCTATATAGGAGCGCATGGATTCGTCCGTAAATGATGCTCCCTGCCCTCCGTCAATGGTTATTCCGTATAAGTATGTCTGCCATATCTCGGCTACAGACAGCACAAGTCCGGAATTTTTCTTGTATTTTATCGTAAACGTCAATCGACCACCCATCTTTGTAAAATATTTTTATTTAGACAAAATCATATCTATAATTTCCTCTTTCTTTTTGCCTTTAAGGTCTTCTTCCTTGAAAGAACCTCCGTCTTCTGTCATTGCAAGTTCTTTCAGTTCGTCAACCTTCATTTTCTTAAGAGCCGTCTTTACCTCGTCGTCCTCTTCTTCCTTAATAGAGGATTCCTGCTTTGCTTCCGGTTCGGGGACTACTGCCTGCGTCTCCTTGTTTCCTGCCTTCAAGTCCTCGACGCATTTCTTCCATACTTCAATTTCCTTTTCTTTCTTGGAAATTTCAACCTTCTGCGCCTCGACGATATTCTTAAGACGTTTTATTTCCTCTTCATATTCCTTGTTCCCTTCTTTCACTTCCGAACGAAGTTTTTCTTCAAGGCGTGTTTTGAATTCCGGTTCCTCACCTTCCTTGTAAATATCGGGAAGTTTACGGCTTACTATTTCTTGATAGAGTTCTTCCGATACTTCCGCTCTACCGTTAACAAACTGTACCGGGCCACCATTAAGTACAATTCTATGGTTGTTATACACCCGACTTTTTAAAATCACTTTTTCCATAATACAAAATTTTTTAAACAAAAAGGGAAGGAGTTCAATTACTCCCTCCCTTTCACTTTTCACTTCTTAAACCTATAAATTTATATCAAGCTAATTACAAGCCTTCTTCACCAATGTTAACGATACGTACAATCTTTGCAGGCTGATACAATACCGGGGTACCGTAGTTCAGAATTGCAAAGCGCTTGCTTGGAGATGTAACAGAGAAGTCCATCTTCATAGTATCAGCAAACTGCAAGTATTCGTTAATCTGACTGTCATTGTAGTATACCAAAGCTGACTTGGTGCCTGCAATGATACGGTTGCGGTCACGTACACAATTTGCGGCTGCACCGTCATAACCTGTTGCCATCTGCGAAGCCGGAACCTCAAAGATAGGATAGTATTCAGTGTTTGCATTCAGAACCGCATTCTTCTTGGTACGGTATACCACGAAGCAAGTAGCCGGATATGCACCACCCACACCAGCAGTAAAGCCAAATTCTACTGATTCAGAAGCAGCTACAGCCTGGGCACCAGCAGATGTGATATTCAGAGGTGCAGATTCACCATAACGATTCTTTGCTGTTACCAAGTAGCCATAAGAGCCAGCATGGTTGCCGAAATTAGTCTTGGTATCGGCTGCATTAACCTTAATGGCAGTACCAACAACCGGAGTAACCGGGGCCTTTGCACTTGAAGCTCCCTTTCCTGCTGTGATAGGTTTACGTTCGTCGAAGAAACGGTCATTCTTGATGTTAATCTTACCGAACTGAGTTGTAACGTCGTTTACAGACTGTCCCATTGTTGCACCAGTTACAGAGGCAGCAAGACCTACAATAACTCGCTTGCTTTCGTGGAACATCTTAACGTAGTTGTTGAACACAATCGGGTTAGAAATGATGCGGTCGATATAACCGTTATAAACGTTCACTACAACGTTTGCAGCGTCTTGAATCAGACTGTCATTCAACACAGAACCTTGTGCGTCGATAACTGCCGGACTGTTGAAATAACCGTCTAACAGTTGTTCAGAAGTCTTACCTTCTGCCGTGCCACCGTCCATTTCGTTGATACCCAACATGTGTTGACGAAAAACACCGTCGAACTGCTCGGCTACACAAGAAGAATCAGCGTCAACAAGACGTGTGTCGATAATGGTACTCAGAAGGATAGTCTTATTCTCGACTTCTTTCTGATACATGTCCATATTGCCAGCCAATTTAACCAACATTCCCGGATGTGTAACCTGTCCGGAAACACCCATGAACTTGGTTACGATTGATTTACGTCTGTATTGAGAATCGGTTTCCTGCGGAGTTTCACCTTCTGCGTTGAAAATACCGACTTCCTCACCATACTTGTACAACTGATTGTATTGGTGTACAGTGTTGTCAATCTTATGTTTAGGCATTTCCATATAATAAACCAACTGGTTCATACGGTTGCCCAGAATCTTCAAGACTGAATCCAGGGATTCAACTTTCAGACCACCACCATTGTTGATTTCGTTGTTATACTGCATTCCGGTCTTAAGACCTGCTTCCATCGCTTTCAAGATTTCTGCTGAATCCATGCCGCCCAGTACGTCGCCAGTACCGTTTTGATTGCTATAATTATACAAATCCATATTCTTTTATTTTAATAGAGTTTATTTCACGAATTTTACACCGTTCTTTTCGTACATGTAACGCGCCAGGTTTTCACCTACTGTTTCAGCGTCCGGATTGATAAGGTATGCAAGTGCATCACTTTCCAGTGACTTAGCGATATCTTCCGGTGCTTCTTCCAAAGACTTTTCAATAAGCTTTACGGCCATAGGTCTGTCTTTCACTACATTAACTTCGTATTTACCTGCTTCGTCCTTTCTTTCCTCGAAAGATTTCTGAATGGCTGTCATATTGTTAAGTCCTTCTGAACGGAACATAGGGGTAACGCCGGACATCTTGTCAAGTTTTTCACTGATACCATCCACTGTCTCCTGGAACTTGTCAATAGACTTTTGGAAATTCTCCATCAAAGGTGCAAATACAGAACCCAATGATTTCATGATGTCTTCCTTGTCGGATTTCTCCACTTTTTCACCTTCTGCATCCTTATCCTTGGCGGTATTCTTTTCGTCTTCCTTCACCTTTTCTTCGTCCTTCACGGCTTCCTTTTCCAGCTTGTTGATATCCTTTTCCTCTTTAGTTTCGGATTCATGGTCTCCTGCTGCTGCTCCGTTTTCAGACTTTTCGATTTTCACGTTCGCCATAATGTACTCGTCAGAAAATCCCATAGACTTCATCAGAGATACGATAGGGTCGTTCAAATATTTTTCGTCCATCTTTATTAAACTTTTAATTGTGTACAAACTTATTTATTAACAGTTCTCAAATAGTCCTTTATAACATTCAATCCTACATTACCGTTCAGATAATAATTATAAAGCTCTTGAAATCTTTCGTCTCTTTCCACTATGATAGGGTTAATGGTTACATTGAAAGATTTGTCTATTTTTATATTATATCCGTCCTTCTGTAGCTCTACAAGAACGTTATTAGAACCGTTGTTAATTTCTTCTTTATTGTCCTCTACGAAATCTACTGTCTGCACGCCCTTTACTATATCGGCAAATGAATTTGCATTTACGGGCGTCATTGTCATTGCTACGTTTGTAATCAATGCCTTTGTCACCTTTTTAGGGTTATTCTTGTCTCTTTCAAGCGCTCTTCCTTCAACGGAGAAACCAGGTTTCCGGTCTGTACCACTTGCAAGCATTTCCAGTGCCTTGTCATAAAACGCTCTTGCTTCCGGTGATTTCTTCCATAACTGGCAACGCACGTAGAACTTGTTATTCTTTACATATGCGTCCAATGGGTGTCCTATCCAGAACCTTGATTTATTGATAGGGCTTCGTGATGGCAAATGGTCTAAATTGATTAGACCGTGTTTTAAAAAGCGGTCTATTACAAATCCGTTAGGGTTCATAGATTCATCCTCCGAATCAATGGAAGAATCAGACGCTAAACCTTCAAAAATCATCTTTTCGTATCTTCTATCGTCCCCTACCGGGTAATCCATAGGATTGAAATCTGATTTCTCAAAGTTTGCCTCTGTGAAAAAATTGAATTTTGAATCTACCTCAAACATCTTTTAATACTCTGTAATCCAACGAATTGAAATAAACATGTTTCTGTAAATATCTAATAATCAATATATTACAATAACTAAAATATATTTACAGCTTTACCGATTCAAATGTATGGATTTTTATGCAAATAGCCAAAGTTTTATGCAAAAATTATTCACCCTTGCTTTTTAAGTAGTTGTCTACGAACTTATCGGATGGCTTTGTATAATTCTTTTTACCTTCCGGTACCGGGTATGCCCATTCATAGAAATACTTCTTTCTGTCTCCTTCTCCCAGTTCTCCGATTACCGTAAAGCCCTTTGCCCTTCCGTTACTTCTTTCTTGTACAATCTTCTCGAACTCTTCTGGTGGTGTGGTTGAATTTTCCTGCTTGAATATATGGTTGTTCAATTCTTCCATCACCCTGTCCCTTCTCTCCTTCTTGCTTTCTTTTTCTTTCGCCTCTTTCTCCTTTTGTTCTTGTATCTTCTTCTCTCTTTCCTCAACCATCTTTTTATATACACCGCTTTTGTGTAAACTTTGGTCGAACATATTATTTACAATATCTCCCAATATCCCAAACTCCGATTCTTCTATTCCAATACTGTTAACAACATCTTCAATAAACTTTGTATGCTTGGAAGGTATATACCTTTCATTATAATATCTCTCCAATAGGGTTTCATCCTCCAGCATCTTCTTTAACTTCTCATTCTTGTGGACTTCCCCATTTATCCTTTCAGCGTCTTTAATGATATTCTGAATATCTTTGGAAGTGAACCCGTATGCCGTATCTATATCAACACTAAACCCGTCGTTTGAACCATAGGGTTGAATATCTATACCGCCTTTCTCGTCTGCATTCGCCTTGGTGTGGTTGGAAACACGTATCTCATAGCTTCCTTTTCCTGTCTCAAACTTAAAATAACTGCTCGCGGTTGTTTTCGCCTTGTTGTAATCGTAATCTATGTTATTCTTGTTCAACCATGCTTTCAGTCCCTTGGTAACTGCTGCCGGGTTCGTTCCTGTCTTCTCTATGGACCTGTCACCGCTTCTGTTAATGACCTGGTTTGTCGATTCTCTTTCCTTTTCGGTATATATGTATCTGAAACCGCCTTTTCCGTCCGGTTCTTTCCGTACATACTTGTGCGATACTGCCTTTTCCAGCTTGTCACACAAAATGCTTTTCAGTATATCCTTTTCCATGTCTTCCTTTAATAAAAAGAAGGGGTGTTTACACCCCTCCCCAAAACAATTAATGCAATTGTAAACGATATTTAGTTTGCTTGAGTGTTGCCATGAAGTCTTCTACCCACGACTTTTCCCCGGCATATTCGGGGTTATTGTCAAGCTTGGAATAGAATTCTCTTGTACGGTCTATAATGAGGTCCACCAATTCTATAGGGTCGTTGACCTCTATTTCTTCACCATTTATCTCCCCGTCCTTGAAACGGCCGAAACCGCTTTGTCCGGCTTCCATTATCTTATCTTCATAGTCGGAAAGCTCCTCTAACAAATCGTCAAGATACTTGTGCTTGGCATTGTCTTCCTCTTTCCAGTGCACATTTTTTGAACGTGTCTTAACGCCTTCCAGGAAATTAGCGAAATCGGCAAACACCGTATACATCCTATCCTCCTTCTTTGCCTTTTCCAGTACATCGGCTTTCACCTTCCCCTCTTGAATCATTTCGGAAATAACGCTCTTGAATATCATTGCGTCCTCTACAGAAGAAAACTTCATGGAAACCGTCAGTCCGTCTTCCGACTTCCATATTCCCTGGCTGTCCGTTTCTTCGCTTTCCGTAGTTTCCGTTTCCTCGTTCTTTGCTATTCCGTCACCTTCCGGGCCTTTTGACTTGTCGTCCAAATCTTCCTTGCAAATAGCATTCGCATCGTTACAGTCCATCGTCTTTTCAACTTCCTTACTTTTCCAGTCTTCCGGCAATTCACTTTCAAGACCCAATTCTTTAGCACGTTTCTTAATCCATGCTTTCACCTTTTCTTTCGGCATGTCAGAAGCACCGGACAACTTAATAGCGTCCTTCAAATCCTGGCTATTTCTGATAGGATATTTCCCGTTCGGCATTGCCTCTCCTTTCTTTGCAAGGTCTTTTCTTTCACTGTGTGAAAAATCGGTCTTGTTGTTCGCTTTCCGTATCTCTTTCGGGTATTTCTCGCACACAGACTTTACCACGTCTTCCGTCACCTTCTTTTCCTGGAAAGCCTTCATCACGATTTCTACCGGGTTGGGTTGCACTCCCAGTCCCAAAATCTTCTTGATATTGTCTTTCATGTCAAAGATGAAGTCGTAATCTTCCAGTTCGGTATCCGGGTCAATCCACATACTGCCGATTTCTTCCTCACCGTCAACCACCACGAAAGCCGGGAATTCATCATCAACGTGCCCCATAAAATAATGAATTTCCGCATTCTTCGTTTTGGCTACACCGACCTCCATAAAAGTGTCTTCCGGAACGTCTATTCCGGTCTCCTCGAAAAGTTCTCTTTGTGCGGCTGTACGGAAATCTTCTCCCTCGTCCACATGTCCCCCCGGTATGCACCAATCGGGCGTATAGTTCATGTGTTCCCCTGCTCTCTGTAAAATAAGCAACTTACCGCCTCTGAACAAAAGCACGTCCGCATACTTGACTACCCCGGTCTTTGCCTTCATGATATCATCGTATGCGCTTTTGGAAAGCTTCTTACTTTTCCATGCTTTCTTTGCTACATGAACTGCATATACATCCGCAATGGCTTCCGCTATATCTTCGTCTTTCTGGAATGCGGCAATGGACTTGAAAACCTTGTCCCTGTCTTTCTGCAATTGTGCAACCCGTGAAGTATGTTCCTTCAAGAACTCGTTGTATTTCTCTTCCGAAATCTCTCTTTCGTCCTTGTCAAGCAGGGAGAAGCTTTTCAATACCTGGCTTCTTTCGGCAAATTCGTTTGCAAGCTCTTCTGTTCTTGCTTCTATCTTTTCGGAGCGTCTCAGCAACTCCCTGTATTCAGACACCTTTTGTTCTGCTGTCTGTAAATGAAATAATTTCTTTAAATTCATAGCTACAAATTTTTCTGCTAAAATACGAATTTTGCACAATCTATCCAAAAATACAGACATTATCAATATAATAGGAAGTGTTTTTCTTCAATTCGGGCTTATAAAAATACCTGTTAAGCGTCTCCACCTTTTCTATCCGGTCAATCTTACCCCTCTTGTTCCCATACAGAACAATTCTGTCGGAAATGTTCAATTCCTTTACTTTTATCGGAACAAGGTAGTTCTTCTCATACGTCCATACCATTTGTTCGCCCGAAATCCTGTTAAGAACACCTTCCTTGCCTGCATTAAAATAGATGTTATATACTGATTCTCGCGGCTTCATTTCGCGTACATGTAAACCTTCCACAAGCGTATAGGAATGTCTTGTCTTTACGGCTTCATTAATCCTTATATCCTTTAGGAATTTCTCGCCTTCAAGCGTCCTTATTTCCACAAACCCGGTATTAAACCCTCCTTCCATCATATCAATGCTCCGTTTTCAAAAACAAACCTTTTTTAGTTATAAGCGCGTATTCGGGACCAGCCTCTATGTTATACAGTTTCCCTTCATACAAGGACAAACCTCTTTCCATTATCTTTATCGCTCCTGCACCCATATGCATGTATTCCGGATTGTCATTATAGAACTTTACGTATTCCTCCACATCCCCCTGTTCTATCTCTTTATCGGGACTTCTTCGACTACTTCCTCTGTTTACTCCGAAACAGTCTTCATCGGTCCATTCATCAAACGTCTTTTCATCAACAAGCGGTATCGTCACTTGATGCGGCATAGTGAACGAGAGATGTTTTGCGTCTTCACATACGGAGATTACTATCCCCTTTTCCAATACAACGTTTTCCATCTCTCCTTTGAAATCAGTACACTCTACACCCTTCTTGAATAGGGTCGTATCATTCATCATACAATAGAGCAATACATACTCGTCTTCCTTTATCTGGTCCAGACGTACCGGGATAACCTCCCAGTTGTACACATCCACCTCTTCCGTGCTTTCCTTGACACGTTCCTTTGTTACCCTTGTCTTCCGTAGGGTCAGAACCTCTACATCTCCCTTATATCCGAAAATCATACCTCAAACACTTTGTCTCCAACATATATTTTTACTTTACTTTTTCTCTCTATCTGTCTCTTGTATGGTTCTTTAGGCGGTTCAAATGAATGCGTCTCGTCATTCCAAACCATACCTTTAGGCACCTCCCTAAGGTCACAGCGGCAAAAAGGGTGAACACTATTTAACACTGGTTTCCAATCTTTAACTTTCCTCCCTATATTGTCCCCATTGCTTATAAGGTCTATAAGCTTGAATATCCTCGGTTTGCTTCCTATCCCTGCCGTTGTGTAAAACTTTATGCAGTGCTGGCACGCTCCACTGAATACCTCTTTATATACAAGCGCGTCCGCTCCCTGTTCCTTCATTATCTGCTGGGCTACCCCAGTTTGATAGATGTTCTGCATCTCGGTTTCCACTATACGCCCCCAATCACGGTTCCAGTCTTCCAAGGAATGCCCTATATTGCTGACAATATTCTGCACGGACTTCTTTTTCAGAACGCCTTCTATCATTTCCTTCTTTATCGTTCCAAGCTCCAATTGTCTTTGCTTCTCCACAAGGGCTTTCACCTCTTCTTCCGACACGGCATTAGACATTATCGTTTTGGCCCGTTCTCCCATCGTCTTTATATAGGAATATGTGCGTGTTGCTGCTGCATAATACACTTCCTTTTCCAGGGGTGTAAGAACCGCCCATTGATGGCGGTCTATATACTTTGTGAAATCGTCAAAATTGAGTGTTGATAATTGTGCTGGCGTGAGTTGCGCACTCAATCTCCCAAACAGATAGGATTGGAAATAGGGTGGTAACTTTTCTATCTCCCTTCTCCATTTATAGCCATACCGCCTTAACAAGGACTTGTCTTCCGGTGTCAACAGTTCATCTCCCATTACATCGGCTACAATCCTTGCAAGACGGTAGTCTATTATATCATACAGTTTTTGTATCTCTTCTGGTGAGAATATCATTTTTCAACCGTTTTTATCATTTCTTTTATAAGCTCCTTTATCATCGCGTCCGATTGTGTAGCGAACATGGTCTGTGCAAGCCCTTCATAACCGCATTGTATTTTCGGGTATCTAATAGGGTCTTTCACGTGTCTTTTCACTCCAATAAGACGCGATACCAAAGGTGTTCTTATACCATCAATTTTCTTTTCCGGCATTCTTCTTTCCCTTTATCTTATAACCGTCGTAAAGGTCTTCGTTAAAAATAGACATATCTGGTTTTGGAAAATAAGGATTATACGGGGCATTTCTATGAAATTCCCTGCCTTCTGGACCTAAAGCTGCAACTTCTTCCATCGTCCAACCTTCGCCCATTCCACGTTCTTCAATCTCAAACCATTCGTCAGCCGTCATATCAATTCCGTACTTTTTCTTTGCCATAATTTTACTCCTTTCTTTAAGTTTCTATGCAAATATACAAAACTGTTCAGAATTGAACAAATTATAAGTCTATTTTTTTAAGAAACCTATCAAGTTCTTTTTGATTTAACACTTTGTTATCATAAATCACTCCGTTATCGGAATTTCCGTCATACAATTTAACGGACTTAAATTTATCTTTCAACGGAGTTTCGATAACTTTCTTGAAAGATTCGGACGCTCCTTTATGTCCCTTTTTCGCCACTTCTGTAGGAACATACCGTTTCGTTCTCTCAAAACGTTTCTGTATTCTATCCAAAGCCGTACTGAAATCGGTTGCCACGCCTACCAAATGGACATCGTAACCTTGTGCCTTCAATTCATCAACCAATTTTTCAAGTTTTGCCGGGTTTCCAAATACAGCATCTTTTACAAAAGAAGATTTAGATTTTATATATTCCTTGTCTATCGCTTTACCTATATCCGATACTTCCTCATGCACATAGGATGAAGCTTTCTTTGGGTCTATTCCCTTCACCCTTTCATAATCCGGTATCATGTCACGCATATCGTCCACATCAATAACTGGAAGTTTATCAATAGAAGGGTCTTTCTCCTTCATCTTCTTAAGATAATACCCTTTGCCCGAACCACCACCGCCAAGCATTAAGTAAGCACGCGGTTTTGTCTCAAATAGCATTTTCTTCCGATATTCAGACTTCACTTTGTTATGTACTTTAATCTGTCTGTCTCGTTTCCACGCACTACCTTCCTTATAAAGGTCTTCTGTTGTCTTGGTTAGGTCGGCTTTCTCTTCCTCCGTAGCCTTTCTTTTCTTGTATGGCAGTCCAACAATGCCAAGCTTCCGGTTTACCGCGTTGTTCACATATACGCCTTGTTGTGCCTTCGCAATCTCCAGAAGTCCGTCATACATTTCTGGTCTTCCCAGGCTCTTTTCCAAAAGAGCCTTGTTTATATATCTTTCTAACTTTAAATCATCGAAAGTTTCCATAATTTCTTATTTGTAAAGATTTTTTAAATAATAGTCAACTGCTGGTTTCATTATAGGATTGTCATTAAATGACTTGTATTGTGCGAACGGGTCTTCCTCATTTTCCGGTACACCTTCCGGCTGTTGTCCAGGTTGTGAAGCTCCGAACATTTTATTCTGTTCTTCTGCCTGCTTCATTCCCTGGTACACCTGGTTAAGAATGATGTCCTTTTCCGGGTCAAAATCCCTTCCGTTATACTTCTTGAATATATCCTGCATAGCAACCATGCCGCTACTCAGTTTTTCAGAATCCAGTTTTACCTGTGCTTCTTCGTCTTCCACCTCTATTCCGGTAAATGCAAACTCGTAGTTTTCATCCAGCTCACTTACAATATACTTTGTAATGACACCCTGCAAGAATATCAATAGAGGCTTCAACCCTTTTTCTCGACTGTGCTTCAATCTTTCTCGCTGTCCGTCCTGTCCGAATATCTGCTGGCTTTCCTTGAAATTGAATCCAAGTTCGGACGGGTCTATGCGATATACTGAACATGTCATTATGATAAGGAACTTTATCCACTCGTTAAATTCCATATCTCGATTGCTAAGTTTCTGTAAATCAACCCATTCCAAATCTATACCATTTATAACGGGGGTTCTATGGCTGTTATAAACCCCTGCCATCGTTTGCGTCCATGCCTGCCTAAACTCCTGCAATGTACTGTTTGATATGTTGGGGTTCTTTATATTGATAAACCCTTTAGGCTGAGACCCCTGCGAGAAAAAAAGGGCATTATACTCGAAGCCCCACAATATCCAGGTTATGATATTCACCAACGTTTCCAATTCCGATACCCCATACCCGTTTCTTCTTACATCAGATGTCTTGTTTCTGATACCGAATCCAAGCTCCCATGGGTAATACAATATCGGTTCCTTCGTTATAGGATTGTGAAGAATCATTTCGTCCCACACCATACAATAACGCGGCAAATGTCCCTTGAATCTGTACTGCTCGAAACCTTCCCTTTGTCTGGGGTCTACGCTGTCCAGAAAGCGTATCAAAGAAGCATCCACAGCGCGGAATTTCTGCAATTCCCACATTCTGTTGCGGACCATTTCAAAGGCCAACTGGTCTAATGTGAGACTGTCCGACATTATTTTACTTACAAATTCCTGCAAACTGTCCACATTGTCCCATTTGTCCGTCCATCCTCCCTTTTCCAGGAAATCAACTATCTTTGAAATCTTTTTCTTGTCCTCATTTGTCAATTTCTCATCCCCGGTAGAAAAAAGGCTCTTCTTTTTTCTGATTGTGAAGCCTTCCTTTTGCTCGTCTTCCGAAAAATCCATAAAGTTCATTATCTGTTCCACGCGTGTAGACACGATACTTTTCACTATATGAATGTCCCCCATCCGACGCAATACGGAAAAGGACAGAACCCCTTTAGAATCCTTGAATCCTCTTCCGTTACCAGATATGTCGTTAGGGTCAAAGAAAACAGACTGAATTTTTGTAGGCTGTCTATTGATTTCTCCCAGATACAAATTAGCCTTCATTATCTCCCCTGCATCGTTTGAGTTTAACGCAGCCTGCAATTTGCTTTGGAATGCCATAGGAGCGGCCTTTTGCAGCCTGTCTATCTCTTCAATGGACAAACTCGAAAGACTTGCAATCAAATCTGGCTTTTCCGCTTTTTGTATTATCTTTCCTTTTCTCTTTCCCATTGTAAACAATTTTTATTCTCCAGCCAATTGTGTAAGGTTTACCGTCGCTTTCTTTCCTCCTTCTACTGCCGTAACAACTGCCGTTCCGGTACGCTGTGCGCCAGTATTTGCATCCGCCACTACAGAATATTCAGTAGAACCCTTGGTAAATCCCGTACCACTCACTACAGTAGTGTAGTCAACCGTCATAGGTGAACCGTCATTCTTCCCGTTCACTTTCTTCTGCTTCTTGCTTGAAACATCGAATGTCTTTATTTCTCCTGCTGCTGCAAATGAAAGTGTTGTCGGGTCTGTAGTCAATGTATATTCATAGGTAACTGTCGCTGCAAGCTGTGTTAACGTAACCTTTACCGTCTTGTTACTTCCAGTCTGTGTAATGGTAATAGAACCGTTATTGGCTGCTTCTGCCTTGTTTTCAGCCGCCACTATACTATAATTCTCTCCATTAGATGTTTCGGATGAAGTCTGGCTGAATCCGGTTCCGGTAATCTGTGCAGTCGTATCTACCTTCTCGACATCACCAGACGGTTTACCGTTAACTTTTTTCTGTCTTGTTGAAACAACTTGTAAACTCTTCGTTTCTCCAAGCGCTACAAACTGTATGGTCTGTGAATTGGCTGTAAGCGCATAGTCATACGTCACCGTAGCCGCATTCTGTGTCAAGTTCATTTGTACGGTCTTTCCGCCTTCCTGTGAAATAGTCGCCTTTCCCGTTCTCTGTGAGGTCCCGGTATTCTCCTCGGCTTTCAGATTGTAATTGTTTCCGCTCACTTCATAGCTGAATCCCTCACCTGCAAGCTCTATGTCCGTAGGATAGCTTTCTGCCTGCTGTTTTACCCCGTTCAGAACTTTTGTTCTTGTAGAAGTCACAGTAACCAGCTTTTCACCTCCTGCACCGTCGAACGTTACCGCTGTCGGGTCTACTGTAAGCGCATATTCGTAGGTTACAGTAGATGCAGCCTGGTTGCATGTAATCTGCAATGTCTTTCCGCTTTCATTCTGTTTAACCGTCACTACCGCTTTTCTTGTCGTGTTGTTGGGGTTCTCGTCAACCGTTACTTGTCCTCCACCGTCAACCTTGAATCCGGTTCCAGATATTGAGAATGTTACCGGGACACCTTCTGGATGTCCTACTGGTTGTCCATTCTTGAAAGTCTGCTTTGAAGACGTCACCATGCACATATCATCACCTCCCTTTGCAGGGAAATTGAGTGTAGGTTCTTTAGTCTCCAATACGTATTCCACAACTTCCTGCACGTCCGACAATACCGCGCCTTCTTCTCCGAATCCTTCCGGATATGAGATAAGCTTAACAAGCGCCTTAAACGCCCATTCCTTGAACTGTCCGATATTATAGGTGTGGCCGGGTTCAATCACGATACCCAGCCCCTTATAATATTCCACATCACCATAAAGGCTTTCTGTAACGAAAACCTTCATCTGACCGTCGATTCCGTCGGTTACGACGGTCATTTGGTGAACATTGTCCTCTGTTGTAAACAATAACCGTAACATATCCTTATGCGTTTTGTGCCACAAGTTCTTCACGCCACGTATTGTTGTCGGTCATTACAACTACATTCAAATCCTCCTTTGCATCCAGACCAAGGTCAGTCAACGTGAACGCCATAGGTTTACCGGACATAACTTTTGTAGAGAGGGTTTTGCGGTCTCCTCTGATTACACCGAATCTTTCTGCGCTCTCATTCAGATTCACGCTATTAGGGAAATAAATGTCGACATCCTTCTTTGCCGGAACACTTGTTTTAATGGTGATTACACACGCATCTGCATCGTTCCATTCTGCCGTTACCGCAACGATTTCATTCAATCCCTGGGGGTCGATAATTAATTCCAAACCCTTTTCTTCTGCAAATGCTACAAGTTCCTCGTGCATCACGGCTTCACCTACATTCCATTTGAAACCAAGCTTCAAAAGCTCTGAACCGCCTTCCGGGTCCGTCACGTTTCCTTTAGGGGTAATTCCGCGCGGTGATTCGGTAATGAATACTTTCTTCTGGTCGCAACTTCCGTCCGTTACCAATGTCACATCAATATTCTTGTCTTCGTCCAAAAATCTATACAGTCTCATAATCTTTTCTTTTTTAATGGTTTTTATTTACATTCAAATACAATTTCCTGTTCCACGGAACCGTCAGCATCCAGTACGTAAACCTGGTAAATGCCTTTCAAGTCCACTTTCTGTACACCCAAATCCTTCTGACACTCGAAACCCAGATATTCGTTCTTCTCCTTCATTGTCAGAATCTTCTTGTTGACAGATACGGTGCCGATAGTTTCTGGAATGTTGGTGAACTCGCAGAACTTGTTGTTATGCTTAATGCAAATCTGAGTACCTTCCGATACCTTTGCTTTGAAGTTCATCCATAACCAAGGAAGACCACCTGCATATTCAGCCTGCCACGGATATTCCGTCAGATAGGATTCGGGAAGAATACTGTTATAGTCCTCCTCACTGTTGATAATTCCACTATTAGGGTCCATCTTAATAGGCAAGGAATAGGGTGAAATTGCTTCTATCTCCTGCTGCAAAGCCTCGAAATTGCCTTGCAATCCCTGTGCAACCTGTGCCCCGGTATCACCGTCCTGTATTTGATAAAACGCTGCTTTTTTCATAATCTCTAAAATTTAAACTTTAAATCGTTATACCATACGAAATTATCATGCCAAATATTGTCTGTAGAGAAAATGAGTTGTCCCATTCTCCAAACTCCGTCTTTCATCCATTTGCCGAAGTTGTCCCAAACTCCTTTGGTAAGTACCCATACTGCCGGAATACTGAACTTCCCTCCGGAAATCCAATAATTGCGCATATTCCATTTATCGTTGTCCAGTACCCATACCTTCTTCACCTTCGGTGGCATTGTCTGTGAAGTACCACCGCCTGCGCCTCCTCCAAAGTATGTACCGGGATTTTCCTCTGTTCCGACCCTTGAATAGGTTCCTGGCAAATAATCACCTTGTGCCATAATCATTCTCCTTTCATTTCCTTTATCGCCTTCGGTTTCTTGTCTCCGAATTCGTCGAAATCAGACAGATATTTTCTAATTCTCTGAGGCACCAAAGTAGGGCTTACCTTTGCCGCGTTCTCCACGATTGAGATTGATTCACGTATTATAAGCGCATTACACACCACGGCACGGAACCATGTGTATATCTCCACATTGCCGCCTTCCACAGTAAAGTTCCCCATCACATGCGAAACAATCAGAATAGCGGAATAAATGAAAAGCTTCGTAATAATCATTGAAAATCCCTTGCTTGAAAAGTCCTTGTTCTTGATATGGTATACCCAGCTTACAAGTGTATCTATCACTATAAGAATCATTAGGTATTTCAAGAACTCCCAGTCCCGAAACACATATTTCTCAATGAAGGATGCCGTGTTGGAAAAAGAGATAGGTATGCTCAGCAACACGGGAAAATATAAACTCATTACGTATTCCCTTATTTTATGTATTTTCTCCATAATCATAAGACAGAATTTTAAGAAATGGTGTATGCAATATGTACAAGTTTACTCGGTGATGCTTCCGGGTATTTCTTTTTCAGATATTCGTAATGTTCTCTGATAACCCTTTCTGCCTCTTTAGGGTTGTGCCCAGATTTTGTAGCGGAAACCACAAGCTTTTCAATTGTAGGAAAGCCATCTTTTCCTTTCTGCTTGTCTTCCTTCGCGGTCTCCTTTGTCTTGATTCCCTGGCGTCGTACCCAGCCGTTCGCGGTCTTCACATATTCCTTTCCGCTCCAGCTTCTGACCGTTCCAATAGGTTCGCCCTTCCGTGCCTTCTCTATATCATCAGATACGCACATTCCGGCTATGCCCTTAAAAATGTTTAGAGGGGTTTCCTTGTATCGCAACATATCACGGTTCCCGGACATTGATTTAAAGATACCTTCCTTTCCTGGTATCACTTCCACCTGTGAGGGTCTCACAAACATAGGTTCTTCCTCGTAGAGGTCATTCAGCACTTTAACCGTTTCCAGTGATTTCCAGTCCGCAGCCGCACATGCTTTCTCGAACTCGTCCAATTCGTTGTTTTCTGATTTTTTCAGTACATCTGTCGCAAATGCGGCTACTTCCTTTGCATTGAATGCCTCATAGTCGTTGTCAATGAGAAATTGTTCAAATTGTGCACGTCCGAACACTTTCTCTTCTTTTCTATTATTATCCATGAATAATGCCTTTTTAAGTTATAACGAAATTGCAATTACAACGGTAAAAATAGGCATTATCAGTCAAATAACCAAGCATTTACTTTGAATATTTATCCTGGCACGGGTATTTGTACTTCGCACGGATAGGATTTTCTTTTATGTATTTCCGTCTTCTGTTTTCTGTCCGTTTCCTGGTCCTTTCGGCTTTCGCCAAAGCCTTTTCTACCCGTTCGCGTCGCTTCTCGTCGCGCTCCATGCGTTCACGTATCATCTGTTCCGCGTACAGTTCCACGTCTTCGCTTTCATAGTCATTGTATAGATAATAGCTCAAAGTCTCCATGTTCTAATATACTTCAAATTCGTTAGGGTTGTAATTTTCATATTCGGGTGTATCATAGCATCGGTATTTGCTCCACCTGTATTCTTTTTCTGTATATTCTTTCAAATCGTCTGTATCCTCTTCAAAGTCTTCTTCCTCGTAATTTTCTGTATAATTATCCTTGTCTTCTTCCTCGTCGTACTCTTCTTCATCTTTTTCTTCAATGGCAGTATAGGAATTCTTCTTGAATCCCATCAAAACGCTATACTGCACTCCTACATTTGCATCAAAATCCTGCTTGCTTATACGTGTATATTCAGAACAAAAAATACCTTCCTTTTCTTTCTTTTCCCGTTCTTTTCCTTCCCTTTCGTCCTGTCGGTCCCAAACAATATCCCTAAACGTATCTATAAACTTTCTCCTGCCATCTACAACACTTTCATATAAATCATTGAACCCTTTAAGCAAAATATCCTTCCAATCCCTTCTATCGGGTAATTCTATCCTGTAGGAATGTGAATAATGAACACGTCTAACTTTCTCTACTGGTGTATCTTTAAAACTTACTTCTCTGCCAAACAACACTTTAAGCTTTTTAATCGTATTCTTTACGGTGCCTATACTGCACTTTAAATTAAAGGCTATCGTTGCCTTCTTTTCATAAAAAACCGGGTCACAATCCTGCCATTTATAGCGGTTTATCCTTAAAAACTTCTCATCGTCAAAAGTCATTCCATGCTCTCTGAAATCTTCCAATTCTTCATCCGTAACCTGGCTTTCTCTCTTCTCGTATTCAAAACAACCTTTTCTTTTGCTAATATAATCCAAAACCTTCTGGTTAAATTCAGTCCAAACAATCTTCTTATTTTTAGCGGCAATCTTAAAATATTCGGGTATTCTTACAATCTCTTTAAAATCAAGCTTTTTAATAATCTTACAATATGCTCTATCCTTAAATTCTATGTAATCATTCAATCTCAAAAACGTAATACTTTTGCGCACTTTCTGCCTGTCAAGACCTGTATATGCAGAAACAGCCTTAACCATTTCATTAGTGCTCAAATCTGGATAAATGAATGAATAATAAGGGTCTCTATTGAATTTATGTTCATTCAGATTTTCCACACGTGTAAACTGTGACAGCACTTTTGAAATCGCTTCCAAAACCAATATGTATTCGTTCTTAATTTTTGAAGCTTTGCGCTTCTGTGTATCTTTTTTCATTTTCTCTATAGATGATACGTCTACAAAATTTTCAATTTTACGAATATCTTGCTTAAGGATATTTACGCCTACAAAACCCAGCTTACAAAACAAAAAGAAAAGGGGATTATTTAAAAGGAGTTTTGTAGACGTATCACCTATAGCAACCCCTTTTCTTTTGCGGTTCTCAACTCTTTTCAGAACTAAGCCGCCATTTGTTTAAGCACTGCAAACATAGGGATAAATTTTCAATCCACAAAATTTTTTCGAGAAAATTTTCGCCGCGCCGCGCTTTTTCCAAAAATCCCTTCTCCGTTTTCATCTTCCTTTCCTTCCTTGTCTCGTCTCCCTCCCCCTACGCGCGCACACACGCATACACACGCATGTGCGCCCATACGCGCACATGATGCGCGCGCTCGCCTACGCTCGCACGCGCACGCGCGTTATATATCACCCAATATTATATACTCCTATTAAACAACAAAAGAAAGAAAAGAAAAATATTTTTTCATAGATATATTTACGGTCAAGGTTGACAAAACACATTGAATTACAGATAGTTACAAATAGTAATAAATATTTACAATATTACCGTTATAAATTCCTACCTTTACACGTGTTTAATCTTAAAAATTGTAAAAATATGAAAGTGATTTACGAATCGAAAATTGCGAAAATTATCATTCCGACCTTTTCCGCAATCCTAATTTTTTGCTGGCTGCTTTGCAAGAAAGCAAAAGAGTATTACGACGAAGAATTCTTGAAGCACGAAGAAACGCATTCCTATCAATGGAAATCATTAATGATACCGGGAACCGTGCTTTTTAGCGGTCTTGCAGGCATTTTCTCGTGTCCCTGGCTTCTTCTCCTTATCCCGTTGACGTTCTATCTGTATTACGCCCTGGAATGGCTCGTGCGTGTAATAGGAGCCTTAATCAAATATCACCCAGGTTTCAGTGGCGGTATAAAGAAATGGATTAAGAGAATCAAGGCTATAAACCATGACTGTTACCATGCAATCGTGTTTGAACAAGAAGCGAATGCAGTAGAAAAAGGACTGGTAGATTATGGTTTTTTGTCATTCTTCAAGTATTATTAACTCGATTGTCAAGATTTAGAAAAAGAAAAGGGACGTTTCACAACGTCCCAGTCTGTCGGGTTTCGCTAAACCCAGGTTCTCATACTACAAAACAAAATTGAATAATTATACAAATTGAATGTATATTTATGCAATAATTTTCTTTATGGAAATCGCGTTCTGCTTGATATTCCCGATTTTCCGAATAACCTCATTAGTGGAAATATCCCTATAGGAAGAAAGAATTTCCGAAAGTTCGGCAATCTTATCCACAATCACATTCATTTCCTGCAATCGTTGCCAGCTTATGGAGACAGAAAAATGATTTCTAATGAATTCGTCACGGGCTGTTCTTGCTTCTTCCACGGTCCGGAAATAACCGATATTGTACTTCTTCTTTTCAACCTCTATTATAACCCGGTACGGCTTGTTCTTCGACCGTTTGTCATAATAATAGATATACCTGTTACTTCTCGGCTTCATCGTCTTCTTTCTCCTTCTTTTCAAGAACTGGAATAGGTCCCAGGCAGTGAACAAAGATGGCTGTGATAAACGGGGAAATGATAAGTGCCAGAAGCATCCATACACCGAAACTCCTGTTCATCCTTTCTGCCGTAGAGCCTACTTCGGCACTCAACATAAGATGAACGATAAAAATAATGATAGTTAAAAATACGATACCTGCATTCATAATTTAATCCTCCTTTTTATTTAGTTCGTTAATAATTTTTACTGCCTTTTCTTTCAGACTTTCTTCGTCCGTCTCATTCCCCATCTCCTTATTGATTAGGGATAACGTGCCGTCCAGGTTCTTCTTGTAGACGGCAATCATACTCATACTTTCTCCTTTTGCCGGGTCATATACTGCCCGGTAGTTTCCTTTGCTTAATGTTCTCATGTTCTTGTAAAATTTTTGTTTGACTTCATTTTAATAGATTATTCAATTCTTGATTCCGTTAAATACGGAATTGTATTTTGTTTCGATAAATGCCGTATGCCCTTCATATTTACCGTTTATACTCATTTCCATATAGCAATACTGCAATCCATCATGTCCGGCAAATTCCTTGTATTCCAGTTCATAGGTTTTCAAGCCTTCCTTGGCTCTTTTGGCTTGGTTCTTATCCAACCATTTCCTTGAATTCATGGCATTGTTCCATCCTGCCAATTCCTTCTCGTATTCCCATTGTGTTTCATCTGAAAAATAGATGGTTTTATTTAACAGCTTCTTTACGCAAGTAAGACCTACGATATATTCCTTGTTGTCCATTTTCCCTTTGATTATTGCAAAATTGAATATCGTGCGTCCGCAATCTGAACAACTGTAGGCTATTCCATTCTCAACTCCCTGCATGCACATACTGATAAGCTTGTATTCTTGTTTTGGCAGATTTCCTTTTTTCATAATCTTCATCTTTTTGTTGTTTGACCTAATTAACTATCTCCCTTAAGAAGACATTGCAAATATAGGTAGTTATCACGACATACGCAAGTGCTTATGTCCTTTTAACATATAATTAACATATCACCCAAAAGAAAACACCCGGAAACATTTCTACACGAGAAGCGTAACCGGGTGTTAGTCAAACAAATATATAAAAATTGAGAAAGAAGGTTCTAAACAATGTCCGGATAGAAATAAGGCGCGTTATCCCAGTCATTAATGGTATCTTTAAGTATTTCCCAGGAAACAAAGATAGTATGGTCTGAAAGGGCCGCTTTCTTGTTCCCGGTCCAGTAGATGGAAGAAAATACCGGGTTCTTGGACTGGACGATACTTTCAACAGTACGTCCTTCCATATCCTCAATGATTTTATGATAGGCGAAAGAACTGATATTTCGACCCAGTACAAGGCAAAGTATATCGCCGGATTTGCACTTTAGAGCGCGTGCAATCGTCGTTTTGTCCTCACCCTTTATATTATCATTATCACGGAGCAAAACAAGCTTATTGGAGCTGCAAAGCCAGTCAATATACTGGCTTCCTCCGTTGTATGTAAAATCGTTTTTCTTTGCCATTATATCAAGTCTTTATAATCGTCTTCCATCCTTTTTATCTCGTTTGTCAGTTCCTGGTTTAAATGGAATAGGAACTGTTTCTGGTTGTCTTCCATCTCGTCCTCATTACAACTCATTTTCTTTGAAAGCTGGTCCAGATACCGGATGAACCGCTTTCTTTGGATAAGGTCTATATAGGAGACCGTATAAAGAAGAACATTCATTCTTTTCTGAATTCCTGTAACCGCCCCTATGCACCACAAAAGGAGAGTGATAAGGACTACCGTAAGAACAATCAAACACACAAAAATCGCTGTTATCATAGCTGCAAATATATAAAAATAAAACAAATAATTAATACTAAAGAACGTTCAAATTTTCGTTCTTGTCAATATATACGGGTCTTGAAACAAGGGAACAAGGAGAAATGACAATGTATTTTCCCGGACGTACCTTTCGCAGCGTCATTCCCCGGTATTCGATAATCTGTCCGACCCATATGTAACATTCTTTCTTAATCATTGAGAACCGATTTAACTGCAAACAACTTGGTATACGCTTCTTCCTTGGTATGGAAATAGTTAAGGTTTTTGTACCGTAAATTGTCCGATTCGTTTTCTTCCTCTGTAGTCTTACATATCACAAAACGGTTCCAGTCAATATAGTAATAGGAATTGCTGATTTTGGCACGCCAGCGAAGCTTTTTAAAGCATTTTTCTTTCTCGTCATAGTATAGGTTGTTTTCAGAAAGAACTTTGTACATACGTTCTTTTTCTTCTTCTGTAGAAAATCTGAAAGATGGGATAAAATCATAGTAAGAAAATGACATTCCAGTTTTAAGAAAATGTAATTCATTATTTCGTAAATAAACATGATAAAATGCTTTAGAAATATCTTCTTTACATTTGCGTTCTCTATATATCATTATCGTACCGTCTTCATGTGTCAGACAGTCACCGTCATTGAGTTCTGTAAGAGTACAATCCCCATCATGGATAGACAAAAATTTGCCGTCCTTGTTACACAAAACCTTTTTCATAATTGTAAAATATTTTTATTAGAAAACATAATTAATCAAATCAGAAAGCCAGGACAAGAATTGTATCATTCCGAAGAAAAGAAGGGTACAAATGAGTGCACCTACTCCGTACCAGAAACGTACCCACCATTCACGATATTTTGTCTTTAATACCTTTTTGCCGAATCGACCGTGAAAGAAATTTATAAGCTGCTTTTTCATAATATAAAGAATTTTAGAATTCGATAAGAATAAGACGTTTACCGCTTTTCTTCTCACTGACCCACATATGGTTGGAATCGAAGCCGTAATCAAAAATAGACTTGTTTATAGACTTGTTTATAGATTTATCTATACTTTCTTTTAGGATTTCAATCCATTTAAGGTTGAAATCCTTTTCTTCCGGGGAATTGGTTTCATTCTCCTTCTTTAGCTGTGCTATCAGCAAGCATATTTCTTTTATATCCATATTATTTGTTCTATTGGTAGCCCGAAGGCTACCGGGTTAATTGATTTCGTAATCAGTCTCTAATTTCTATTTAAACATTATATCCTCATGCAATAACTCACAGCAAATAGGAGTTGTAGCGTCCGTATGCTGATTAGTTATAAGAACCTCGTCACCGTTGGTATATATCTGTGTAGCAAATGCACCGAAAAACTGGCTTTCTTTCGTACCGAACAATACTACTGCATCATCATTTACATTTGCAAGTGCTGCAATCAATTCTTTCTTTGTCATAATCGTATATCTTTATTTGTTCAACATTTCGAGTTGTCTTTGAAGGAGGTTAGCGCGGTTCTGTTCATTGGCTGCAAACTCCATATTCCCGATAGACTTATAGAACTCCACATTTTCAAGTGCCTCGGCAAGTGCTTGTTGTTTCTTGGAAATCATAGAGGAGATTTCGTTGTTATTACCTCTCTTCATCATCTCTTCCATTTCCGTACCTCTCACCTTGTAAAATTCTGCTTTCATAACCTTATTTCTTTTAATTTGTTTGACCTTGTTTCCTTATCACATTGCAAATATAGGTACTTAATCAGACATACGCAAGTGCGTATGTGCTTTTAACATAAGATTAACATAACCTTTCTTTCAGTGACATTATATTTTTTAGAAATAGAAGAAAACGGTATATGATTATCAGACAGTTAACACTAACTCTGAAAATTGTGTTGTTTTTCAGTATACAATAAAATACAGAAAATGAAAAACCGGGAACCGGGCAAAATACCCGAAATTCCCGGCACCCCAAAAACAATCAAATCACCTCATCACTGGTCCAATCATCAGAACTGTTAATTTCTTCTTCATCCACCAAAGGATAGGGATAAGTGATTTCCTCTTCTACAAGTTCCTCTCCTTCCGAAAGCATCATGATTGGAGGCACGAGCGAATTGTAGGTTTCCTCGTGCAACAGCGCTTTCGTGCCGTCGTTGCTTGTCCGTCTTGTCTCCCATTCCTTGTCGAACTGTTTCAGTTCTTCTATGGGTATAACTAACCATTTCATAATCAATCATATTTTAGTTTATAGTCATTAATTACTTTCTCAATTTGCAAAGGTGTGAGTTCGTCATAGAAACCGATAAGCTTGTAGAGAGCCATATTTGAAAAATATCCGGATAATCCTATATCACCCCCAAGAACCACCTTTTGCGGCTTTAAATCTGTACCGTTCACTATCGTGATAATCTGATGTTTCAAATAGACCTCTTTTCCATTCATAGTAGTATTCAGCTTTCCGTTTATGTAAGTCACTCCACCCCAGTTATAAGTATTGTATGCTATATGATTTAATGAAATACTTATTCCAAAACTTGTCTGACCTACTCTTTGGTCGTATAGGAACCCACTTTTATCGGTAGTTAAAGATGGTATTACTTCCATAAACAACGTTTTGAATCCTTTCGTAACATTCTGCATTATCGCATAATCATCTATACTATCAAAGACAAAAGCACCGTCTGACCTGTAGCCGCTACTCTCTGTATACGCTGCATTGAATATCTCTGCATCATGTCCATTACCCGACAAATCGTCTATGATATTATGGGTAGGAGAAGAATTGTCCTTAAGTGATAAGTCGTAATAGACGTCCGGTTGCGGGATAGGAGAGCCGCCTTTCCCGGACCTCCTGTCGAACAAAAGACTTGAACCAATACCAATCATAAGCCTATATTGAAATTAGCTGTAGTACCGTCCTTAAAAACTTTGTCAATAAGATAAGGCATAGGAGAACCCATATAAGCGGAAACCTCGGTCTCGGAAATGGTATATGTATCTGGACCAGTCTCACCGATAAGGTGTACTTTGACAGTACCACTCGTCAACGGAATAATAAGAAACGCCCTTTTATCATCGGGAATCAAGGTGTACTTTGACAGTACCACATCTTTGTCCGGTACACCAATCTCGAAAGCGCGTGAAATCGCTGTTATGCTCTCAAAACCCTTGTTATTTGCTATGCTTACTTTGTTAGGATACATAATTATTTCAATTTAAATTTACAAATTATAAAAATACGAAATTTGCAAAATCGCGGCTACAGCATACTGTAGTATCGATTGCCCTATAAGGGAGAATACTTTCTGTATATAGTAAAATATATTTACGCATTAAATAGCGTCACCTTCTGACCGTTGCATAGGTCCATAGTGTCCACATGCAGCCAGCTAACACCGTCTTCCAGTCTGATAGGATAAGGAAGCTTGTCGGAATCGTCTATAATGATTTTCCGTGCTGCTTCCGCTTCCATACCGGACACAGTAACGTCGAATGCGCGACCCAATGTGTGCGCACTCATATACGGTTTTTCAAGCATCGTCTTTTCCTTGCATAGAACGCACACATTGCATCGTAAACCGCGCTGGGAATAGCTGCCTCCGTTCTTCCAGTTGTTGATAATGAAGGGCTTGCATAGAATTTCTTCTCTCAATACAAGAAGCGTTTCCAGTGCTTCGGTCGTGAAAAAGCTCCATATCTGCGATTCTGAATACTTGTTATACACGTGGGGGCATACAAGTTCGGGAAGCGTGAAATACCTTCCCAGTCTTCCAATAATCTCTTTTCTTTCCATAATGATACAAAATTTGAATAAAAATAGGGGTTGCAGCCATTTAAACCGGGCTTTCACCCCCAGCCATAACAGACTTGCAGCCCCTACCGCCTTTGTTAACCTTTAAATACAACTGCGATACAACCTTACCAGTTAATTATCACGATAGCAAAGATAGTGTTTTTATCTCAAAAATAAGCTAAAGTTCAGAAAATAATCGCTCGCACTCTTCCAACTCCTTTTCCATTCTTTCTTTTATAAGCGGGAAATAGGTTTTCGCCATATCCTCGTTGATATGAAAATAAGAATCGTAATGGTTCGTTATCAGTATATTTCCCTCCATCTCAAACCTGGAAATATGCTCTATTTCCTCTTTCAGATTTACGATTTTATTGTATAGCTTATTTGCCTTTGTTAATTTCGACTTGTCCATAACTGCTTGATAATAAAGCCCCATTTCGGGGCTTTTGTGAAAATAATAAGTATATAGAAAGATTTATTCTACAATTTCCGCATCGCTTTCTGGCTCGTATTCTTTCTTTTCCTCTTCAATAGGGGCTTTCTTCCATTGGTCTATGAAGTGTTCGATTACACGTCTTCCGTCAGTCACAACCTTTTCCAGTTTTTCGTCCGGTTCCAACAGTTCATCTGCCATTGCTGCGGCTATATGTTTTGCCTTCATTACCTCTTCTACAAGGTTGCTCTCAATCAATTCACCCAGGCTTTTCTTTGTCAATAGGTTGAATGTCAGTCCTTCGATAATCTGCTTTCTCTTTGACATTGCATTAAGCATAGCATTCATTCTGGGAGCGAACTGTTCTGCCTTCATGTTCTCGAAGCTCTTATCGTCGAATCCCTCGAACTTGGATGCTGCCATGAATGCAATCTCGTATTCTTTAGGTGTCATTACTACGCCTGCCTGCAAACACTCCGTACAGAATAGGATAAACTTCACGTTGTTTCTCAAATCTTTTTCCATAATCTTTTGTCTTTTAATATGTTGGTTATTATTCTATTGTCTGGAACATTTTCCCGGTCTCCGTGTCCTTCCAGGTTATTATCATATTCTTTCCTGCCTTGACGCTTACAAGCTCTACATGCACCATATTGCCGTTCTCGTCCTTTATATAGTGTTCCGGTTCATATTCCTTGTCATATTCCCGATATTTCTCTACAAATGTGTCATAGCCTATTATCTCAAAGTTATCTTCCCATGACGATATCTGGATAACCATAGATTCTATATTCCCGTCAACCACGTTTGATGATGCTTGGTACGACATTCTCAGTTCTTCCAGTGCATCCAATACTTCCGTTATTCTCAGATTGTAGTCCTCGTATGCCTCTATGCAAGGTGCAAAATCTATGAGCTTGTTCTTTAGGTATTCCTTGAATTCCTTTTTTCTTTTCATGATGTTGTCTTTTTATGATTGTTCCACATTGTACAATGATACAAGAACCGTGCCAGGACACGTCTTGCGTCCATATCGGCTTCCATATATCCTTCCCATTTCGCAAATTAACAATTATAGGTTGACGATTTATAATATTGTTTATATAGGGGTCGGATATAACAACCCTTTCTTTTCCTTTATGGTGCAGTCCGTGTTCCCTTTCCGGTTCTTCTTATCATTGCTTTTCCTCCTTGATACCCTATTACCATTGTAACAAATGTATAACGGGTTAATAATAAAAATATGGTCTGTAGGGTATCGTGGAGGGTGTTTCTCTCTTTTTATTTCTCCTTGTATATCCCGGTCACAACCCTTTCTTCGTCCGTTATGAATAGGGTCTTTTGTTCCTTTGATTCGTACACCCTTTCCGACAGTCTTCTTACCGGGTATGTGTTGCCGTTGCTGTCCTTGATGGTGTACATTATTTTGTTTCCTTTCTTGAAATCCGGTTCCTTGGATTGCTTCTCGTTGTCCTTCGTTACCCACTTGTTGCATATATATAGGAGGCGCACCGCTTTCCGGAACACATAGAAATCGTCCTTGTCTATCATTACCCCTTCCTTGTTTCCGAATCCAATTGAATAGACCATTCTTTCCATGTCGTATACCTTATGCAGGGGCTTTGTTAGGGTATGGGTGAGATGGAAGATTGTTTCACTAATCATGTTTTCCGTGTCTTCTTCTTCCTTTATTTCAATCGTTGTCTCCTTGTTTATGAATGGGTCCAGTACGTCAATCATGCCGGACATCACGTCAGTAATAAACTGTCTTGCAGAATGTCTTACACATGGTATGCTGCCCTTTTCTTCTATGAGTATCACATCTTCCCCCTCTTTATAGACTGCATTCATGCCGAGTTCCGTTGTGCACATCAATGTGGCCATATCGGTTCCCTTGATTATATGCGTGCATCCGTACTTCTGCTTTAGCTTGTATATGGCATTGTTCATCCTCTGTTCAAACATCTTTGTCTCTTTCCTTTCTCCTTCTTCTATCCCCCTGTAGAAATCACTGAGGAATTGTTCCACGTGGAACAATGGACTTTTTGCTGTTTGTTCTCCTATCAATATAGCAGTAATCTGTTTTGATTTAGAGACTGTTAAGTCCATTAAATCGCAAATATTGAATACTTTCTTGATACTGTTTTCTGTACAGCACACCAGAATACTGTTATCGTACTTTTTCTGGAATTCTTCTCTATCCATAATCTTTTTATTTTTAGGTTCTGTGAAATATCTATATTGATTGTCAAGAAAATAGGGGCTACTTCAATTTTCACCCCTTCTTTCCGTGTACTTAATAATTTGCGACCCTTTGTCGGGTATTGGCGACGAAAGTCTTGTTGTTTCCGGACAGCTTTATGGGTCCAAGATTCTCCCAGTCACCGTTTGCCCATGTTTTCGTTATGATGGAATCTATGTACTTGTCCATATTCTCCTTGATAAGCTTCTTTGCAGGTGCCAGGGAATGGAAGGTGAACATAGGGCTTGTCTCTTCGCAGTCCACATCGTGTTCCCACTTTTTCAATTCCTTGTTGAATCTGTCACCCTTGTACTTTATTGTTACGGGTTCACTGAAATATACTGTATAGGTCTTCATTTTGTTCTGCTTTTTTGCTGGTTATTGATTATCTGTAATATTGTTCCCTTGCTGCCTTCGCTATCGCTTCCCCGTATTCTTCCGGGCTTGCCAGGTAAGGTATCTTGAAAAGTTCCGATACGAGTTCGAGCTTTTCCTTGTTTGTCATTCTCTTTGCCATGTCCTTTACGAGAGTTACTCCGTTCATGTCTACATATTCCTTGTATGCTTCATGGAGTTCTCCGCGTTCGTCCAAATCGTTTATTATTCTTCTTGTAGGGAAGCAGCGCAGTATTTCGCTGATATAGGTGTCGTCCCCGTTCTTCTCTATTTCATTATAGATAGGGTCAAATGAATATTCGTCCATAAACTCCATCACCTTTTCTGGGATTTTCTTTCCTTCTAATTTTACTTTAAGGTTTGCCATAATCTTTTGTTTTTATTTGTTTGACATCTTGTTTCTTATCACAACGCAAATATAAGACCTTATTTAGACATAAGCAAGTGCTTATGTGCTTTTAACATATAATTAACATATAAAAGGATATAATAAAAGCCAGCTATTTATCACAAACTGCTGGCTGTCAATTAGATATTAACTACTAATACTCAAAAAATGAACATAAAGTTTTTCGTTTGATTTTAAATCTCGTAGTCCACATCCCATGTTATCGAATCCAAAGATACGAATTTATACCCGGTTTCCTCTTCCAGGACTGATTTTATTTTCTCTACTTCCTTGTCTGTAGGAGGAACCTGCATTATTTCCACATCCATAGGCACATGTACCTGTACCGTTGTGTCCTCGTCCATTCTCATTGTTGCGATTGCTACTATCATACTATTTATTATTATAGGGTTAATTAATCGTTGTTTTCTTCCGGTATCGGTTCGTTCTGCATCCATTTCACATACAGTTTTTCCATGCACATGTCAATTTCTTTCAATGCCTGTTGTTCGGTCAGACCATATTCTTTTGTAAGTCTTTCCATCATGCACTTTATAACTTCTTCAACATATATCTTTACCATAACTACTTTATTTTTAATTGTTTAAATAGGTGTACTATCTATCGCAGACCGTACACCATGTGAATTTTGAAAATCATAAATTAATTAAAAGTCAAAACAAAATGTAATTATTTCTTTCCGATTTCTACACCTTTCATCTGTCTTAGACGGTTAAGAAGCCGTTCTCTTGTCTTTGATTTGGACGGTTCTTCAATTATTTCGGCCTCAACTACTTCGGGTATCATTTCTTCCACGAATTTTTTGTTTTCTTTCTCTATTTCTCCCCAGTCATACGTTTTTATGAGTGCTCCAGGAAGCATCACCTTTTCGGAACCCAATACCGGGTTGCTTGCAAATCCGTTGAAGTCCTTGTAATAGGAGGTGCAAAGCTGGTGCATCAGTATTTCGGGTCTTATTCCCGATTTTGCGGCTACCATACCCACTATTAGACTGTTTACGGGGATGTCTCGCATTACGCGGCTTATGTTCTCTTCACCATGCAGGGTTGCGTTTATGTCTATTTTCCCGTCAACTGTAAGTTTAATTTCATTACCTTTTACTTCCTTCCGTGCGGCTTCCAACAAAGCGCGTATTTCCTTTAGGATATTGAGTGCACTTCCCACGTTTCCTTTGCTCCAGAACTCTTCATATTTGAGCTGCAAGTCTGTCATACAGTCATTTATGATTTCCAGTCTTCCGGCTTCCGTTGCCACCTTATAGCGGTCAGAACGCATCACGTACTTGCTTTGCCTTGCCTCTATGAGTGACTTGTGATTGTTGAAAAATTTTACCAAATCTTCTTCTCCCAGCGAATAACCTTCCTTTTTCCGGATAATCTTAATAATATCCTTGGGGTTGTGCATGGAGCCGAACAAGTCCAGTAACATAGGGGTGAGTTTGGCAAGTGCCTTTGCTTTGTCGTTATGCAAGTCGAAAGCATGGAAATACTCACTCTTTACCCTGTGGAACTTGGCAAGAAGGGGCAACATCACATTTGTACGAATTTCTGTAGCGTCGTTTATTGCTTCCTGGGATGCTCCGCGTTTCGCCATGATACCCTTTATGTTGACAAGCTTTAGGTCTATCACATAGGTATAACCTTCGTTCCCCTCATACTGCATAAAACGGTCCGGGTGTTCGTCAAGCTCCCTTCTTACCATCTCATAGGCTACATATTTATCCTGCATGTAGGGAGATGCAATCAGCACGAAATCGGGCGCATCTTTTAGAATGTCCTCTTTAGTATATTCTATCTTTTTTGCCATATATAGAAGTTTTACCCACAAAGGTAAGTTTTAATAGGGAAATAAGCAATAGTTTATTTGCCAAATTAATACCATGTACACGAAACCAAAACTTCTTCCTTTTCTTGTTCAACAAATGAAACCTCCGGTTCCACATTTTCACTGATTGTTGATTCAAACCAAACAATTTCTTCCGGCTTCGCTGTCATATCCGGTTCCATAAATCTTTCTTTGTTCTCCATAATATCTTTCTATTTCTTTTTCTACTGATGTAATTTCCCACGGCTGTAGCAATAAGTCCATTTTTATAACCTTGCATTGAGGAAACCATACTCTGTCATTGTTGTACTTGACATTCTGCACCGCATGCACATCCACCTCTACCAAATAGCGGTTCTCCTTTCCTATGACTATAGGTTCAAAATTAACCGCATAGCATGCCATCTTATGTACAAAGTCTCCCTTATCCTTGTACTCCAGGACGAAATTGCATATGAAGCCGTCGTTGGTGTCGTTATAAGTCTTCGTAACCTTCTTTTGATAGAGGTAAGCGATTATCTTCTGTATCATAAATCCCAATCCTTTAGCGCCATCTCCAAGCATTGGCTTATACTTAACTTCGGGTCTTCCTTTAGATATTCGAGTGCTGTAATAGCTACTTCCGGTTCAAGCCCGTATCTGCTTGCCTTAATCATGCACTCCAACCAATAGGTTCTTTCTTCTGTATAGGTCATTCTTTACCCTCCTTTTTCTTTTCTACCAATTCCAAATTTTGAGGTATGAACGCGCGCTGTTCACCGTCTATCTTCAAGTGATAATAGCGGTTGCTTTCCGTTCCGCATATACTTGCTACTTCCGTAATCTGTCCTATTAGCATCATGTTAGAACAATGGAGTATCTTCACCTTGTCGCCTACTCCGAATTTCTTAGTTTTCATAATCCTTGTCTACTTTATAGTTAAACGCTTCCAGGAATGCCTCTACCACCATTTTGTTGAGTATTGGTTCTTCCTGGTGTGTATAGATAGGGATAAGATGGTGTTTCCGGCACCACATATCCATCATCTTCGATTCTGCAAACTGCCACAGAAGCTTTTCATAGCTTTCTTCTGTGTGCACCTGGGTTTCTCCTTTGGGGTTGGTTATTCTTATCATAGTATTGTAATTGTGAAGGGCTTTTAAAAGCCCTTCTTGTTATAAATTCAAACAACAAACAGACATATCGCATTCCTCGTCGTATTCGTAGCCAAAAAGTTTTCCTTTGAAGTAGTTCTGCAATCTTTCAAACGCGCTTTTGTTTTCTTCATCCCAAGCTATCGTTATCATGTTAGCACGGGCAAAAGTTATTTCAACACTAACTTTTGCAACCTTTGAAAGAGTGTTTTCTAACATTTGTTTCTTGGCTTTAAATACTGAGTTCATAATCTTATCTTTTTACTTGTTTGACTTATCGTTTTCCTTATCACACCACAAAGATAAGATTATGTTATGACATACGCAAGTGCTTATGTCGTTTTAACACTGTTTTAACATATTACTCCTTCTCCACATATTCGATTATAGGAGTTTCCTCTATCTTTGTCAGTCTGCATGTGCCTACACAATCCTGCATGTATTCCAGCGCTTTAGTAGAGGCTTTCACGAAGTCTTCTTCTTGTTGCAATATAATCATCTTGTACTGCTTTATCTTTCCGGAAACGGTTGCCTCGCTATATACGCCCGTGCATTTGTACCATCTTCCCCCGTGTTCCTCATTACGTTTTACCGAATCTATAATCACCTCCTTAATAGGAGATATGGCAAAGTCCGCATCTATATTGAATATCCCGTACCCAGTTGCCATTGTTTCAGCGTCCATGTAATTTTCCGCTTGTACCGCTATGACATCGACAAACTTCTTATAAGCTCCACTTGTCGAATTCGGGTCGGGTGCCATGTAGGTAAACGTGCACTCGAATATCATTCTTTCGCCTCCTCTTTCTGTTTGGGACAAAGCACACATATAGGCACAGCCGGATATTGGCATACAAGCGGAATACAAGCCGTTTCCGCGTTCTTGTTCTTCCCTCTTATCCTTCGTATCAAATCATTGAATTCTTCTTTTTCCACGAAAAGATATAGAGGGTGAACCTTGTAATCCTTATCCTTCTGTATCATTATCTTCTGCTGCTCCATATGGATGTTCAGCATTTCTTGTGTAGGCAGGCATTCTTCCAGTCCTGTTACCTTGTTTGCGCATATAAGCGATACACTCTTTCCCGGTTCAAGTACGGGAATATACATTTTAGGCTTTTTCATAATTTCAAGTATTTACCTTTGTCAATTCTTTTTACTTCTCCTTTACTCATTTTCTTTAATAGGAAGTGGTCTATTCCACTTCTTACGGAACCGGGGTGGAAATCCTTTATCTTTGAGATAAATTCAATCCGGCAAAATTCCGTGCCCGGTTTCATGCGCTTGAATTCACGGTCTATTTCCGTATATACGGTCTTCTTTGGTTCGTCGTTAAACATTGCAATATACAAGCTCCTTTCTTGCTCTTGTTATGGCTACAAACAATAAACATTTTTCATTATACAGCGCTTCTTCTGTGTTCGCATACTTGCTGGGAATCAAACTCCTGTTCAGCAAGAAAACACGGTCTGCTTCCAGTCCTTTAGACTTGTGGATAGTGGATAATACGATACCTTCCGTATCGTCCTTATATATCTCCTTTATATTGTCTTCCAACTTCTTCATATCTCCCCAGTTCTTGTAAAGCATTTTCAATATAGTACACTTTTCAAGAAGGGTTACATAGGAAGGGTTATTTTTTGCCTGGATATCGGTAAGGCCGCGTTCTTTCAGTTCGGAAATTTTCTTCTCGCACATTGCATCAAGGTCTTCAATGTATTTTATCTTATCCACAAGTGCTACAAGTGCATCTCCGTATTCCTTGCCTTTGATTGTCGCTTTCTTTCCCATTTCCAGTAAATAGAGAAAGACAGTTGCCAAAGGCAGATTGTTCCGGCATAGGATAAAATCCCCGTTTTCCGCTTCGTCGAACTCTCCTTTTCTTACAACCCCGTCTATCGCATTAGGTGCGGCAACAATCCCGTTATCAAAAACTTTTCTCGCTTCTTCGACTATGTTCTTGCCGCATCTATATGTAATGTCCAACGGTAATACTATGGTGTTTGGATAAGATTGCAAGGACTTGAAAACCTCTAAAGAACTCCCTTGGAAACCGTATATACATTGCCGGGAATCCCCGACTGTAACAAATCGTCCAGACTTCTTTATATATCTCATTGACAATTCTTTTTGAATCGTCGAAAAATCCTGGGATTCATCTGTTACCACTACATCATATTTAGGAAAGTCCTCACTATCAAGTAGTTGGTAAGGGAAATAAAGCATATCCGTAAAATCAATGTTAATTTCTTTTACTGAATTTATTTTCTTCATTTCCTTGTGCCAAGCATTTCTAATCTGCTCCATGTCCCCTACCATGCGTTCTTGGAATTCGATATTCTTTTCAATGCAGATACCTGGTATTTCCTTTTCGTAATCCGTAATAAGATTGACCCTTATGTAATTCCATATTATCTGTATCTCGAATAGGTATCGAATCTGTTGCTTCACGTCCATATCCTTTGTTTCAAGAATTTTCTTCCCGATAACAAAGCATTTATTCTCGTTGATTTTCGGCTTTATACGGAAATTGGAAAGCAATACACGCAAACCTTTAGAGTGAAAAGTGTTTACATCTATATGAGACGGCAAACGTTCCCTCAATTCTTCCGCAATGCTCTTGTTGAATGCCATAAACAGAACCTTTTTATTAGGTGGTGTCCGTCTGCAACACTCCACTATACAAGTTGTCTTGCTGCTGCCTGCCGTTGCTTCTATGGCAATATTCTTTCGTGTGTTCTCGTATGCGTCGAAAATGGCTAACTGTCTGTCACTCCATTTCATTTTGTAAAGTAGGTTAACTGGTTGATATAATCAACTAATGATTTATAGTCCTTTTCGCGTTTCATGTCCATTTTCTTTTTAATTACGCTCAGAACATCACCGAATTTTATGTTATTGTAGAAAACAGTCCTGTTGTAGTCTATTTTGTTTACCACCCATATGTCTACATCCACATCTTCTATTCTTATACGATATAGAGGGGCTGTTTCTACATATTCGGAAAGGATGTCGCTTTTCATGTCCTTGTTTATCCTTGCCATCGTACTTAGAGCACGCAGAGAATCGCCACTTATCCCTTCTATCTCTATATCCAGGTCGTGCGGTTCCACATTGAAACCATGTACATACATAGCCATGCTTCCACCAACAACCATACGTTTACACTGCAAACTGTTCTTTAATACGTTCAAAACTTTAAACAATTTGTTAACTTTCTCTTCTTTAGTAAAAACAAAATCCTCATTCATAATTCTATTATTTTATCAAGTTCGTAATTATCAAAATTCTTATAATCTGCCAGCATATCGGCTACATGGTTCCCGTATATTATAGGGTTGTTTACATCTTTTTCGTGTCCCCGTACTTTCATGAAACGCACGACCATCCGTCTACGCTCGCCCAGCTCTTGTTTTATCTTTTCTATAATATCCTTGTTTACCGTCGGTCTTAATTCCGGGTCTGTCATACAGCTAACCGCATACTGGCTGTCGCTCCATATCGTAACCTTTAGAGGCACGTCCTTTTTCATGCTCTGCACGGCATGCAATATCGCCCTTAGTTCACATCTGCTTATAGTGGTGTCGCTATACCCTTTGGAGATAAAGTATTCCTTTCCTTCTTCCTGGATATACACACCGCAACCGCCAAGACGTGACTTCCATTCACAACTGCCGTCGGTAAATATTGTTATTTCTTTTCTTTCCATTCTTTCAACTTCTTTATCAGTGCAATGTCCATCGAATCGTCACGGCTTACCTGTACGTCAATACCCTTGTTGACTGCATCCGTTACCTTTATTTTTCCGTCCAATAATTCGCGTATCTGCGTGTCTATTGTGTCACTGGACAGCAAAAAATAGACGTTCATAGTCTGCGTTTGCCCCATGCGGTCTATACGTCCTGTCGCCTGCTCCAGTTCTGCCGGACGTTGCGGCAATTCGAGAAACGACATATTGTAACAATATTTCTGCAATCCGTCTATACCCGTGGATAATGATGCAATGTTGGCAAAAAGGAATGTCTTTTCTTTCTTCCATGTTTCAACCTTTCGCATCTTCTCTTCCGTGCTGTATTTCCCGGTCACTACCTCACTGTTCTTGAACTCCTTTCCAAGCCTTTCCAGTATGTCGGTCGTGATACCAAATACTATCATTTTCTCGTCCTCGTTCGCTTCGCTCCATTCCTTCAAAAACTGGACAATGAACTTTATTTTCCCATTTATAGACAGCTTTTTCAATCCGGACAACCTTACAAGCTGCTCCGCACGTATGGCACGTTCTGCCGCCTCTATGTCAATATTAGCCAGCCATTCGATAAAATCCTTTTCTGCTTTCCTATATTCCTTTTTATTGGTTATCGGTACATTCACTGTCTGTTTGATTATAGGCGGCAATTCGTTCACCACGTCTCGCAATTCCTTCCGGAAATAACAATAATGTCTTATTATTTTATTTAGCTCCATCGTACACGAAGCCCCAGTACATACAAGTCCGAACCGCGTTTTCTTTGCAGCGCAATATCTGTAGAGATAATATAACGAATCCGGGAATATCTCTTTAAATCTTCCAAGAATTCGTAATATATTGATAAGCTCCTGGGGTCTGTTCATAATTGCCGTACCACTTAATCCTATGGTTTTTTCTGCATTCTCCACGATTTTTTGCACGCATTTAGAACGTATAGATTTCGGGTTTTTGCATAGATGTATTTCGTCGATTACCGCCAATCCCCATTTCTTGGTAAGCGAACGACTGTAACGAAGTTTTACTTCTTTCTTACCTTCTTCCTTTGCACTACGTTTGAAAAGATAGTCATAATTTATTACCGTAACATCCGCTTTCCAGTCCGTGTTGGTCTCGTCCTTTGAATCAATCACATGTACCGTTCTGTTAGGGTTGCACAGCTTCCATTCGTTGACCCAGCTTTGTTTTACCGTTGCCGGACAAACCACAATGCAGGGGAATAGGTTAAGCAATTCTGCCAGTGCTATAGACTGCCTCGGTTTCCCTACCACTGGTCCGCAACCATTAAGGCAATTCCCATGATTAACCATATAGGACACGCCCTCTATCTGATAATCTCTTAGATGTAGCGGTAATCCCAGGTAATCAAACATTTCTTTCAACTCCTTTTCGTTTACAAGGGGCTTGATTTCCTTTAGAGGTATTTCTATCTGTCTTTCCGGCTTTTCGTTCTTGAAGCCGTTTCCATCCAAGAAATATTTTAACAATAGAGATTTTTCTAAAGAAGGTTCAAAATACCACTCTTTCAAAGCCGGGTTATATTTGGCTCCGAAATCACGTTTCATTTTATTTACAAAATTGGCGTTATAATTAAAGCCAATATAAACGTAGTCCTTATCTCTATACCAATATCTCATTACCAAAAGATTTACAAAAATAAGAGGCTTATTTTCTCAAACCAGCCTCTCCCACTATGTCAAACAAACAAAAGAAACTCAATCAAACATTGAATTTTTCCTTAAATTCCTCAAACGTGAAAACGGGTATTCCGTACTGTTCCGCTTTCTTTTCCTTGATGGTTCCCAATCCTTTTTCCTTCACCACCAGGCATGTTGTTTTCTTGCTTACAGAAGAACCTATCTTATGCCCCATGTCCGTTAATTTCTTTTCCGTATCGGGTGAACGGAATCCGGTAAATACGACCGTCATTTGTCCTTCAAAAGTCTTTTCTTCCAGACCGTAATAAGTTATAGGAATGTGTGCGGAATCATCGTCGTTCACCCACCAAGCTTTAACACCTATAATAAATGCCAGGGCCGTATTAAATCCGACACCTTCAACTTTAGCTTCAATGTTAAAAGCCCAACTATCATCACATTCTTTTGCAAAAGCCGCTACATCTTCACAAGTGTACAACTTCAATCCGTCAAGAATTTTTTGACATGTCTTTTCGGCTATTACACCCTCAAACTTATTGTAGGCTGTCAATAATTTTGCAAAGTTCGTACCTTTCTTTCTCAACTCTTCAAACTGCCTTAAAAGCACCTTTGCTGCAACATTTCCGATACCTTCAATCTTCTTAAGGTCTTCCTCTGACAATAGGAGAATGCTATCCGGTGTCTTATACCCGGCATTAAACAGCTTCTTTATTGTCGGTTCTCCGAACTCTTCAAAACCTAAAATATTGAAAAAATATACACATTTGGCAAGCATCACTCCATCACATTTTTTATTCGCACAAATCAAGTCTACACCGTTTTTGTCCATTTTCAAGGGTTTGCCGCAAATAGGGCATTTATCGGGCAAACAACTCACCAAAGAAGGCCAAGACACGGTAAATATATGTTTCGGTATCACATCACCGGAACGGCAAATAATGACACGTGAACCTGGCATAATAAAATTATCCTTTACATAACGGGCATTATATGCTGTACATTTGGAAACCGTAGCTCCGCACAATTCAACGGGTGTAATGTCAATTACCGGGGATAATCTTCCGTCTTTGGAAATCTGCCATCTTACATTTTCTACCTCTGTTTCCTCTCTTTCCGACCAATCCGGGTTCTTGTAGGCAATTGCATAACGTGGGTTGCCGTTCGGCAATCTTCCAAGCTCTTTTCTTATTTTCGCACTATCCACGTCTATAACAAGACCGTCGCATTTGTAATCATTTGTTATGCCCTTGAAAATATTGTCCATATATTCATTAAACATCTTTTCGCTATGAATAACTGATTCTACGAATGTTTCGACATAACGAACTTTTACGGACGAATTGTCATTCATAAAGGCAATCATACTTGCCTTGTTCCAATCCTCATTGGAATATCCATACCTTATATACTGCACATCCCTCATATTTAGAGATACAGTAGGAGAATTGACAAGACCAGCTACCGCATTTCTCGCGGACTTGTAATTTGTCCGCTTCTTCAATGTCAAGAAAGTGGAATTACGGAAAATAGCTTCTCCGAAAGTATAATATCCTTCCGTTCTTTTCACGTCCTTAAATCCGTGGTTAATCATCTGTTCAAAATGAGAAGTACAATTCTGTCCTACCTCGCCATTTCCGCGCGTCCATGCCTTCTTGTTGTACTCGTCCACACATAAGGAAATACCGTCAAATTTAGGAGTGATAATCAGTCGGTCTTCATTTTTCAGTCCACATGACTTTACCCACCTTACAATCTCATCATAAGTTTTTACCTTTTCCAGGCTATACATGGGGATAGGAAGGGTTTCTTTTCTTCCCGAAACCTCGTCATTGACCCCTTTCTTGAACCAATCCGCATTAGGGCTGATTTTATGCAGTTGTTCTACAAGCGCGTCAAATTCCGCATCCGTTATTTCCGGTTCACCTCTACGATAGGCATTGTTATATTCTCTTATCTTCCTCTCCAGTATTTTAGGGTCTAAATTCGATTTTACCATAATTATCTTATAATTTTGAAAGTTCTGCACGCAATTTTTCTATATTGTCACATTCATTCCTCTTAACATCTTCTTTAGAAGTTTCCGTGAGAATAACATACGCTTCTGGAAAATTATCTTTCAATTGTTTTGTTGTATTGATATTTTCAAGCGCGCATTTTGTCCGGTTTTTGATATTAGATGCTTTCCTGTCTAACTCAATCATTCTCTTGACAAAAAGTTTTGCTTCCGTTGAACTCTTCAATTCATCAAATTCTGTATCAGTTATAAACGAATATACAAAATAATTAACTTCAACATAACTCACTATATTGTATATTCGTTCGTGTATAAAACTTGACAGATAAATACACCCTTTGGTTTTTACTACATTAGGGTATTTATCCATAAATTCAACAACATCTTTTGGTAAATTTTTCTTGAAATATTCGTCGGCAAATTTACCAAAATTCTCAAATTCTTTTCTTGACTGCTCTATAATAGGCTTGATTATACTTTTTGCAATCCTATCTTTTTCGTTAATTGTTAATCTTTCGCTTGCCATAACTAAAACTCGTTTTTCTTGTTAGCAATAAAGTAAATGTAATCGTCACTTCCAAACTTAAAATCTTTTCTCGGTCTTCCCTGCAACCGGGTATCTATTCCGATAGGGTTCAATTCAGACAACTGGAAAGTAAGGTGTTTAACATCTTCCGTTATATCCACCGCTCCGCGCACTTCATTAAACGGGTTATCCCTTGTCTTTGTGGCAAAATTTTCCACCATAAAAACTTTATAGGTTCCCAAAAAGTTTACCGTTATGAACTTGTATCCCGTGAGAGCTACAAGTGTCCATATATTTTCTATTAATTCGTTCATTATCCAAATTTTTTAAAGTCATTCACATAAACCAAATAGTCTTTCTCGTAAAACTTCCATCCGTCATACAACCTATCGAGATAATTTTTAATCATCCTCATGCAAGCGGCTTTCATATAGTTCTTTTTCTTATTTCTTTCGAGAAAGGCGTTCAATTCTTCGTAATTGTAACCGCCTTCTTCATTAAACAACTTTGAATCATCGTTGCTAAAATTTCTGATTTCGTTTATCTTCTCGTAAATGCTATTCTTAAGTTCTTCAAGTGATTTCATAACCTTATCTTTTTTGTTGTTTGACTTATCATCTCTTAATCTCACAATGCAAAGATAATATTATGTTATGAGATACGCAAGTGCTTATGTCATTTTAACATATAATTAACATATCACCCACCGAAAAAGTCCTTAGTCATTTTATCCCTTTTAGCCTTTATAATCTCGCTAATACCGTCTTTTTCAAGACCTTTCTTGTATCTATCTTTGAGAATAGAGGCTTTGTTTTCGTTGGACTGGGAGCCGAAAGAAGCGAACGCCACGTTTATATCACCTTCGCTTTCCGGCAATTCCTCACGATACCCCATCTGTTTTCCGCATACCTTGCAGTAAGGTATATTAATAGGTACGGTTCCCTTATCAGTATATTTGAACATCGGGCGTGTCTCTATAATTTCCTTCCCGAATTCCGTACATTCCTTGTTTTCACATTTCCAGTATATCATCTTTCTTTATTTTTAACTGGCAATCCTTCCAATACCAAGGTTACACAATCCTCGAAACTCATAACTTTTGCACCGTCTTCTTTCCATCTGTTGATATCTTCCTCCTCTTCTTCCGGTGTCGGTCTGAATATCTTCCGGCACAATTCCCTTTGATACTCTTCGTTCTTTTCCTTATCATCACCATACATTCGGCATTCTCCCAATGTATTATAATAATCTTCTTCTGTCATTCCTGCCTTAAAACAAGCAACCTTTATTGCTACATTAGGCGTTATAAAACTTTTTCTTATATATTCTTCCATACCATTGTTATTTAAAATGTCTACGTCCATATTCAGCCATCAACAAAGAATCAGCAAAGTTATCGTCGTCCTTTAGGCTCCTGCTGGAGCGTTTTAAACTCACGTCCGGGAAAATACGGTGTGCAGCCACGATACTCATTTTCTTCACGTCCTTTACCGTTTTGGTTCCGTCATTTTTTGTTACCATCTTTATACCCTTGTGCATATCCGACTGCCATTTTTTAGGCGGTATCTTCGTGTAGGGTAATCCAGCAATGGCACAGAAAAATTCCGGCACGCACGAATTATATCCGAACGTAAACGTTCCTTTTGCCGAAGAACCGTATAATGCGTGTACATCCTCTATTACAACATGCCGGACTTCATACCCTTCGACAAAAGCAAGAAGTCTGTTTGCTGTTTCTATCATGTCCACCACCTTAATGTCCTTAAAGATGGGTTCTGCTTTGACAAAGGTTCCATCTTCTGCAATCATTGATACAAACCCCTTTGTTCCGGGGTCAAATCCCATAAATACTTTCATGTTACACCTCCAGTCTTGATATTCCGTTTTCTTTTATTACTTTAAGTTGCTTTATCTCGTCATTAAGCTTTGGTACATGCGTAACAATCAATATTGATTGTTTCAAAAACTCCGTAGAAGCTATTATATTTTCTATACCCAAAGAATCGCTGCTTTCCAACACTTCGTCCAGCAATAAAAAATCCATGCCTCCATATTGTTTTGTGGCATTAATCATGCTTTGTATTGCAATGATAAGAGCCACTTCCACACGTGCCTGTTCACCGCCCGAATAGAAGAAAAAGCTTTCCATTTCGTCACGGAAAACATAGGGTGTTATCTCCTCTTTCAATGTTCCGTTCGCATTCCGTTTGAAACCTTCAATCATCAGACGCAAATCGCTTTTCATTTTCTTTAGTACATCATTGGCAGCACTCTGAATATTCTTTATCTGTTCCATTGCCAGGTACATCTTAAAGTCTTTAAAACGGCTGTCCCATTGCTGTACTTTGAAAATCTCGTTTTTCTTGTCAAGAATTTCTTTGTTTCTTTCTTCTATCTCCTTGGAAAGATTTTTTACTTCTTTCTCCTGTCCTTTAATAGAGGGTCTTTCTGCTTTCTGCTTTTTCAACTCCTCTATATACCCAGTCTTGGAATCAATGAGAGAACGGTTTGTTTCGACCTCTGAACGCATTTTGACAACAGAATTTTCATATCCTTTCTTCTCACGCTCAAACTCCCTTATACGGTCTTCCACCTCCATCATCTTATCAACCACCTTTCCACGACGGACACGCAATTTGCGTTCTTCCTCCTCCGTTTCCTTCCTTACATCCTGGTATTGGGAGATAAGGTCTTCCAGTTCATTAATAGAGGTTTCATATTCATTTTTCTTTACCGTATTCTTGTCAATGGCTGTTTTATAAGCCTCTTTGTCAGCCTCCAGTTCTTCAAAATCCTTGTCAGCATCCATAAAAAACTTATGATTGCAGTTAGGGCACACAATGACGCCAGAAAGCAATACTTCAACCTTCTGTAATTTCTTCTCATAATCAGCTAATTTCAATGCGTAATCTTTACGCCTTTCCTCCTTGTTCGATTTGTCTTTCTTCAATCCGGCTATTTCCGTGTCTATCTCCTTATAGGTGTCCTTGTAAGCGTCCATATCGAAGCTTTCAAGCTCCTTGTTCACTTCTTCTTTCAGCTTTACAAGCCCTTCGATATCCTTGTCTACGCCTTCGATATCCTTTTCCGCTTTGGGAATACGCGTCCTTACAAGGTCTTCAATAAGAATTTGTAAAGAATATATTTCTGACTGAATCTCACCTATAATACCCTTTTTCTTTTCTTCCGGGTCTTCGCTTAACACTTGCTGTATCTGTTCCTCATAGGCTTGTTTCTTGCCTTCCGCAACATTTTTCAAGCATTCTTCTTTGTGCAATTCTTGTTCCAATATTCCGACTTTTTCGGAAATCACGCCTTTTGTCTTGTCAATATTGGAGAAATTGACAAAGCGACTTATCAAGGCAAGTTTCTCCGTATTGGACGAACGAAAAAAAGACGAATAATTACCCTTGGTTACGATATAATAGGACTTGGCATCTTCCGGTGTAATCTCAATCCAGTTAATCACGTATTTATTCGCATCCAGTACAGTGGCTACCGTTACGGGTGTCTCCACATCATCTTTCTTTAGGGTCAGCGATACTTTGGAAGAACTTTTCAACGGAATTGTACGCTCAATTATCAGCGTTTCTTTACGTTTTTGACAAAATATTTCAACTTTGGTATAAGCTTCTTTCGTTCCTTTACGTATCAGTTTCTTGTCTTCCTTTCCTCTTAAATTAACGCCATATATCGCGTAGAACAAGCCTTGTGACAAACTTGATTTTCCGCTACCATTGGAAAGCTGGTCTTCTTCTGTCCGGTTCTCCCCAGTCACACCCAAAGTTTCTTTTGTAAAGGTGTAGTCAAGTTCTTCAAATGACAAAAAATTTCTTAATATCAATCTTTCGGGGTACATAACGTATCTATCAATTTATTTTTAATTTCATTAAACAAATCCTTATCCAATAACGCTTTTTTAGCGTTATCCATTCCCTGTCCTAAACGTGTCTCGCCATAGTAAAACCAGGCGCCCTTTTTAGAGCAAATCCCCTCTCTTATAGACATATCTATAAGCTCTTGTACCGTATCGAATCCTACACCGTACTCTAACATTACTTGGCATACACGGAAAGGGGGTGCAATCTTATTCTTTACAACCTTTATTTGTGTCTTGTTGGCGGTTGCCACTCCATCGGTCTTTTCCGTGCCTATACGGGCAAATTCCGCTCTTTGGGTAGCGTAGAATTTAAGCGCTTCGCCTCCTGGTGTGGTTGTTGTAGGGCCGAATCCCATACCCCCGATTTTCTGCCTCGTCTGATTGATACATAGGAGGATGTTTCCGTTTTTCTTACATACGTTTTTTAAGATGCTTAACTGCTGTGACATAAGGCGCGCTACAAGCGCTATCTTTGCATCTCCTGCCTCACCCTGCAAAACAGCTTCCGGCACCAATCCGGCAACTGAATCAAGCACCACCAATCCAATTTCCGGCACTTCCAGCATTTCGCGCACAATTTCAAGTGCCTGTTCCGCACTGTCCGGCTGAGACATTATCCACTTGTCGCGGCTTAAATCAACTCCAAGCGCTTTTGCATATTCCAGGTCAAGCGCTTGCTCTGTATCTACATATCCGACCGCTTTTCCAAGCGTTTTTTGTACGGATGCACTTAGATGTAATGCCGCAGAGCTTTTGCCGCTCGAAAATCCTCCGTATATTTCGTGTATTCTTCCAAGCGCAAAACCGCCTCCCAATATTTCATCTAATGCCATGCTGCCGGAAGACACAGTGTCTACCTTTATATCGTTGCCTACTACCGCTTCCTTTCCGAAGCGCTTTTCTATTCTTCCAAATAATTCTTCCAATCCCATTATAATACCTCCTTTAAAATTTCCATTCCTTCATTATAGGAGTAATCATTTTGTTTACAAAATTCCTTGAATTTGTCTGCAATATCGGAACCTGACAAAGCTTTGATTTCTTCTGCTGTCTCCACCTCTTCCGTTTCCAGTTCTACGGACTTAACTTTCACGTCCACACCAAGTTTTCTATATTCTTCCTTGTCGATAGAGGAAATTGCATCTTTTGTGCCCACGAATTCAACACGAATAAAATCTTCCTTGTTTTTCTTCTGAAAATCTTTTACAATCTTATCCGCTTGCTTGAAAGTCGTGTTTTCCAGGTTCACGGTGACTTTTCTGTACCGTTTTCCTTTTGACGGAATAAACGCGTATGTCAAATCATCATCCAATAACCAAAACCCCTTTTTATCATCTTCCCCGAAATTGTTCTGGGTAATACTTCCCAGGTGCACGATATTCTTTCCTATTTCCTGGAAATCGTGGTAATGTCCGGAAAAGACCATACCGAAATTCTTAAACAAAGAAGGTTTTATATCACTTTCTACCTCGCTACCATCATTATTCCTGCTTCCCTGGAAAGCAATATGAGTAAACAGCACGTGTGTTTTATGGTCTTTTTCCTTTAGTACATCTTTCATTTCTTTTAACCAAATCACATTATCGAAAAACGGCATAAAATAGCAGAATATACCGCCTATCCCGAAAGCGTCCAGTCCGGTAATTAATCTAAACCCTTTATGGTATTTAAAAGCGTCCAAAAACGACCTGTCCGAACTATAATCGCTCTTATCGTGGTTTCCAGGAATGCAATATATTTTATGACCCCTCATTGCATACATATCGAGAATAGAAGAAAAAGCATTTAAAACATCTTGTCTCTGTGATATACGGGAATCGAATATATCACCAAGCCATACATGGCTGGTTATACCGTTGTCTTCCGCTACATTCAATTCCTGCCTCTGTAATTCCATTATCTCTTCAATATTGGAAGGCTTCAAATGCCAATCCGTACTTATTATCATCTTCCCGGTCACGTTATTAAAATTTTTAAGTTTATTCATCAAATTCGTATTTATATCACAAAATATTTACTCTGATAGGGTTAAACGCCAACCCACTACCGATTATCTGCCGTACGGCAGAATCACCGAATACTTTTCTTGCAATACCAATTGAACCGTTTATATCTGCATTAATCAGTTGATTTACAGATGATTGGAACAATCCGCGTTTCTTTCTGTTTCCAAGGTAAATATCATGTTTTTCGAGAGTTTCAAAAGCAAAATGGTCTACTTTGGATGTATAACTTTCTTCCGTTATCTTTACATCAATGCCGACTAACTTTGCCTTGTAGGAGATTTTGTCAACAAGACTTGAAAAAGGAATTTCAACAAAATTCTGATTGTTCTTCTTTCCAAGATTGATATTGTTCTTCCAATTCTTATTAAGACCTATTACTATCGTACCTATATCGTTTTTCTTGCAAAAATCAATGATAAACTTGCTGATTTTATGCATCTTGTCATTAATCCATAAGTTACGGTAACAAACTAACCTCTTTAATCTTTTTGAAGTACCTTTATCTCCCATAAAAGACATTTGTCTTGCTTTTGTTTTGTTGAACCATTGATTAAAAGATTTGACAACTTTTCCGTTTACAATGAAAAACCTCTGGTTTACATTGTTGGTACATGTACATAGATTGTTCAATCCTAAATCAATCGAAAGGAAATTATCTTTCTGTAAATCAAGATTTTGTTCCTTTCTTTCATAAATCACTTCCACAACATAACATGTTGCTTGCGGCACAATTCTTACTTGTTTAAGTTCTTCTTTCTTTACATTGGTTTTTATTGGTTGTATAATGTTTTTAATAAAATGAATATATCCATCTTGTTTTACTCTACAAGAAGCAGTAGTGAAAACAATCATATTTTGCTTCTTGCTGCTTTTGTATTTCGGTAATTTGGGTTTTGAGTGAAACTTTGAAGGACTTTTCTCAAATTCCTTAACACTCCTCATCCATCCTTTTATAGTTGAAAATACTTGTGCTATCACTTGTTGAGAAATAGAAGAAGGCAAATTTCTGAAATCAAACTGGTTTTCTCTGTTTAATTTAGTTGAAAATTCATATTCTTTCAAATAACTATTTGAGAAGATGCCTTGACGAACGTTGTATAAAACATAGTTGTACAATAATCCGGACTTGTGGCAAACCTCCTCAAATCGGTTATCCTTGATAATATGTCTTTCAACCAGTCTCATTGCTCAATCAATCTTATTGTCAGAAATTTCAATTATTCGCTTATAACGCAGTCACCTTTAATGTATTGTCAAGATTTTTCAAAACATTATCTTTCTCTACTTCCTTGTCAAAATAGAAGCTTTCCCAGACATTGGATATTTTCAAAGCGATTCTGAACTTCTTTGTCGACTGTGAATACCCCTCGTCATTGTATCTGCTGATAGAGGTAATCTTTATCCTTTTATTGTTTATCTGTACAAACATAATCTTACCAAATTATATATGTTCCGCTTAATCCCACAAACACATCAAAATCCTTATTGAATACTCCATATCCGGCACCTACAGACACCCCGAATCCAAATCTTTTCTTTTTCTCCGGTTTTGTCCACATTGTAACGTCACCTATCTTTCCGGGCAGTTGGGAAGTTATCTCCATACGGTTACTGTCCCCTATACGCTGGTTTGTCAATAGAAATTTGTTGGTTATATTGAAGTTAATCTTATACTTTGCCAGGTGCGTAGCCCACACCTGTAAATCATATCCTACCGTATCGGTTTCTTCCTTGAATGTATAGAGACTGTCCGTTTTCCTCAATTCGGAAACCTCCCTTTCCAGTCCTTCGTACTTGTATTTCCATTCAAATTCCACTGCCTCTACAAGTGCTTCCTTTTCCTTCAATCGATTGTATAATTCTTTGTTTTCTTTTTTCAATTTAGAAAAACTTTCGGAATTGTAAACCTTTGTATATCTGTTTAAAGAATCGGTATAAAATTCCACTTCATATAACAACCTTTCATTCTCCCTTGCTTTCTTGATAGATAAGAATAACAATATGAGTATTATTATCATACCCGAAATGAGGATTATTCTGTAAAGATTTTTCATAATAATAGGAATAATGGAAGGGTAAAAATTACCCTTCCTTGTGTGATTTATTTTGAAGTTCTCGCTTTCAAGTTTCTTAAGCGCGACGCAATGGAATTAGGAACGCTTGCTGATGCTTCCTTTTCTTCAACTGCCGTATCTTCCGGTTCCGGGTCTGCCGCTCCTTGTTCTTCGTCTTCCGGCTCTTCGTAATCCTCAAAAGGCAGTTCTCCACCTTCCTGTACAATGTCGTACCATTTACGGAGTTCGGCTACGGTCAACTCTTCCGGTAATTCCTTGTCTTCGTAGTTATCGGCAATGTAGGCACGGAGTTCTTTTTTGAGGTTCGTCAATGTAGGATAACCGCCTGCTTTCTTTTCCGTCTTTGTTGGCTCTTCTTTCGGTTCCTCCGTTTTCACCTTCTTTGTTTCGGGGGCTTTTTTAGGAGCTTTCTTTTCCTTGATTTCGTCCTCTTCCGGAACCAATTTGTCAAGTTCTTCGAGTTTGTTCAAGAATACGTCGTCCTGGAAAATACCGTATGATTGTTCCTCGTCGATTCTTTCCAATCCTTCCAACTGCATATCCCAGTCTTTACGTGAAAATACGTCCACATACATATCATCCAGGGTAGGCAATTCCTCCATGATACCGAACACTTCGTCTGATACACGGTTTTTAGCAAAGAAATCGTCCCAAGTCTGACGCTTATTAGCATCCGGCATACCACAAGTAATGTCAAAATTTTTCTTTTTGTTTTCGTCCGTGGTGACATTGACAATCAACGGATAACCTTCGTCCGGGTCAGAAAAGATGTCAAGATTAATAATACCATCGTCAGAACCGCCTGCGCGCTCCATAGAAATGTTCTTCATTTTCTTCCACCAATCCGGGCGCAAATCAAGACGGTACACGTCGTTTTCGGCCCATACATAAGCCACATAGTTAAGCATGGCCTTCATGCCCCATACCCACTGTTTCTGCTTGTTGCGGTAACCGCTGATGGGATAAAGGAATTTTGCGCGCTCGTCCTTGTCCTGGATATCGTTTGCCAGGTTATACACATGACTGATATAGGTTAATACTGCATCCTCACCGTTCATCCGGTTGCTGTGGATATCAGAAGTAAAGACGTCTTTTTGTCTAATTTCCTTCTTTCCGGTGTCTTTCCCGTCCTTATCATATACCGCACATTCGATAGGAAGTTTAACCGTCTTTCTCGGCATATAGGGTTTCCCTGTCAACGACGGCAATACGCGCAATACATATCTTCCGTCTTCGCTCAAATTAAAAAATGAGGCTCTGCCGCCTTGTCCAAAACCACCGCCCATTGTTGCGGCTGCTTTTCCTACTGTTTCATCAATTGATTCTACACTCGCTTTCTTGTACTTACTTCTGTCAAAAGCCATAACACAAAATTTTTAAAAATTAATAATCGGTTTTCACTATCTTAAAAGTATTTATTTTTCCTTCAATAAGCTCTTTTTCAAAGTCTTGCGGTACAATCTTTGGCAACAAATTGTTAAGTTTCTTGTCCTTGCTTTGTACTGCCCAAAATAGGGTGTCTAACTTGTCTCTCTTCGATTCTATCTCAATAAGATTCATCAAATTTTTCTGATACTGTTCATTGAGTAATATAGCATCCTCCAACCCTTTTTCAGTCAGCTTAAAAGATTCTCCATCAATCGTTATTCTTCCTCCATTCGTAGCCGCTTCTCGTCTTAATTTCTTCCTTAAATTAGCTGCAAACACATCGCAAAACAGTTTCTCTTCCTTCGCTTTCTTTTCGTATTCAACTTTCATCAAACCGACCTTGTTAAGCAATCCAGATACCGTTACCGCCTCTCCATAAAGATTCGAGTAATTGATTGTCGTAACATCATCGAGTTCTATCTCCTCGTCCTTGTCCGGTGATACCAAAACAACGGTCTTGGTACCGATTTCTACCATAATTTTCATATCAAAAATATTTTACGTCAATACTGTAAACAATGAATTAACATTCGCCTGCAAAATATATTCTCCTCTGAACTTATCCCACACAATCACACCATTAACCAACAAAATATTCTTTTTACTACCTCTTAAAAACTCTCCGTATTCTTCAAACAACTCTGGGAAAATAGTTACATTTATAAACTCATAATTACTTTCCAATACTATCGTAGCAAATATTCCCTTCTTGCTTTTCCTCTCTATTATCTCAATCACATAACCGCCTATCACGGCACGACGGGTTTTCTTTGAATTAATGTCCCAAAATTTTATCTGTGACACATCCTGGAATTCCGTTTCGTCGTCTAATTTAGGCATATGATATTCATTTACCAAATCGTAATAATCAAAAAATGCAAAACCGGACGTTCTTTTTTGCTGCAACAGCCACCACCAATTATTGCGTTCTTTGCGGACTTTCATAATATTGGTAAGTAAATCCTTATCCTCCAATATCTTAACCCTTTTGTTCTCGCGGTACATCTCAATAAGCGCCAAACGGTCTTTAGGTTCCTGGATATTCTCCAATTCGTCGAACGCTCCTGCAAATATCAAATTCTCAATGACAGATTTATTTACCGGACTGCCTTTAATTACACATCTGTCTATAAATTCCTCCAAGGAGAAAAACGGGCCGTTCTTCTTTTTCTCCTCCGATATATATTCTTGTGCTCTTTCTCCGCATTGTTTTACTGCATTGAATGCCCAGTACATGCTATTCGTACGATAATCGGACACAATGTTTATATCTGACTTGTTGATATCTACTGGATGTATCTTTATCTCACCGGACTGCTGTATTTCGTTTACATAATAGGGTATCTTTTCATCTTTCGCGAATGAAAATGTAGCACTCCAATACTCAATAGGATAATGTACCTTAAGCCATAGGCATATATAAGCGGTCATACCATAGCATACGGAATGAGATTTGTTGAACGAATATTTTGCAAACTCTTCCATTTGGTTCCAAAGATTTTCCGCGTATTCCTTTGTGACACCCTTAGAAGCAAAATTTTTTGCATAATTAGTAATAAACTTGTCTTTATAAAGTTTTATCTTCTTTAAATCCTTCTTCCCCAAACATTTACGCAAAAGGTCTGTTGTTTCAGAATCAAATCCGGCAAGTTTTTGGGCTAATAACATTATACTTTCTTGATAGACAAGTAGTCCAAAATCTTTCTTCACCACTTCTTCACCGCCTATAGGCATTTCTTCTGTCCAGTCCTTTTCCCCGTTCTTCCGCAAAATATATTCGTTGTGGAAATTGTTTTCCATAGGTCCAGGTCTGTAGAGAGCCACACATGCAGACAGTTCGTTTATGTTTTCCGGTTTCATTTTTACGCAATATCCGGATAATCCTGCTGAACCAAGCTGAAAAACATCTCCCAGCCATCCTTTACCTGCATACTCGAATACCTGCTTATCGTCCAAAGGCAAGCTGTATATGTCAATATCTATTCCGTGGTTCTCCTTTATCAAGCGTAACATTTCCTCGAACTTATCCAACTGTATGATACCCAAAACATCTTCCTTTAGGAAGCCTGCCTCTTCCACTTCCGAACCTTCCCAGTCCGTAACTACAAGTCCTTTTTGTGTATGTACGGGCATCCATTCGTAGGATGTTTTTCCATCTGGCAACACTACGGTTCCACACGCATGCACCGACTGGCTTTTAGGTGAACCAAGAACTACCAACATGTCGTTGAACGTTTCTGTATGTTCCTTCACGAACTTCTTTAGGTCTTCCTTTCCGCATACAGTCTTAAAAAACTCCTCTATCGTCTTTTCCTTGTCATCTCCGATACAAGCGGTAAACCATCTGTATAACTGTACTGGTATGCCGTCTGCACGCGCCATGTCCGATATTGCCTCTTTTAGCTGGAGAGTAGTATAGGTGCCAAGCGAACAAACCTGCTCCTTACCGAACCGTTCTTCCATGTAAGCTTTTATTTCGTCTCGTCTTCTGCCTGGGAAGTCGGTATCTATATCTGGCATTGACCCTAATACGGTCTTTGCCCGACGTTTTATTTCAATATTTTTTACTATCATACAACTATTCGTTTATCAGTTCGTCACCTTCTTTTAGCTCTTTCGCTCTGATTATCATTTCCTCGTCATTTCTGATAATCTTTATAAAAGCATTTCCGGATATTTCTTTTTCTCCGTTTATTATTACCACTTCTTCCTCTTCATGCCGAATTAAACGACCCTTTGTCAAAAATCGACTGAATAGGAGTTCGTATTCCAACGGGTTTACATTAACAATACCAAGAAGATAGGACACCAAAGAGCCAGCGGAGGAGCCTCTCCCCAGTCCGACCAAAATGTTATTATCCCTTCCCCATCTGATAATATCCCTCAGCATCAGAAAGTAGTCCACTACATCGCCTTCTTCTATGATGGATATTTCCGTGTTCAGTCTTTCCGTCAGTTCTTCTTCACTGTATCTATCCAGTATTTCCGGGTGTTCTGCCAGTCCGTCAAATACAAGCGATTCAAACATTTCTGTATTGGACGAATATTTCTTTTTCTCCTCTTCTGTCATTACATATTGGGGTGCATGCCGTACTTGTGTCTCCAGCAAATAATTACAATTTACCGATATGTAATTAAGATTTACCAAAGCTTCTTCAAACAGTCCGAAAAACTTGTCTTCGTCCAATATCAGTTTTGACAGTTCTTCGTAATACTCTTGATAGTTCTTCATGTACTGGTTGTCACTCTCATAATTCACTACCTTTGCCAGTCTGTTAAGCTTTTCCCTTATAGGGGCGTACCGTCTTTCCAGGTACCAAGCGTCACATACCGCCACGGGCTTATACACACCCACGAACTTTTTCAGATTGTCAAGATATTTTTTATCCCGGTCATTCTTCTTGTATTCCACGGTATCAAGCTGGTAATAAGTGTCATTCCATTTTCTTGACAATATAGGGAGATTTTCAAACGTACATGTTTTCGGGTCAAGTAGTAGAAAACATCCGTCTTTCATTTCCTGCAATTCCTTTTCCGTGATAAAACCTTTTTCGTCAACATTCAGAATTTTGTTTATTTTCAATAGGTTATTCCACCCCTCCTTATTCTTGACTATCAGTTTTACCGTATATCTAACGTCCTTCTGTTCATTATATACGGTAACTTCCATACCGAATATAGGTCTTATGTCACTTTTTAGACACGCATTTTGAAACTTGAACGCTGATGCAAGCGTATTCTTTTCGCATATGCCAAGCGCCCTTATCCCCATGAATTTCGCCTTTTCCACCCAGTCGGAATAAAAGTGCATCCCGTTCATAAGCTCGAAATTACCGTGTACCCCTATATAGGTGTCAAACCTCAAACTTTCGTCAAACAAATTCGCTTTTCCGATATACTGCAATCGGTTAAGTTTTATCTTGTTTTCATCTCCCTTTTTCAGATAATACCATACATCACCGAACCGGAAAACATAGTTATCACATTCTGTTCTGTCTCCTACCCACTGGAACGAATCGTCGAAGAAAATCCCGTTCTCTTCCTTGTCCCACTTAAAAGGCTCGAACAACTCGAATGTTTGTCCGTTAATTTCTACAATATAATTATCTAAAGCATTGAAAGACAAAAAGTTATCCTCCAAATATTTGATTAAATCTTTATACAGTTCATCCATATTTTTAGGGTGTAAAGGGGAGTGAAGTGTGTTTTACTTACACTCCCCATGAAATCAAAATCTAAATAAAAACGGCAATTATGATTTATTAAAATGGTTCCTGCAACAAACGGAAACAACGTTGTAATGCGTTCCTATTTCTTTTGCAATCCGGCTGAATGACCGACCGTCATTCTTTGCAAGTTCTTCCCACACCTTATACGATATACTTCCTTTCTTGTACGGGTTTTCTCCTTTAGGTGAAAGGTTGAACTTTTTCTTGACATATCCCTTTTGGGTATTTATCGAAGTTTCCTTTGCATATTCTTCAAGCGTCTTTCCTTTTGCTTCCAGCCTTTCGACAACTTGCTGCAAAAGGTCTTCTTTTCTGAATCCGGAAACATTCTGCATTCCAAGCTTCCGGCCCACATTTCTCAAAGTCAACAGAGAAACTTCCATCACTTTTCCTTTTTCCCAAATACGGCATCCTTAATCTGCTGCACACGTTCTTCCGTTGAACCGGAAACAGAAATATATGGTATTCCGTAATTATCGACAATCTGCTTTATTTTACGGTCGATTTCCTTCTGGTATTCCTCGTCTTCCGAACGCGCACCGTCACCCTGCAATCTGAATGTAATAGGAAGATAGACAAGCAAAGGAAATTCGTATTTCCGTTTTACAATCTGGCGCTTTTCTTTGAAGTCCTCTTCTGCCAGGTTGTTATAATCCTTGTCTTTCGGATTACAGTTGTCAAAAAGCCATGAAGTGTACGCGTTCACATCAATAATACATCTGTCACTAATGGAAGGTTGTTTCATAGCATCTTCCATTATTTGGGTGTATTTGTCGAATATTTTCTTTTGTGATTCAGAAGTACCCTCCTTATTGATAGCTATTCCCTCTTCTTCAACCATCGTTCTGACAACATTCGTGTAAAACTTCCAGTTGTCAAATTCCGGTTCGTTCTGCAAGGCTTTCAATAGGGTTGTTTTCCCCGTGCCCTGCGCCCCGGTCATTAATATTTTGTCGTAATTTCTCATCTGTTGTCTCCTGCTCCATGAATTTTGTCACGCTGTTTGCGTGAAAACAGTTTTTCGATATTCTGTTCGGCAATCTTTTCCGTATCAAGACCGACGCGGTTAATCATACTGTTTATAACCTTCCAAGCGTTTTTCCAGGCTTCCAAAACAGCTTTCTTTCTTGCTTCCGGAAATACATTCTGCTCGGCTTCTTTCCAATCGTCACGCAACCACTTTTTAACCTGGTCTGCAATCTTTCCAACTTCCACGGGCAAATCAAACACACCTGCACCTTCCGCATTTGCCAGCGATTCTTTCCAATCCCAGCCTTCAATATCGAGATTGCACTCTTTGCGAATCATAGCGAGATACCAAAACATATCTCCAATTTCTTTAGAGATTTCTTCCGTTTCTGCCTCGTTATTGATTTTCTCATAGGTTTCTCCCATCTCTGAACACAAACCAAGTGTTACATAGGACAAAGCCACTTTTTCGTTATAGCAAGCTGTGGTAGCTGCCTTTTCTTCATACTCGAAATAATCCATATCTTTTGTTTTTTAATTATGATGCAAATATAACAATTTAATTTTCAGATAAACAAATATTATCTCTATTATTTCAAATCTTTCATATCAATTTTTTCTAACCATCTCATTTTGAAATAGGTATAAGGTATCTGTTCCGGCACGTCATTAATCCATATCACTACATTATCGTCATTCGGATGATTTATCTTCACTTTATATTCCTTCCCCTTGTATATCACTACGGTACCCGGTTTCAATAGGTGAAACCTATCCCAGAACATAACCGACTTTTTCGTTTTCTCCGAATATTGCAAGTTCGGCAATCCGTATTCCTGCAAAAACTCTTTCAAATAAAAATCTGAAAACGCCTTGTCACTGTCAAACATCGTACCAAGACGGAACCTTTGTTTCAAGTTCAGAATCTTTGCTTTCTTCTTCTCCGCTATGTCCTTATATATCTTCACAAGCTCGACACTTTCTATACGGTTGTAAACTATCGAGCGTAATCTACAACTCAAATACTCCAATTGCAAGTTAATTACAAACTGCTCCAGACTGATTTTCCGTGATTTTTCCATGTCCCTATTTTTGACTTCAAATCTAACAAAAATTAGGATAAATGGCAAAAAATCAGAACTATAAATGTCTTGTATAATAATTAATCGGTTCCGTCATATTGTCAAGCGCCCATAGGAGTTCTTCTTGTGTCGCATCCCCAGGGTCTTTCTCCTTGTCTTCCAATTCGGCAATCTGCACATTGAAATACCTTTGTAGGGTCATTGATACCGTCTTAATCATTTCCGGCTTATCCGGGTCATACATCAGAATCACATTCCTTATACCCGGCTTATCCCTCAATAACCTTATCTGGCTTAATCCCATATTGTTACCGAACGTAAACACGCACTTTATATCGGGTGATTCATAAAGATGCAGTTTCGTATCTACCGATATGTAGTCAAACATTCCCTCCACGATTATTACCGTGTCCGTTTCGTTCGTTATATTGTCATATCCTCCTATCACATGGGAGAACCCGTCACGCGAATTTTCATACCTCAATACAAGCTTTTCTGTTCCTTCCTTGAACCTTTGAAGGTTCTCTTCGTGCCATTCCTTACTTTTCTTTGAACGTGCCAGCCATGCGGCTAATTTGCCGTTCATGGTAAACTGGAATATGAACTTATCGTGCAATTTTCTTTCGAGAAAAAATTTTGTTTCTGCCGGACGAAATTCTTCATAATACCTTTTCACGAATCCCCTTTTATCCAAATATTCGTCCTTTTCTATATATTCCAGTTTTTTAGGAAGGGTGCATTCCTTGATTTCCTCTGCTGTTTCCTCTTCTTCATCGTCTATTAGAGGGGTCAATTTCTGCATTTTTACGGTGTTCTCGTAATCCTGCTTTATGAGGTCTTTCCTTCCTATCTTTTCCAAGAACTTTTTTAAGGTGGTTTTCATGCCACATTTGAAGCAATGGAATGCACCGTTATTCCCGGCATCATTGAACTTTATCCCCCATTTCCCCTTTTTATTGCAAAAAGGGCATTCCTTGTTCCTATCCTGCATGAAACCTTTTGCTCCGAACAAGGACAAATTCAGTTCGGATATTACTTCGTTTTTGTCAACTCTGAACATCTTAAACTTATACTCTTTCTAACGTTACTCGTTTTTCTGTCCTCCCTTAAGAAGACACCACAAAGATAATATTATGTTATGACATACGCAAGTGCTTATGTCTAAATTGTCTCTGTTTTAACATCATTTTGCTTTTCACCGTCTTCATCCTTTTTCTTTCTTGTCTTCTTCCCAGATGTAGAAGACGTGAACCCCTTGTCACCTCCGTAATATTCGGCTGTCAGCGCCTTGTCACAAAAACGCCCCCTGCCGTAATCCGTCACAATAGGGAAGGTGTCTTTTACCGTATCGTAATCACGTACTTTATCCATATAAATACGCATTATGTTCTGTTTCTTCTCCTCTCTTGTCCGATTCCCAGTAAACACAAAAGAAAACGGCTTTACCAATGTCCTATCCCCTTCCGTATAACTTCTATCTATTACCTTATCCGAATTGTCCCATATTTCCAACGGCACATTCCCGGCTTGTGCTGCCGTAAATCCCACCATTTTAAACTCTACACATAAGTTTTTCAAAAGTTGTGCACATGTCTGTAATTTTTCTTTTTTGAATGTAGGGTTGTTGTCTACAACACGGTTTGTTCCGGTTGCCACAAGGTCTAATGAATCCAATATCAATACATGCGGATAATAACCGTTTTTCTTGTAATAAGATACAATCACGTTACGGACATCCACCATTGTAGCCTGCCCGAATTTTTCAAACGAATATACATCTATGTCTTTAGAATAGGATTTTATGTTTTCAAAAGCCTTATCAAGCTTTTCTGCCAGCTTATCATCTATGACACCCTTTCGGATATTCCCGTATTTTTGTCCCGTCCAAAACTGGTCGTATCTTTCCAGGCACGCACGCGCACCACCCTCCAACTGTATATGCAAGACCGGGTGTCCATCAAAGGCTGCCTGCATTCCATGATATCTTAATGCAGTTGATTTACCCACACCCGACCTCATAATCCATAATACGGTATCTTCTATCGTGGCACCACCTTCCGAAATATCATCTATCTTATCAAGTCCGAACATTACACGTGACGGAATTTCCCCGTCTTCCTCTTCCCGTCTTCCTCTCATTCTTTTGTCAAAATCGGCAAAAACCTTTTGGAAACCACCTGCTTCATGCCTTAATGATAGGGACAATATTCTTTGGCTCTCTTCCGCATTTACCCGTATAGCGTCTTCTTTCTTTCCTTCTTCGTACAAATCATGTACTTTTTTAGAAAGTAGCTGGAATTCCACATCTTTAATGTACGCTTCCAACTGGTCTATAATAATTTCCTTGTCTACTTTGGCGGCAGACTGCACGGCATCTATTGCCTCAATCACAAAATCGCTGTCAGCGTATTTTTGAGACACCACACCCAAAGAAGGAACCTTATCTTTTTCCTTTAATACTTCTGTTGCCTCTTTTAGCAAGAATTTGAACCCGGGCCACTCTTTGGGTATTAACTGATAAGTCAGATTATTTACCACCATCCTGGTGATATTCAAATCCATGTATACAAGTTTGAATAATTCTGCCATGAATCCAGCAGACAACTTTTGAGCCATTTTATTTCAGATTTAAAAATATAGGGCTACAAACATAGCCCTATAATATGAAGAAAACAAATTGTTATTGTTAATTCTGCTCAACCAAAATAGGTGAATTTTCATAGGTGATTTCGGGATATAAACCTTTATCTATTTCTTCTCCTTTCTTTGGCTGATAATCTTTACCTTGAATATAATAATTACCGTCAAAAGGATAAGCACACATATGTTTATGTGGTATTTCTGTCGCTAACATTCCAGTCCAATAAGGATATTTAAACAGTCTACCGTCTTTATCTCTCGCTATATATACTTTCATGACGTTCTCTATTAAACATTAATACCGATTGCGTTTCTTAAAAATTCTCCTGCATTCTCTACTGACACACCTAACTTTTTCTGTATCAAGGAAACCATTTCATTGACTTGTTCCTGTGAATCCAAATTGCCTTTCACAAATTCCATCATAACGAACTTTTCTAAAACTCTTTCTTTCATAACCTTATCTTTTTATTGTTTGACCTTTGTTTCTTATCACACCACAAAGATAATATTATGTCATGAGATACGCAACTGCGTATGTATAAAATGTGGGTTTATTAACATCATTTCACAATAAAAACAAGGCTATTACTGAAACAATAGTCATAATGAAAAATATCAATGCAAAACATTTCCATATTTTTGCAGTAGCCTCCAAACCGTATTTCCGCTTGTCAAACTCACTTAAAGCATAATTCAAAGCCTCGTCTTTCAGCCCCTTAAGCTTGTCATTCAAAGCCTCGGTTATATCGTCTGCGATAGCATACTTTACCTTTTCTGATACGGATTCCGGATAACCCCTCTCTTCATAATTTATTTCGTTCAACAAATCATAATGAAACATATAAGGTATTCCGTTTACTTTATAGGAAAGTTCAATACCGCTTTCTTTGACATATTCCAAAAACCTTTCTTCGGCAATCTCGTTTATCCTTTCTTGGTTAAATTCTGACTGCTTCTTTATCTCATTAAAATATTCCTCGTCAACAATTACACAGTTGTTTTCAAGCTTCATTACATGTGCTTCCATGATTATTCTCCTTTCAGTTTCTTTATCAATACATCAGTATAATTAATTGATTCAATAGCTACTACTTCTATTGCATCCATCTTTTTATCTGGATGTTCATCCAAATACATACCCAAATTTTTCATAAAGAAACTGTTTGAAATCAAAGCTTGCATTGCAGCCTTTGCCAGTTCATAACGCCTCTGTTCCCAATCAATTTTCTTTTCTTCCATCTTTAACCTCCTTATTAGTTTTAACAAACCCCTTTTGAATGCACCAACACAGCATATAATAGGCTGCATCTATCAACTTCGGCATTTTTTCTAAACGAACGGTTCCATTATTCGTTACGTCTACATATTTGAGCCACCACAACCCTACTTTCTTAAATATGTACAAATCATATACCTGTACTGATTCTGGCAACTTATCCAGAATATCCTGCAAAGTATAAGTAGGAAGGATTTCATATGACATAAATCCACAAGTCTGAAATTCCTTATGTAAACTCAAAAACCATACACCTTTTGATTTGTCGTCAATACGGCTTCCATGCGACACTCTTGCCCAATATATACTTGCATCACTTGTATCTAATCCAAGCTCCTGCAAGTGCTTCATTTGTTCTATTGATAATACTTGTTTTGATTTCATAATTCGTAAGATAAAATTACAACCGTTAATGCAATGAAAATGATTACTACTATCAAGGCGATAGATAGACATCCCTTTTCGTATTCTTCATCTTCTGATGGTGTGTTTTTGTTATACCAATCTAATGGATGTTTTAATTTCATTTCTCACTCCTTTCTTTCTCCTTTTTAGCTTTATCACAAGCCGACTTCTTCATTACATACGGACAATCGCAATTCCCGTATCTTTCGTTATACCAACAACAATAGTCACACTGGTGCATTATTTATTCCTCCATCTATATTCAAAATACTTACAGTTCTTCGCCTGCTTTCTTGCTGTTATGCGTCTTTTCAATGCGTGACAATACATCTGAAAATTGGCACATATCTCATAATGCACGCATATACTGCAATGCTTTTCTTCTGTATTATTCATCGTCTTCTCTCTTCATAAAACACATCCATATTGTTTTGCTCTGCCTTCCGGTGGTATGCCCAAATAGAGGCTTAAAGGGGATAACGGACAAAACTTCCGAAGCTTTTATCTCACTTTCGTTCCATTTGAAAATGAGCGTTCCATTAGGTTTCAAGACGCGCATACACTCGGTAAATCCGTCGTGTATGAGTGATTTCCAATCTTTTGGCAGTTTACCGTATTTCTTAGCCATCCATGAGGTTTCACCAAGTGTTTTTAAATGAGGTGGGTCAAACACCACCATATAAAAAGAATTATCCTCAAACGGCAAATTAGTAAAATCGGCTATCACATCCGGTTTTACATCTATAGTTCTGATTCTATCTTTGTCCTTAGCTGTAAGTGTTTCTGAACGCTTGTCTACAAATAAAACCAAAGGGTTATGCTTGTCAAACCAAAACATTCTACTGCCACAACAAGCATCTAATATAAGTTTATCGCTTTCCATTGTTATTCCTCCTTATCTATCTTAATGTCTGTTACTTTGCCACGATTGATAAAATACTTACAATCAATAAGTCTGCAAATCCATTCATCACAACGATTCTCTAATTCATCACATTCCTTACGAAGAGAACATATAGTACATTCATAATCATTTGGATAATTCGCAGCTTCATGCAGCACTCCATCTATTATTATTCCGTTCTTTACTTCCATAATCAATATTCTAATATTTCACAATCACTTACTTTCACTTTCATAAACTTTTTAGTTTCCTTATCCACTATCAAAAACTTATCTTTCCTAAAAAAGCCTCCATCTATATACCCTACCACCTTTCCAGTGCCTTTATAGGTAAACTCTTCTACAGTAGGATAAGGCCCGTTTGGATAATGTATATCATGCTCTTCACAACGAATACTATATTCTATTGAATCGAATATTTTATAACTTACTTCCATAATCAAATACAATTAGGGCATTCAGCCGATTTATTACCTTTATTGTCTGTGTATGTATAGATACTTTCTCCTTTTGAGGAAGTCACATCGACCATACAGCCGCACTTCGTACACTTTCTATGCGCATTGTTGGGGTTGTTTATCCATCTATGCCCTTTTCTGTTTTCTGCGCCTAACTTTGTTCCTCTATTAAATCCCATAATCACACCCTTTCCCGTAAACATTTACGAACTCGCTGACATCCATATAGTCTATGCCAAAATTCTCGGCTGTTTTCTTGTCACTGTCTGAAAACTGCCCTTCGAGGCCGCTTGCATCACCAATCATTAAACAATCTTCTACCTCCAAACTGAAATCTTTCCATGTATTGTAATTATCAAAAAGTTCTTCAAGCATTCCGGTATTTGGCTTTCTCATAGGGTTGCTTCTGTCATTGCTTCCGCAATACTTAAAACGCGTATCAATGTCGCAATAATCCATTATACTGTAACTCACGTACTCACATTTTACATAAATAAATGATTCTGGAACCAACCCTTTTTCTATCCCTCCCTGGTTTGTCACGATAAAAATTTCTTCGGGATTCAAATTCTTTATTGCATCCATGACATCAAACTTAAATTTCATGTCCCATATCCCCTTTGGAAACGTCTCACCACTTGCAGTTTCTATTAACGTGCCGTCCATATCACAAAATAAAACCTTGTACTTTTTCATTTCTTGTCCCTTTCTTTGTTTAAATTTTTATCTTCACATCGAACTATTTTATTTTTCTTACAAAATCTGATTGAATATCTTACTGCCTTTCGTATGTCCTCATACTCCTTTGTACTGTACACGTTGTATGTACGGAGTTTTCGCATAATTTCTTCTTCCATGAAAGGAAGTATCTCTTTCTCAAACCTACTCATTTCCTATGTGTTTTACGGTTCTTATTCCTCTTCCTGCGTTTCGCAATCTGCTTGTTTGTACATCTATCATCTTTTAGGCGATATTTTCTCATTTTGGGTACATCACACGGTTCTAAAGGAGAAATATCACTATATGGATTATAAATCTCATAACGAGTATTTTCATTCCAAGAAATTTCATTCTGCATATTTTACCCCTCTTTCTTTTTAAGGCTTATATCAATTGACAACCTATCGGTAATTTCCTCCTTAATTATCTCCCTGCACAAATTCCTTATCATAGAGTAATCACCATGTCTTTGTATCTCGTTGGAAACCATACAACGAACCCACCTCTCTATATCGACATCATTCCCATAGGTGTTTTGAAAGATACGTTTAACTTCCTCTTTCACAATTGGAACCATAATTTCCTTTATATCCTCTTTAGTCAACTTTAGTTCGTTGTGGATATAATTCTTCACTTCCCTGTATATATATTTACTCATAATGCTTAAACCTCCACTTTTGTATAATTACTAAATTTACAATAAAGATATTTTCTTGAAAGCCATCCTCCTAATGAATATTTATCGTTGACACATTTACAATAGGTTTCCCATTTGTCCTTATGTACAATCTCATACATTACGCCTTTGTACATAAACACATCTCCTTCTTGTAAATTTGAAATCTTAATTGTTTTCATATTAGCCCAATCCTCTTTAATCTTTTTCTAAAATTCTTTTCATTCAAAGCTTGTTCATAATAGCAATCCGGTTCAATAACTGTTTTATTTCCTTGATGTCAGAAATTCCAATCGGTACCCCACATATTCCAAATGAACGAATAACCGATTCAGCATATTCTATTGACGCCTTTTCTACTGTCTGTTTCATTCTTTCTCCTCCTTATTAAATTCGGATAATGCCTGCTCGTACTCTTCGAGTTTTTTCAAAGCATAATCCCTCCTATAGGTGATTATGTCGCGTGTTGTACAGTCCGTATAAAATCGGTCTATAATACTCTTAACGTAAAACCTTTCTGGCTCTTCACAATGATTCAGTAGAATTACATAATTCTTGTTTCGTGGATGGAAACATAAGAACCTGTAATAATTTACATTACCATTCAAACAGAACTCAATCAATTTTTCATCTGTCTTTAGATTTTCAATGTCTTCTTTGTTCCTTATTGGTTTCATAATCAATAACTTTTTGTTTTCTTATATCTACCGCATTTCTTGCAGACGTAATATCTGGCGATATATTTATTGCATCCTAACTCATCCCATGCCGTAACCTTCCTTTCATACATCAGCTCCCATTCATGCCGACAGAACCATTTCTTTATAATAGCAATCAGATTCATACCTCAAAACAATATTTTAAAGTTCTTTCCTTTCAATGTCGGCAATCTCTCTTCTACAAACTTCCTTAACTCTTCCTCCTCAATAGGAAACAGAGGATTGTATTTATATTTGAACGTGTGTATATATTGCTCATTCAGCATCACATCAAAAATTAATGTCTTCATTTCAGCATTTCATTATTAGGGTAGTATTTCTTGTATTCCTCAAAAGCAAGCTCTAACACATCTTCTTTACTCACATACTGCAAAACAATATCTTTCTCTGTATATACCAAGTATTTCTCTCCTTTTAAATCCAACCATTTCCTTTTTCCGCACTCTCTTTGCTGTAGTTTAAATCTATACTTTGCCGGACGGTTCCATTCCATAAACAAACTACATGTCAGCTTGTATTCTACATCTTCCTTTTTAATAATCTTTTCTGTCATAACCCTTTATATTAAAAATAACCCTCCATCCACAACACAGCTTCTTCTATTGTTTCCACCTTTTTAAACTCCTTCGTGACACAACGCTGCATGTATTCACAGCATATGTTTTCTTCATCGTCAAAATAAATGTTGTACGCCCCGTTATCATCAGCCCCGGTACATGCTATTCCAAGCTCCAGGGCATTCTGCACCTCTTTCGGTTCGGTTGAAAAATAGGCGTAAACCTTTTCACTCTTTACACCCTGCAATCCGTTAAGTTCTACGATATTGTTCATATTTGAGATAATATTTTATTATGTCTGACCCGATTAATAAAGGGAGTTTTAACGCTCCCTTATCAATCACACCACAAAGATAATATTTGTTTATGACATACGCAATAGCTTATTCCCAATAAAATTGCATATTTAACATTTCTTGTGTTTCCTTCTGAATAGGCTTATATCTCGTTTCGGTTGTTAAATCCCTCTCAGCCACGTTGTTATACTCTTCCAAAGCCTTTTCTTTATCTATACTCCTTTCCACCCATATACCTATCATCTGGTCTGGCTGCATATCCCCGATAGACACCGGGTTTTCCTCTGTAGCCTCATAAAACTGGACTGTATAGGGTCTACTGTATATATTAGGTGTACTCCCCATATATCGGCTTCCGTCTTCACCTTCCATCATTCCCACGGCACCCACCTTGAACGAACACACATTTGTTTCCGGATTCTCAAACCATATCTTTACACCCTTTGCCACCTCCTGGCTGTCATTGTGCAGCACTATAGCCCTGTATTCGTTTCTTGCATTTCTTATAGTGTTGACGCTCAATTCGTCAAACAGATTGCCAAACATATCATTAGGTATCGTCGTGGAAGATGCAAATCCCCCTATCGAATAGGAAACATTCTGCTGTTCTGCCATATATCTGGAACTTACTGTATATAATAATTTCATTTTCTCCTCCTTTCTTATTCTTTCGGTTTCGGCATGCCTGCCAAAGACCAATATTCCTTTTTTGCCGTATTGTCAATCGTTACCGTACCACCGTTGTTTCTCACTCTTGCTATATAAAACTCGTTTACCGACTTGGTAGGCGGCTGTTCCAAGGTCACTTCCTGTGTCAGCCCCAACGTAAACCAATCATAGGTGTAAAGCCCTTCCATTTGCGCGTCCGTGAATACCTTTCCAAGCGGCACCGTTCCCAGTATCACGACTTGCAAATTTGTTTCCGCAACAAAATCGGATTCGGACGTTAATACAATATTCTTGTTGTCTATTATATTGACTATCTCATATACACCATTATTTAGGGGCTGTGAACCGTCGTCTTTCAAAAACTTTATCGCTACCGGGGTTTTTCCTGCCTGTCCTCTTACCTTGCCGGAAAAGTCCACTGTTCCGGTAACGACCCCTTTCTGATTGATACTCACATATCCGTTTTCATAGTTTTTTGTCGAATACCCGATTTTCAGCCAGTAATAGACACTGTCTGCCGGAATAGCATAATTATCGTATATATTCGTGATATTTATCACTTGTCCCAGCGAATTTACCGCCATACCCGGTAATATCTTTACCGTTCCTCCCTGTGTTCCCTGTTGTACCTCAAAAGCCTTGTTATCTACAAAATCCTCTTCCGTCTTGAAATCAGACTTGAATTTGGTAGGATTATTCGTCACTATGCCGAAAGAATAGCTTCCGGCAATAAGAATCTTTCCTAACAGAGAATTCTGTAAGAAAGACTGCATATTCATCACTTCTTCCTTTTCCAGGAAAGTGTTTCTGTTAACGTTAATTTGTGCCATATATCAATAAATTTATATTTACAAAATTAGAACCATTCCGGATAATTTTTGCTAAATTCTGCATAACTGTGCATTCTTGTGCATCCTCTGAAACATCCGCTTTTAGAGAAACTGTCAACATCCGGAAAACCGAATTGATATGGTTGAAATAATTTTTTAAAATAGAAAAACAGAGGCATATAGGCTGCTGGTAATTTTACTCCTACTACTATACAATCCCATCTTGGTTGTGCCGTCATACTTGAACAACCATTGAATGTATTCACGCAACTGTTTATATGTTTCAAAACACCAGATTCTATATAACTGTTATCGGTTCCAGTAGGTCCAGGTCTGTCTGAAGTCTCGTCACCAAACGCATATTCTGCTGTCTGCAAATTACTGCATCCCTCGAACATGCTTGAAATGTCTACTGTTACGGAATGTCCCGGGGGCGTAATAGGATTTCCCATGGAGCCTGCTGTCCTCAGATTCCTGCATCCGCTGAAACACTCCTCATAAGAAGCGCATTCCGTCGATTCAGAAAACAAGGAAGATGTTATCGTTGTCAATCCGCTATTCTTGAACATTGATACCGCACTGACTATGTTAGGGATTGTTACCCCACTCACATTCAACAGACTGCTGCATCCCTCGAACGTACTGACACAAGAAACCTCTCTTGCTGTAAAATTGAATGCCCCTGCGCTTATGCTTGAAAGATTCCTGCATTCGTAGAATGCCTGGTTCATTGACAGACCGTCTACCGAACCCGAAAACATGTTGGACGGTAAGGACGATATGCCGGAATTTATGCAGAATCTTGTTGCCACTGCCGAAACTCCTGCAAAATACTTGAACGTTATCCGGCACGGAGACTGTAAATTACTGCAATTCTCGAACATATGCTGGCAATCCGCTATATTCGTCGCTCCTATGTCGTTACTTATACTCGACATTCCGGTACATCCTGCGAACATGTAGCTTAAACGCGTTCCATTGCCGGAAGTCCTTAATTGTCCCTGTACCGAAGATATGTTCTTGCATCCCCAGAAACAGTAGGTATAATCACTTATTACATTTCCTGCAAGCACATTCGACAAATTCACTGAACCGCTTAATCCGCTATCCTTATAGGTGCCTATAAACGCACCACTTGTGACAAAATCGAATATACCTGCCGGAACACTTCTCAGACTGCTGCATCCCTCGAAAAAGTAATCTGCCGAACCACTCATAAGACTTGTAGTCCAACTTACAACCGATTGAAGACTACTACAATTTTTAAACGCTCCTTTATTCCATGATGTTCTTACATTTTCAGTAAACCACTTGATTACTCTTGTCAAACAATTTTGAAAACTTGAAAATCCGTCTGCACTCCATGATAAATTGGCTGACATCCCGTTAAAGTCGAACAATATTATCTTTGTTCCTCCGGAACTGTAGGTGTGCGAACTTGTTCCTACTGTCTGCTCACCATCACCCCATTTAACACGAAGATTATTCAGCCCGGTAGAGGAGGTATTAAGTACGGGCAACACTATGTTCGTGCCATTTGACACCCTTACTTCCAGTACCGCACCATCTTCCATTATTATATCAATCGTCTTGCTGAATTCTTCCGGACCTACCGTGTAACTTCCGCTCTCCGTAAAGTAATTCTGGCTCGTCGCCACCCACGCATAGGTATCGTTACACGGAACCATCCATGATACGGTACCACTCGAACTTGTCACGCCCGAACTTATGTTGTCTTCCACTGTCACGCCCGAAATAGGAGAACCGCTCTTTGTACGCACGTTATATGTAACCTGGCATTTGTTGCGCGTCATTACGACGTTAACATATTCGTCGCTATTGTTTATGCTTACAGAACCGTTCTGGCTCTGATATCCGGCTTTTGACGCCTGCCAGCTTAATGTCTGGGGCGGCACGTATGTTCCGAATACCGCACGCCCGGCTCCATCCGTGTTCTTTGCCGTACCTCCGCATACAATACGTACCCCTCTTATGGATATCCCTTTCTCGTCCACCACATCGAAAATAACTTTATAGGTATTTACGCCAAGAACTATCGTCGCACTTGTATCATATTCTCCTACAGTCACATAGGTGCTGTTCTCGTTGTATTGAGGCAACTTGCTTGCCGTAGCCGTGCCAGAACTTCCTGCCTCCACATTGAAGGTCGTATATCCCTGCCCATCGGAATACTGTGTCATTCCGTTAAACGTCACCTGTGCACCGCTTATACCTATATTGCCACCATTAACAACCTGTATTCTCACATTCACCCTCTTTACGGTAAAATTGATAGGAACACGGGTGTCCGAATTGTACACGGTAAACGAATTCACCACGTCATAACAATAATGATATTTTGCCACATAATCGTATGTACCCGAAAACAATTGCGTAGATACCAACCCTAATTCGTTCGTCGTCAATTTTTCGCTTTGTCCTACAATCTCGATTGTCGCCCCAGAAGCCTGCGCACTTCCTATAGTCGCCTGGAACGTCACGTTGAACGGCACGGATGCCTTTTCTGCCATCTTTATAGTATAGGCATTGTCTCCTGCCGTTATGTTCACGTTCCCCTTTGCCGGGTTATAGTCCTGGTGAGACGCGCTCCACTCCCACACACCAAGTTCAAGCGTCCAGCTTGCCGCGATACCGTTGTTGTTGGAATATCTCGTTTCCCCGTTTATCGTCACTACCGCATTACTAATAGGGTCGTTCGTTTCCACATCCAATACCGTTACCGTCAGTTTTCCGGTCTGCTTAACAAGGTCTACCGTTATGGCTAAAGGCTGGTTTATCAATACTGCCGTTCCTGTTCTCGGCTCATACCCCGTCTTTGTCACATTCCACGGATAACTGCCCGGCACACGGTTAAAGACCGCGTTTCCGCTCGCGTCCGTATTGACCGTTTGTTCGTCCTCTCCTACGCCAAGCACTACGGGCTGGTTCTTGACGGGTTGTCCGCTCATTCTCACGGTAAATATGATGTCGTAGGTAACGAGCTTCAATTGCACGTCCACTCTCTTGTTCTCTCCGTTCACCGTCACAACACCTTGTTTCGTATAATATCCTTCCTTCTGTACGGTCCAGTTATAACCGCCCGATATACGGACAAATTGCGCCTGCCCTCCACTCGTACTTATTGATTCCGTACCTACAGTAACCAAAGCATCGTCAAGCGGTGTATTGTTATCGTCCGTAACATAAAAATCAATCAGATAGCCTATCTGCACCAAGTCGACTTCTACCGTCACGTCCTTATCCACGACTTCCACCGTTCCTTCCTGCCCGTTGAATTCCGTCTTTGACACCTTCCAGGCATAAGAACCTGCCACCTCTACAAATGTCACAACCCCGTTTCTTTCCGTCTGTAGGGTTGTGCCGTTAAAAGTAACATCCGCTTTCGCTACGGGCAACCCGTTGCTTCTCACGACAAAGTTTATGTTGTATTTCGGTATGGGATTGAACTGTATGTCTATAACCGCATTTCCGTATATGGTAAAATCCTTTTCCACGGTTATATATCCTTCTTTCACGACCTTATAATGATACGTTCCTGCCGGATATATAAACCCGGTTGCAAGTCCCTGCGCATTCGAGCTTCCAGTCTGGTTAGGAATATCTTCACCCGTCACTAATACAGATGCACCCGATACTGGCTCCACACCGTCCCTTATACGGAAAGTCACGTTATAGTAAGGTATCTTTTCCATCTCTATTTCTATGTTGGTAGAATCCACTATTTCGGCATTTCTTCTTACCGTATAATAGTCCTCGTATTCTGCCACATATTCATATATACCGGGAAATACCTCAAATGTCACTATACCGTTGCTTCCGGTATATTGCACCTTTCCTGCAAAGGACACTTTCACATTCTGCATCCAGTCTTTTGTCTCCTTGTCGCGCACAAAGAACGTAACCACCCGTTCATAGGCGGCTCCCATTAACTGTACATATTCTACAGCATCCTTATCCACTAATAAGGAGTTTTCCACGTTTTCAAAGTTTTCGGCTTCCACCTCGTAATACCATTGTCCGCGCGGTAACGTTATCTTTGCCTCACCGTTAACGTCCGTTATCAGTTCTTCACCGTTTACTGTTATCTTCGCATTGGGTATGTACTTATTCCGGTTTGAAAACACCTTGAACAATATCTGATATTCTTCCTCTCCTACATAAGGACGTATCAGTTCACTGCCGAATATGTTCTTATATCCAACAAGGTAGTTTTTTAGGAATGTCTCTACAGTAAATTGTCTCTGATATGCGTTGTTCTTGTAATAGGCGGCTATAATGTCACGTTCACCCAAATATCCTTGTGAAAACGGCAGATATAAGGGTTTCACATGAAAATCGTATATATATACATATGGGTGATTTCCGACCGTTCTTTCCTGGATAAATATAGGTGCGATATACTTCATTCCCGGCATTATCGACAAAGCACGCCCAGACGGGAAATTAAGTGCAGGCGCTTTCAAAAACTTCTCGTTCGTTGACAGCAGTATTCCTTTTATGTAGTAATACATGCCGTCATTCTTTATATCCAAATATTCGTTTTCATGGAACCAAAGGGAACTTCCGGTTATCTGTCCGTTTTCCAATATTCCCATAGACAACGGCTCTCCGTCTACCGTCTCGTACCCAGCTACTCCAAAATTTAGGTTTTCATTGTCCGTAGCCGACACTTTTACTTGCAATGATATTTCGTAGGATAGGTTCGGGTCTATGATTATAAGCTTGTCCAAATCCACCCTTCCGTCTATACCCACGGCTTGGTTGCCAAAAAATGTCATAGCGTTGAATATCTCTCCATCATTCCCGTTTTCGTCCTGCGTTATACTTATACTTTCCGGTATCAATAGAGGATAATTATTCAAATCCTCTACTCCTTTTGTATATTCATACGCTTTTGATACATTCATTACCGTATTCGTCCGGTCACATGTAGGCGAACTATGTCCCATCGCCCACCCCGTAGCTTCCGGTCTCAACAAGGCAAATATAAACTCGTCCAACGAATTGTATCTTATCAGTCGCAACAATTCTCCCAATATCTCGCCTTCCTTGCTTATGATGTCAAGTCTTCCACGCTTTGAATATTCTTCCAGGTAATTATAGAATAGGTATTTCATCTGTTCCTGGCTGTCCACCATGTTAGTAACAAGACCTCTGTTCTGAATAAACATCTCGAACAAAATCTGATTCGTGTCTATCTTTTTATATTGTCTTGCATACAAAACTATCAAGGCGAATATATGGGTTATGGTTCCCCAGAATGCACGGAAATCCTCGTTCTCTTTCTTCTTTAGGAATGTAGGCAAAATTCCTCTTCCTTCCAATTTTTCAAGCACGTTTTCTGCCCACCGTATTACTTCCTTGTCGTTTTCCTCAAAAAAACGACTGAAAGGCAAATTATCATATATGGGTGTGGACTGGGGTAAAAATAATCCCCCACACGGGTTTTCTTTCTTTATTCTTTTTTCCATGTTGAGATACAATTAATTGCACCGTAAAAATACTATTATTTTAGATATTACGAAAACAAACACGACGAAAAATACTGTAGAACCGTTCCACCACTGCAATCTCCCTAATCAAAGACCAATCCATAACGATAGAG